TCCCATCCAGATATTACGACAATTTCTCCAGAATGAGTATATATTGATATGCCTATATTAGAAGTAAGTCTAATCGCTTCATCAAATGTCATATAGTTTCTCTTTTTCTACTATATCATAATAGTCTGGCGTGAATTCACCTTTTCTCATAGCCTCATTGTACCAAGGTGTATCCTGCTTGTCAAATAGTATATTGTGGTGTACACGATTATTTAGTCTTTGTGATCCGCTTATCTCAAATTCCCAAGGGTTTTCTGATCCCCTTGTTATCAAACATGATTTAAAAAACTCTTTATTCCAGATTGATGCTTGCATTGATATAGTATATAAACTGTTCTGTTGTAATCTGTATAAATTATCTATCAAATGAAATTTTTGGTATAAATTACTATCTTCATGTATTCCAAATCTATTTACCCCATTTTTTATAATGGACATATACATTTCAAATCTTGATCTTGGGATGGTTTTTCTCAAAAAATAGTCATCTTGCATCCATAATACGTAGTCTGTATCGACCATATTTAGAGCGTACTTGAGGCAATCCGAATATGGTATTTTGCCCGGTAGGATAGATTTAAAGCCATAATCGTTGAATTCTAGGGTTTCAGATAGAAAATATCGTGATATATTTAGATTTTTATCCCAATATTTATCAAAAAGCCTAGCAAATTTCTTCCAAAGGAAGTTATATTTGTCACAAGTTCCGACTAATAAAGTAATGTTCATGTCAATTTGCGTGTATAATTGTATTGAGTACTCAATTTTTCATAAGGAGATAACACTATGCCTCTCACACCCGTTCAATCTGGACAATTAAATCCCGGTAGTAGTACATTTTTTGGATCTTCACTTGTTGCTGCTACTGGAGTAAACATTAGCCCCATGAGTGGAATATATATTCCATTTAGCGCTCTTGAAAGTTATAAAATAGGTACTAGTGGTGATGTTAGGGAATTATTATACTCTATAGTAGACAAAATTAATACTGGTTTAACAACTATGGGTATAAATACTTCATCAAATAAAGTAAGTACAACAAGCAGCATCTCATTCTTAGACGCAAATTCAGTCAGAAAATCATATGCTATGAACATGGACTTGAATGTTACCGGTATGACATATGACGTTAAGGATGAAACTTGATAGATAAGAAATAAACCAAAATTGGTTATGGGGAGTGGGCCTTTGGTCTACTCCCTTTTCTTTTGAGTCTTTTGTCTTATCCAATCTAAAAAATTGCTGATCCTCGTATGTCCACTATCATCATTATACGTTGAGTCTGGCTTTTTGTCAAGGGTTGTGACGCAAGAATTTATACCAGCCAACTTGCCATCTATAAATAAACCTCCGCCACTATCCCCGCTACCTATTAAGAATTCAAGTTCTGTTCTATTTGATATAGATGGACTGCAAATCAAAAGATCATTTTCTATTTTATCTATTTTGTTTGATCCACCCCTTCTCTTTTTATCTCCACCTTGTATTCCAGTTATAAAAGTGCCAGTTTTACCATAGCCAGCAATAGCACATATTTTGTCAACTTCATTTGATTCTTCGTATAGTTGTGGATAAAACTCAAGGTCTATATCTGAGGTTGTGTGGCATAGTGCTATGTCTGCAAATCCAAATTGCCTCTTTTCAAAATCTTCATGGCATATGATTTCATCTATAACTATAATCTGTTTTTTCTTTTCGTTGTGTAAAAAAGCAAATTTAGAGTCTTTTACAACATGAGCCGCCGTTAATACCCAGCGAGAATCTATAGCAACAGCAGAGGCTGAAAATAATCCCTCTTCGCTATCATAAGACCCCATTATCTCTAATACGCAATCAAACTTTTTACCGTATTCAATGTATTTTTCATCTGGAGTATTAGGATCTATTGTGCCAGCGTATATATTAGGTATTAAACCAATAAGAAATCCAACTAGGAGGCTGTTGATAAGTTTGTTCATTGTATGGCCTATTCTTGATTTTGAGTGATATTTGTTCACAATCAGTGACTACATTTACATTCCAGCTTTTGTAGTCCATCAAATGGCCCAATAATAGATGACAATCAGAGCATAATGTTATTAAATTATCTGGATTTAATTCATTACTTGGATCTAAATGATATGGTATTATGTGATGGACTTGTAGATCATTTTTTCTCCAACATGCCTGACAAATCGATTGGTGTTTTAAATGTTCCTTTCTGACGCTAGACCATTTTGGCGATCTAGAATAATCAGATATTTTGTTTCTCAACCAATTAAACATAATTTTCCCATAAGATTAAAAAAACCCTTATATATATACACTAAATAAAAAAGGGGGTAGCTTTCGCCACCCCCTAATTCATTACTATATTAGGTAACTATTGTTCACTCTTCACGAACAAAAGCTACGCCAAATTCACCCGGTGCTACGGGAGGTACAGTATCAACCGCAGTAAACTCAACGGTGGCTGGCGAACTTACATTGCCAGCATCGTCAACGTCTACTAGGGTTAGAACAACACTATCATTATCTGAGAATGATAGCTCACCAAAACTGGTGGTATTTGCTGGGAAAGGTGATGTTGAACGAACTTCACCATTAACAGCCACTGAAAGTCTACGCTCTGCAACGTCACTATCAACAACTGGGCCAGCGGTTACATTATAAACTAGTGCCATAGAAAATTCCTCTCTGTATAAAAAATCACATTTAAATGCTATAGGATAGATACTACGCATATCCATCTTTCGCAAAACTTTTAGGTATCTATTAAATAGTCTGTCATTTAGCCATAAAAACATAAATCTACTCTGCTTTGTATGTTAGCTCATCTACCTTTTCCATTATTATACTCATCTTGTGCTCATTTACACTGTGGCTCTGATTAATTTCATTAAGTATGTCAATATATAGTAAATTTACCGATAAAGATGATACTAATATTGAAAGTAATAATGCTACAAATGTATATTTCATGAATAAACTCCTTAAGGTGGGATATTTTAGGTAGGCTACCATTTTATACACCAACCGGGGGGTTTGTCGTTGTCTAAAATGGCTTTTCTTTCTTCTCTAAGTAGGGCTATTTCTTTTCTTTGGGTTTTTACTTCCAGTTTTAATGATTCTACTGTATTTTTAAGGGATTCTATCTCCCTCAATAGTCTATTTATATAGTCATCAGTATCTACTGGGAAGTCATTTATATTAATCTTCATCTATTGACCCATAATGTTTTAGTGCCGCCCTAGCATTTTGCTTGTGGGTTACTCTCTCTAAATTATCAAGACTGTTATTAGACTTATCGTGATCTATGTGATTTACAATGAATAACTCTCTTAGAAAAACTTTAATAGATTCTGGAGTATTTTTATAGTCTTCTGCGTTGATTTCTTTTGGTAGGTTTTCATCAAATGGTTTCCAGCTATCAATTACTAATTTATGAACTCGACAATTTAATGATTGTTTTTTGGATCCTTTTGAGGTATATGCATAATCAAAAGTACCACAATTAAATGTAATATCTATACCAGCATATCCTTTTTTACACATACGAGCTTTTAAAAGTTTTTTATGCGAAGAATCAAAAATAAAAAGAAAATGACCTTTTTCCCCAATAATTTGTTTCAAATGAGAATATATATTACCACTTTTTGAAACACTATATTCTTTTATAGGAATTCCATTTAAGATTACTGTGGTTAACTCTTCTTCATCGTCTATTTGATCTTCTGAAAAATCAAACTCTAGTTGATTCATTTGCATACAAAGCCCTCCCAAGTGCTATCCTAACACCAAGTTTCTTATCATAGTTATCTTCTGTGCTACAAATGGCAAGACCATGCAAACGTTCACCATTAGGAGAATCAATAATAACTTCAGTAGAACCGCCCTTGGTATCTGGTCCGATAATCCCATCAGTATAACCATAGACTCTCTTGCCATTTTGCCAAGCATGATATCCATTATAAAGACGGTTGTGAAAAACCTTTACTTTGTATCCACTATCTTGTAATTGTTTAACGTTCATTATTCAACCTTTCATAAAAAAATAACGGAAGAAGTAGGATTCGAACCCACGGAAGTTTTTACGCTTCTTCTGATTAGTAATCAGATGCATTAGTCCACTCTGCCATTCTTCCTACTAATTGTATCTCTATTAGTTGCTATTGTCAAGTGGAGGCGGCGAGAATCGAACTCGCGTCCAGAATAATTTCAATATAAACATCTACATCCTTAGTTAGTTGTTATCGCACAGCTAACAAAACTAACAGAATTATCTGTGTCAGATTGAATACAATCATTACCCCCATTTATGTTTGGTGAGGATACCATATCCGATTATCGGAGTCAGCATGATTGGGCAATACGGTTCATGCCACCGCACTCTTGCCTAACTAGGTCAGGCAGCGAGAGCGAAACGAGTTTCGCCAACTAACATTTTAATCGACTTTTATACTGGCCGGTCGATTAACCAGTGGATGCCATCTATATATCCGTTTACCTGTCGATACCTTTCGCCCCCTTTATATGTACCATAAATTACAATATTTGAAACGATTTATTTTATTATCTATGCCTATTAGACAATTATTATGTACTATAATTGCATCTTCTAACGACCTTCCATCATGAAAACACATTCCATTTAAGAATTTATCTTTATCCAAATATTCATAGTAATCTTCTGGAATAATCTTATTAATTAGTAAATGATTTATGAGTTCTTGATCAGTTCCAGTGTTAGTTTTAAATTGTTCTATACTATCTATTACTATTTGTAAAAATTTATTAGAGTACTCATCATGATTAAAAACCATAAATCCAGCACAGGCAGTCGCGTGAGGAAATTCGTTTTGTAGTAATACTTTTTTAGTATTGAATGATTTTCTCGGATCTTGTTTAAATATTACATCACAATCTGTATAACAAATTTCACCATACTTATCATAATTTTCTTTAATTGCATTTAACTTAATCCACATTAAATCTCTAAATTTGTCTTCAATACTCTGTGAATAATCGTAATATTCTGTTAGTTCTTGATCGATAAATAAGTAGCTATTCTTATGAAATTTAGACATATCTTCAAATGCAAATTTATCTATACACGCCACAATAAAATCATCGTCGCTTATTCCAGAAAGTCTGGCACTTGCGATGAGATTTTTGCATATTTCTATGCATCCATTATTTGTGTATGTTAAAAATTTCATTTTAAGAAGTTTATTAAACTGCTCGGCCCATTATAGCCAATTTTTCTTCCCTTCTCTTTACCATTTTCAAAAACCACAAAGGCAGGGATCGTCTTTATATTGTAGCCTTCAACGATGTCTTTGTCAACATCAAAATTTACGTCTACGATGGTATAATTTTTTACAATCTCTGATAATTGTGGGTCATTTTTCATATCATTCTTAGCTACGTGGCAATATTTACACCAATCGGCGGAAAATATGATTAGAACTTTTTCGTTTGTGTTATCAAAAGCAAAAGCAGAAGCGATAGATATTAAACACGAAATCAAAAGAACAGATACTAGTGTATTTCTCATGCTATAACCCTCCAGTTGGTAAATAATATATTCTACCTTGAATATATATACACTTTTTAATCAATCATTATTATCAACACCACCCTCGTATGTTAACTTGGGTATTAAATCATCATTTGTTTGTTCTACCTTTTTGATAGTAATTATCAAGAATGTATCTCCATGATGATTTCCACCATCCAGTAATTTTTTCAGAGCATTACATACCTTTTCGCATGTAAGTTCTGGATTTATTTTAAAACAAATCATCTTTTCTCAATTTGACAGATTATTACTGTGACTATTGCACATATAATATATACTATGCCCAATATTGTCCAAGCAGTTGTTTCATTCATTTAAATTAACCTCAATCTCTGCCCCATCAAATACCCAATGATCTATACTATCTATATAGTTGTGGGTTGGAATTGGTTCATTTACAATTTTGAATTTAACGTCAAATATACCACTAATTCCTTGATTCTGATAAAGATACTTTATAATAGCATCCTTAACATCTTCATCGCTCATAGTTATATGAGTCTTGTTATTAATCTTCATGGTTCTCCAAAACAAATTTTTTGCTCTGCTCATTAAATAGTTTAGATATTAGATAGAATCTTTCATTTTCTAAGTATTGAATTTGTTCGTTTATGAAATCTATTCGCTTTTTAGTATCTTGTATACCTATACTGTTTTCGTACTTTTCTTTCATATACTCATTTAGTTGTTGTTCTCTTTTACTCATTGGTTATTGCCTTTAGCTTTTTTGTGATATTCTCTATAGTTTTAATAACCGGTGCTGTTAATGCATAGTCTTTCTTATATGCTTGTATAGCGTCTATAATCTTCCAAGCTTCATTTTTATTAATATCAATGTTCATACAAATAACCTGTCCTTTAGTAATTCTGCAATAGTTTTGTTAATATTGATTCCGTTTACAACTATTTCTTTGTCAGAATCATATTCATCAATTTCCATATATTTCATAGCATTATTGAAACACCAAAAGATAGCAAACTTTTGTTCAGTTGTCAGATTATCCATTATTTCCACTCATTCCTATAAATTCCCGGTTGTAATCTTGGCTCATAAGGTTTAACAGTCCATCCCATCATCATCAAATCTAATTTAATTTCGTCAGTAACAACCCCCTCATTGCCAGAACAATACCAATCTATGTATTCTCCACTATTGATTATATCAGCTACTATACCGCCAGACATTCTCCATGAGCAACTCCACTCTTTATCACCATAAAAGAATCTGTTATTACACAAAGCCCCATATAGGTCTGTGCAATAGACTTGGCTATTAACACATTTGACTACTATGCGTTCATTATTAATGAGATCATATTCTAAGTCTGGCTTATCAAAAACTGCTTTTAGTGTATCATTTAAGTCCATAGCGAACTCCTAATCTTAATTAGTTCAATTAGTTTTTCAGTATCTTCTTCATCATACTTATGCTCCATCTCATCAATTTTGCGATAGTAATACTTTCCGTCTTTTTCTTTAGTGAACAGATCATATGGATTCGCCCTGTAGTCTCTATCTAGCCACCAATTGTAAAGTTCCAAAATCTTTTGAGAGGCTATTGCTTGTGCTGTTGCCTCATTGTAATCTTCATCATCTGGATTAAAACCATTATCTTCATTAAGTTTAAGGTCACAGGCCCAATTTAAATAGTCTAATCCTGCTTGTTTGCATCTTCCGTTAACAAACTTATAGTTACGCTCTGGATATGCTTTCATCAAATGAGCCTGATCACTCTCAACAAAAAGAACCAACTCATTAAAAAGACCATGAAGAATACGATAGTCAAGATCATAATACTTCCCCGGTTTTAATCCTGTTCGTAAATAATGAAGTTTGTCAATATATCTGTTACGAACATAAACTTCTATGGTATAGTAAATATCCATAGGAAAATGCACAATATCCTGTAAAAAGTTTAGAACTTCTTCAGCAATCCAATGTCGTAAAGGGCGTTTTGTTTTAGATTCTTGTCTCCAAGTTTCCCATTCATCTAAACCTAATGCTAATGGCTTAGTGTTTCCCCTAATAAGGTCAGCGAAATGTGAGCAACTCCAGTAATTAATTCGGGATTGTTTTATAATTTTAAACATTATAGATCAATATTCACTTCATAATTGTTAAGTATTCTGTAAAACTCTTCTCTTATTTTGACTACAGCATCACGGGCATCTGTAAATGGATCACCATATTTTTCCCATGTGCGTAATGCTTCGCTTAAATCCCATAATACTCTTTGCATACGAATTGCTTGATTCATTATGTCATACTGAGTCTTATCATCTGGATCGTCTAAATCAAAATTAAATGTAGCTTTCATATTATTCCTTAAATTTAACCATTAAATATGTGCCGAGAAACGCCCCAGACGCTAGTGGAATTAAGTAGTAAATGTTCTTACTATATGATACCACGCCAAACGCCAGTAGACTGTAGATTATACTAGTCAAAACTGCTGCTGTAAAGGCCCGCTTTTTGTTAACGCTCATAATGTACCAAGCGTATAACATATCAATTGCAACATAAGTAACAAAGATTGTTAGTGCGGTTATGTAAGAAAAATCATTCATGTGAAATATCTCTTTCCATTTAAAGGATCATGATCGTATGGGTAATCAAATGGACCCAAAACTTTGCGTTTTTTGTCTTTGATAAAATGTAATACTTCAGCAAAACAATCTTCACACAAATCAATATCATACTCCATACCATCATCCTTGCAACCATAACCCCAAGTAGCACTTAGTTCAGCATATTCATGGTCTATGTCTTTGGAGCAATTTTCTCCACAACAATCGCAATAAATCTTATCAATTGCTTTTCTAATTTCTTCTTTGTATGTTTTCATTTAAGCAGACTTACTGATAACATTATATTTAACGTCCTGTTGATGAATCCTTGGCTTTTTATAGCCCATAAATACTTGGCTAGTAATAACCCCCATACCAGTTATGAGAGTTACTACTATGCCCACGATAAATATGGTAAAATTGTTCATTTGAATAAATTTCCTAAAGAAAGTATACTTGGAACCCACAATCCTACGAATAGTGCCTGTTGCCTATTAAGGTCACTATCTCCTGCAAACCATAGTGTAACACTGAAAACAAAACTAGCAAATGCGGCAACAATAAAACAACTTCGACTACTCATAATAATTCCTCTCTTTTAAATTTGAAACCCTTTTAATATATCTAGTATTCGTCGGGCTAACGCAGCACCGCCGACAATTCTACCATCAGTATAATCTTCGCCATATCCAGCAGAAGATTCGTGATCTTTTTGATCTTGAACTTTTTCATTACATAACTTGATAATCTCAAGTATTATGTCTTTTTGTTTCTGATTCATTTATATTAATACCTTGATGGTATCCTTCATCATATGCTGCTTTTAGCCAATCTTTTATTTGTAACCAGTTATCCACATTGTCTTTGGGGTATTTTACAAGATCATCGTAAGCTCTTTCCATTCGCAAAGATAATCCCTCAGATTCATTAAGCCATTCATTAAAAGTCATTAGAAACACCTGAGTGTATCCACTCTCCATCTTTTATTTGATAAACAACTACTGGACCACTAGATCGTATATAATTTCTTCCACCGTCAATCATGTTGCCATTCTTGAATGACTTATAATCATAACGGCTTCTGCTATATTCTACATCGCCCTCATCATTTTCTACAGTTCCAAATGTTAAATTCTCAACTTGATCTGCATTGCCAATGTAAGATTCATCTCCCTTAAAGAAGACTGCAAAATATCTATTGCCAAATTCTGGGTGTGGAGTAGCTCTATAAAAAATATCACAAATGTTTCCATCGCCAAAGTCTGTGGTACAAACATGAGATACTTTTACTCCATCTTTCTCAGAATAAAGTTCTTCAACCTTTTTAGTATTTGTAATTGGGCAGTGTTTTATCATAGCAGTTTTTCAAGTTTTCGTTTTAGATTGTTCATAATTTCCAGTTCGATCTTCATGCATTCGGAAAGACCTTCTGGACCACCATATATTTTATCCATACTGTCATCAATTGACTCAAGTATAACATCTATCTCAGCATCTGTCAAGACTAGGTTTTTCATAAAATTTTGTGCTGTTTCAATATTTTATATAGATCTTTAAGTTCACTACTATTTATTCTCAGTTCGTGAGGGTCGCTGCTATTATAACTGAAAATTCTAACAAGGTAAGGTTTGTTTTTTAACTTTTTATTGTAATGAATTTCTATTAAGTCATATTCAAGGACTATGGTGCGAAGTAGTGTCACGAAAGCTTGTTTTCATCTAAATCTATGTCTGAGTCTAAATCAAAAGGATCTTCTACAAATGTCATATTTTCAAATATATTGGATCTTTCAATGATTATATTGCTATTATCTTCTTCTTTTAGTTCCTGTTCCAGTTCTGGTTCCAGTTCTTCTTCTAGTTCCAGTTCTGGCTCTTCTAATACTACAACAAAGGAGTCTTGTAATTCTTCTTCAATCTCTTCTTTGGATATATCGTATGCTGGGGTCTTATACTTAAACATTTTTTGTTCTATATCTTTACTATTAATTATCATATCTATGATTATTGATGCTGAACCAATAAACCATATTGATGCTATAGATGCTATTAATAGTATTGATATGTCATTCATGTTAATATCTTTAAGAATGTCTAGCCAACTACTCGATTTTCATTGGCTAGACAATCCATTAAATTCAGTTACAGCAACTGCTGCCGCACTGGCGACTCTGCCTAGCCTTCTTTACAATACGAAATGGTGCTGTTAGAACACGCTTTGTTACGCTCACAACCGTTGATCCAGCCTTCCTAACTGGATTAGTCGAACATGACCCGCTGCAACAATCTGCACTAGCAAGTGTAGCAGACCCAAGAACAATTGCAACCGCACAAATTAGATTCTTCATAAATTCTCCTTAATTAGAAATTAAAACAAAAGAATAGGTAAGGCGGTCCACGACCGCATCTAAAATATTATAGCCCCTAACTTTTTTCAGACACACGAAATTTTTCTACAGGTGTAGGATTATTTTCTTATTTTATAAGTTAGGAAAATAGTTCATTCTTGAGGAACAATCTTATTGTCATCAACAACACACTGTCTCAAAAGATTAACAGCAGTTTCTAATAGGGAGTTAGTTGTTTTCAAATTATCCAAAAGACTATGTTCTATTTTATTGCCATTAAGAAGTGCCAACATAAAAATTCTCTCTTCATAGTCAAGCAAGAACTCTTGAACATTTTTTCTGAGTTTGTCATTCATTAGTTATTCTCCAAATAGTTATCAATAGTAGCCCCAAGAGGAATCGAACCTCTAACTAGACTTTAGAAGAGTCCTGTTATCTCCATTTAACTATGGGGCCAAAATACCGCTGGCGAGACTTGAACTCGCAAGCCTAAAGGGCGTGGGATTTTAAGTCCCATGTGTATGCCAATTCCACCACAGCGGCGTTTCTATCATCATACCACTATCATCGGCACTCGTCAAGACACTTCTTTAGTTCTTCTTCATTAGATCTTAATCTTTTTAGTTCATCTTTAGCATTTAAGATGTTAAAATTAGTTATAGTCCAGTATCCTGTACTAATAGACTTCTCGCAACATTCAATCAAATAGTCTATGGGATTAGAGTCCTTGTTCATTTTTACTCCTACATGAATCACAAAGGGTGCTAATCCAACCATTTTCATTTGGACTTCCTCTGTCTCCACAAACTTCACAAATCTTATAACTCATAGCCTCTGCCATAGAAACTAATCCTTCAACATAGTAATCACCGCCACTAAAATAAATTCTAAGACCGCCAAATTTTTCTTTGATTTGATCGAACTTGACAGGAATATAATCGTTTTTGTATTCTGGTTCAGTTTTTTGTTTATATTTTGTCTGCCAAACAATATTATTTTCGTGATTCTTAATCATAAAACAAAGAGGAGAAATAATATCAAACCAACCATTTCCACATTCTATTCCCCATGCCATGCAACTATTTTTTATCCCAAGGTTTTTATTAGAAAAAAGTTCTGAATATTTTTCAAACAGTTGATTTTGTAGTTCTTGATCCATTTTTACTCCTACATGAATCACAAAGTGTACTGATCCAGCCGCCCTTATTTGGCTTTCCTTTATTACCACAAACTTCACAAGTTTTATAACTCATCGTTTCAGCCATAGTAACCAAACCACGAATGTAATCATTTCCACCAGAATAATAAGCCCTAAGTCCTCCAAACTTTTCTTTAATTTGATCAAATTTGAAATCAATAATTTTTTCATTGTTCCCAGCAATAAGTCTATTTCTATCTTTGATATTCTTATTGAGACTCTCTACTATCTGGCAAATTGAATTTATAAGATCATACCATCCATTCCCGCACTCTATGCCCATACTCATACAACTTTCCATAGGACTTTTATCTTTATTGCTGAAAAAGTCTGGATATTTTTCAAATAGTTCATCTTGTAATACTTGGTCCATATTTTACTCCACATCATACCATTCGGGGAAAAGATCTAAATATAGTTCGCCAAATATTGGACAGTCAGTGTTTATCTGCAAATCCAATATTGGCAAACTTTGTTCACAATCGTCAGAATCAATCATTACCACAGCTTTTGCGACAACAACTTCGTACACCATTAAAGTCTAGATCAACTGAAGGATTAGTATCTTCAGAATAAGCATAGAATGAATCTGAATACTGATCTAACTTAAATGTCTGAGTAAATGTATCAAATAGTTCAGCCTGTCTCCCCTCATGCAATACTCTGATACCAAAGAGCGTGCTAGCAATATCATCACGGTCTAGATCATGTTCTAATACTAATCTTGCTAGAAGGTTTAGTTCTTCAGCAATATCATTCATAGCAGTTATCTTGTCTTCAAGCTTAAAGCGGTCCATGTTGTCCTCTTTCTATTTCTTGTATTAAAGTTTCATAAAGTAAATCTGTCAAATCATCTTCTTTAATTAATTGTGGGTAATACATTCTAATGGTTTCAGAATAATCATTGTCATGCACATATTTAGCTGGTGGACTGTAATCAACAGTCGGTATTGTGGAACTAATGATTATTAATGAACCTAACTTGATCATGTATAACGTCTAGAATATTCGCCCTGTATATCACTAATAAATTCGGGATTATATCTAGTAGCATCTGGCCCAAGAATATATTCCTCTGGAACATGTTTGTAAACTCCCTTTTGCTTTGCTTCTTCCCAATCAAGACAACCAAATCTGCTCCAATAAAGATACTTGAAACCCTCATAACTTTTAGTTTCCATAAGCATCTTCTCAACCAAAACGCAAAGCTTTTGCTTAGTAGATTGGGGAATTCGTGTTGAAAGCATATCATTAACTGTATTCTTGATATGTTCAAGGAATTCTACAGATACTTGCTTCCTTTTCTTTTTTGTAATCTTCATATTATTCCTCCAAAGCTGACGAATTAATTGTTATACTAGGAAACCATTCATTGTCATTAACCTTGAATTCATCAATGTCCGCTTGATATTCTGATCCATCAACGAAATCATAAACATACGCAACATCGTTATGTATGTCAGGATGATTATCAATATACTCTTTTAGTTCGCCCCAAGTCATTGTTTTATTCCTCTATGTTGTTGATTGCTAAATATGGAGTCCAACCGTCTTGCAGTAATTCCGTTATTTCTGCTTCGTGTTCTTTTCCATCTTCGTAATCATATATTTTAACTTCTTCGTCTAGTGTTTCTGTATCTTGATCTGCTATAAATTTCATCAGTTCTCGCCAAGTCATCATAACTCCTTTGCGATTGAACGTATTATACAGTATCGTCTTCCTTGTGTCAAGTACTTGAAGTTTCTTCTACCGGTTCTTCAAGGTCAACCCTAGATTTATAACTGCTATAACGATTAGGGTCAGCCATTCCACTGTCTATACGATTCTTCTTTGTTACATAAAATCCACGATCATCCTTGCAGACTACTTCATCTGCATTTATTGAAATAGGTTTATATTGTGATAGGTCAACGATCATAGATGAATCGCTACCATATGGTGTTTTGGTTGTTACAACTGTGCCAGACTCATGCTGGCGGGCCTTAAATAGTTTTCTTGCCATTTTTATTATCCTTTGCTGAACAAGTCATACAATTCAAATCAGTGTCCCAATAAGTGTCAATTAAATCTTTAGAAGCCATTTTAGATAAATGAACGCCCAAAACCCAATCATTTACATCAGTAAATATCTTTTGTAAAAGCTTAGTATTTAGTAAGTAATCTCCATCTCTCTCAATAGCGTGTTGTTTTATAATAGATACTATCTCACTTGGCTTTATAAAGCCAGTAAGTTGATCTAATGGTATTTCTCTATTTCTGGCAACATCCTTGCCAATATGCTTTGCTGTCTTTTTTAAATGTTTAATTCTAACTAGTGGGTCTTTTTCCATTATGCACCTATCAAATTGTTAGTGTAACGAGATATTGCATTATCCTTCATCTTGAGTTCAAAGTCAAGATCAAAATCTAAGCCATAAGTATTAAAAGAATTATTTGCGTAATCCGCGTGCGCTCTTGGGTTATTACCGGGACGGCTTTCGCTGTAATGGAACAGGGGTTTATAGTCGCCCCACGTTGCATAGCAAGCGTTTATAGCCTCTTCCTCTGATAAACCGTCTGGATGGCAGGCATGGTGTAAATAGTCGAATGTGATGGGTATGTTGGTCTTAGAATGAAATATAGATGTAAGTTCATGAACACTCCAGCAATTTACTTTATCATCGTTTTCGATGACAAGCCTGCTACGGCAATTGGGATCAAGAAGATTAAAACTGTTAGTAAATCTAGATATAATAGAGTCATAGTCGCCCGTCTTATTATGAACGTGTAAATTCATTGGTGATCGGTAGTCTGCTGGGCATCCTATTCGATCCATGAAAGATGAATAAAAATTAAGTTCTGTAATCGTTTTGTCTACTGCTTTTTGGTTCATAGAAGCAAGGACATTAAATTCACTGGGATGACATGATATACGCACCCCAGTGTTTTTAATAGTATTTTCTAGAATGTCAAAACTGTCTTGTATATCATCATGATTTGGCAGATCATCTAACTCAATGCCAGCCTCGTCATATGTGATAAGAGGAAACAAATCACTACTAATCCTGTAACTATAATCGCATTGCCCGCAATATTCAATAATGGCATTTGTAGTCTCCATATTGTTAAGAATTCTATCTCCCAATACGGACAATGCTTCTTCCCTAGGCAGGCTAGAGAATCTTTTAAAGGTCATAGTTTGGAACTTAACTGGAGGGTCAAGTTCCTGTAACTTTAGAGATATACAACAAAGGCCAAATTTCATATAATTTACTCGTAGGTATGTGTCCGCTATCCTATTATACTTCGTCTAGCGTACTTGTCAACCTTGAGTCTGATTTTTCTTCCAACTGAACAAACTGTTTAGCCAAGCTTTTCTTTTACTACAATTACACTCTTGCAAGTTAAACCATTCCTTAAATCTCTCTTCAGTAATTCCTACTGATTTTAATGCCCCTTCAACAACATCGCCCAAACCTACTACATTATTAACTACGTGGCTATTAGGACTGATACCTTGGCTCTCTAATTGTTGTATTACTTGATCCATTTCTTGTTTGATGTCGCTCATTTTTTTCTCCCAGTTGTGGGTTTTAATCCCTTTTAGTATTTTTTTCGATGGTTTTCTGTGGGTACTTTTCCATCATTACATAAGTAATATACACTCAAAAAGAGACTAGTTCTGGGATGTTAGATCATATACCTACAGATACGTTTAACACCATAAAAACATATATATAATATACATACTACAACCCATATACATAAGAGTAATAACACACTACATATTGCTACCCATAATTTTGATTTGAACGTGGATAATTCACATAAATAATAAATTTTCATATATGCCTATTTTTCTAGAGTCTATGGGTACTAGGGTAAGTGTAGAAGGTATATAAAGAGTAAGACCCACAGTAACCTTTAGGGGGCTATATGGGTCTATTGGTATATATGTATATGTATATGGTATATATACTACTCTATATTAGACAGAGCCAATTCTATCATACTAAGGTACTGATCTAGTTGTCTAGGGGTTAATTCCTTGCCATTAGCAGCAAGGGCATGTCTATATGCTAGCCTTTCCTTGGTCTTCATCTTGGGAAGTGGGCGTAATTCTCTTAATTTTGATTTATCAGTGCAATTTACTATTTCTTTATAGGCTCTATAAGAGTCACTATCAGTATATGGTTCCTCATACAGTTCACTCATGTATAAGAAGAATTCTTTCTTTGTAATCATAGTATTTTATCCCCTTGAAATTTGGGGCGTTTTGCCCCTTATATCTATAAATAAAGATGCTAAAACATAAATATTTGAGGAATTTGACCTATTTTGCATGAACAGGAATATTGGTCTTTACTATCTTATGTGGGCTACGATACATGTTTGGAATAGTATCAGACTTGATCTCTGGTCCCATATATATATACCCAAAGCCACCATCATTAGCGTAAACAATCAAGCCATTAGTGTCTTTATTCTTAACAGTATATACTCCAGCATCAGTCATGTACTGCTTATCACCATTCTCACCTACATAATAATTACCAGATCGTCCAATGACCTTAATACGATCACCAGTAGTCAAAGACTTCCAATCTTCAATTTCCTCAAACTTCTTTACCTTCTTAACCTTGGGCGGCTTCTTACTTTTAGAAGTAGCCCCAATGTTGAATTCAGTATTACAATGCTTACAGGTACGTGACCTAGCACCATTAATACCGTTACAACTCTTACATAATTTCTGTCCACGCTTAACTTTCATTTTTGTCTCCTTCACTGACTATAGCTACCTTGGCGATCTTAAAGAATTGAGTGATACACGCCAGTATACATCGTCTGCCACGGTTTGTCAACTTTAAAAAAGTTTCTACGCATATACTATTAGTATATTTATAAGTAGAAAAGCAAATCTCACTGACTATGGCTACTCTGGCGATCTTATTAATTAAGGTGATACAATAGATATTTTATTATTATCAGTATTGAACTTGACAAAATAACTATTGCTGATATACTTACCTTCAATGCCCTCAACATAACGCTTACTATATAGATTAACGCGCCACTTATCATCAAATACATTAAAGCACTTTGAGAATATATAATCAGTGGGCTTCTCTACGTATTCAAATATAAAGTCACATGGTGTATATCCATAATTACTCTTCTTCACCGTAGTCTCTTCAACGTTTTCTTTTTTAATCTTTGCCATATATTATCTCCTTGGTTAAATCTCGCTGACTGTATTGCAATATGTTGAACCGTTTATATGGGGAAGTACAGCCCCATTTGCCCAGCTTATATATTTGCCCTATCTTATCTATTCTGTGCATCTTACCAAAGACACACTACCCCATTGTACCATATCGACACACTCGACACAAGTACTTGAGAACAAACGACTTACGTTGTCTTACCATTAGACTTGACGTAAGTACTTGGAAATAAAAGACTTATGAATGATCGCCCCGGCCCCGGTCGCCGCAAACCCTTATCACCAAAGGACTTACGACGAATCGGGAGTTCGTGAGAGTGGGGAAGGGGGTTTCCCCCCAACCCCAACCCTCCCACTAACTAAGCGGTCAGAGCGAAAACCTTTTCGTAATCCTTGTCGGTGAAAGTATCAGCACGACGCAGGATCGTTGCCCAGCGGTCTGCATTAGTATCAAGCAGACTGCCAGCGATTTCATCGAACTTCACCCAAGTCTTATTATCAAACTTCTGTCCCGCACGGGTCAGACCGTTGATAATACCAAAGAGATTACGCTCTCCAGATTCCATAGTAATATACTGCTCAAGAAACTCAGTTGCTTCACGCTTGCTCAGTTTGTAATCCGACGATACCGTAGCCACAACACCCTTCACGCTAGCCTTGCCAGTTTCCAAGGCACGGGTAGCCAGAAACTGCTTGATGCCGGGAGCAAGAAGCGGAATCTGATCTTGGATATTATGAGCGATTTCCGTTTTCAGAACAGCGAGGTCGATATTGCCACGGTGAACGCGGCGAATCTTCTCACCCTTAGTCTGACCCCAGATGCAACCGTTCATACAGATGGCACGAAAAAGGCTAGGCGTCTGGCTAATGCGGCGAGTGCCGATTTCGCAGTTGCCCACACTAATCATTCCACCATAATCACTATCGTCAGCACCGTAGTCCATGATAGTATCGGGGATAAGGATATTGCCATAGATAGTATCCTCATCGCCACGCCAGTGACTGAAACGACCGCCGGGAACAAACTCCGACAGGGTTTCCAGATACCAGCGATTATCCACTGGAGCATATTGCTCAGTCACGAACGCACGGCAAGTACCATCCGTATATGTACGGAGTCGGAACTTCTTATCGGCGTCGATTCGACGCAGAGCATTGTTGCCAACGTATGCCATCGTGTCAGCATCCGCAAGATCGAAGTTTTCGATATTACGCATCTCACGAAGGAACGAGGACGAGGTAACACCCACGCGAACGCTAAACTGTTCAATGGCGTGGTCCGTAGGGCGAAACTCTCGTCCATCGTTCAACTTCAAAAAGAATCCTTTATCATTACCAACACAGGTAATGTTCTTACGCTCAGTCAGAATATCTTCGCGGTTCTCCACAGCGACGTTGGCATCTTGCATGACCTGCTCGTAGGTCTTGGTCTTTGCCCACCAATCCTTGTGAACATGCGTACCCTTCTCAAAACCAGTGCCAGTAGCACCAGTGAGAGTACGAACAAAATCGCCTTCGCTCGGCTTGCTCTGAATCGTCAACTTATCGTAACTCATTATCAATCTCCTAGTAGTGGGTTATCAACTTCTCGTATTATACAGGATCACTCGTCGTTGTCAAGGTCTGGCGGAAACATTTCATCGAAACATTGTCCGCAGATTCCGCTCAACAGTAGTTCACGTTCATTCATAGAAAGATAGTGCAGGGCATCTTGAATAGCAAATGCACCACTCAGCCAATCGTACATATCATTCTCATTGAACATCAGCACAAACTGACGCCCGCAGTTCTTGCAGAAAGCATCGCACGAAGTATCGTAAACCGCAGCAACCATAACTGTCTCCTTTTCAACCATCATACCCTATATATCGGGCATGTCAAGGGGTCAGCATTAGTTTTTTCTTTTTGACGTAAGTTGTTTGGTGATAAGGACTTACGATCAGCGGGGCGGGCCGCGTTCGCCCTAAATCCTTGTGGCTAAAGGACTTAGAGCGAATCACGGTGCTAGTCTTCCCAAGCATTATCCAAACTGAGTCCATCTACGCTCAGTAATAATATCTTTATATTTCTCGCCAGCAGGACTAAGTTGTACCATACCACTTACGCAGAATATACAACCATCTTCATCTCCCGGCTCATCATATCTATCGCCTTGATCTTCATCGTAATTATCAAAGTATAAAGTCAATCCAGTTTTTTCGTTGAAAGCCTTTGTAAGATTGATAATATGATTGTCATACACCTTAACCATTTCCTCTGCAATCTTTTCGCTATCTTCGCTTTCTGGATTATCCAAAGATTCTAAGATATTCTCTTTGAACTGATCGGGATCGCTCCACGACATCCAACATCCAATACTATTCCAACCCACAGAATCAAAATACTTTTCCTTTTCAATAGCCGCTATTTCATCTGGACAAATCTTTTTCAGTTCATCGTATGGAATAACATAACTACTTACCGCATAACTACCCATACCCATGATTAGCACTCCTGAGTTTCTATGTATGTTTTACCAGTAGCAGTTTCGTATACTTCAGAAATCGCCCACGATTCCATATGTACAGTATTTTCATCTGGATACTGTGGGAGTAAAATGCCACACTTTTTAATAGCATCCTCAATAGAGTTACAGTCTCGCATAACAGCATTGATAGTAACGTAATGGTACATATTAGACCTTTGAGTAGTAGTTACTGAAAATATCATCCCACGTTGGAAACTCGTAGAAAGGATCTCCCTCGTTTACACACGCTCCCGTTTTCTGGTTGTAAACGTCATAGAAAGATACATTACGAGTATCCATATCAGCCCAAGAATCATAACACGCATAAATATCATACTGTACATCATCCATAACATAGGTGGCTACTTTCTCGTTCATAATATACTATCTCCTAAATGGTTGGGGGCGTGTTGACTTTTAGTATTCAAACAACGTCCTATTTATTCTTCTGTAAACAGCATACTCCAAACGAAAATCATAATCATTAGTTCTATCAAGGAACCTCCCTAGTGTGATGATAACAACACAATAGGGCGAGTAGGAGTCGAACCTACCTATGAACACCTTATAAGAGTGTCGGATGCAACCGGCTTACCTTTCGCCCCATAGATACGGGTGACGCATAGTATTGTACCACACGCCACCCGTACACTCAAGGGAGAATCAACGATAGCACTTCGTTTCAATCATCTTGTCGCACAGCAGAGTACGCACAGTCTGATCCATAGAACGAACCACGGCATATCGACCATTAGGGCCAGTACCAACACGCAGAACACGACCAGTGTGGAACTTCAGTACGTTCTTAGTACCGTGCAGAGGATACTTACACTTGATATGACGATCCTTACGCAGACTAGCAAAGTTATTAGACATCATCTCTCCCTTAGTTAGAAAAAACCATCGACTCAACTTCAGTGAGGGTCAACACAACCCTTGCACCGTTCTTCTCAAATGTCACACCATCACGACTAATACGCACAACCTTGCCCGCATCAGTCTCGTCGTTCAATCCCAGAATCTTCATGTCGTTCCTCATTGTTATCGTAATGTCACCACCAACTATCATACACTACCGTTAGTCCGCTGTCAAGTGCTTCTCGGGCTTTCTTGACAAACTCCAAGTCCTGCCGACCGTACTCTACATCGCTATTACTACCAAAGAAAAATCCTACGGTGTCTGGCAGACTAGCATTAGTAACATCCTGCTCTAGACTATCCAGATCTTCCTTAGTAAGTTCAAGTTGAACGCAGTTGAAAGAGTCATCATTATCGTGGGCGTTAGGGCGACCCTTACTTTCCCACAGATTCTCCATCCAACCTTGAAGATTAGGATGCTTACGCCAGCAAGCGAGTTCTTCCTTCTCTCCATTGTTGTCAACAGCAAATGCCCACTGATCCAAACCCATTGTAAACTCCTAGTTAGTGGTTGCCAGAATGGATACTAGGTTACTACTACTTCACCTAGTATCGACATTCTAGCGTAACGTCTTTAGAAAATCAAGCGGTTCCAACCGCAACTTCCGCTTCGGCCTTCTTGGCCTTGGGAGCCTTGGGAACCTTGACCTTGGCCGGTTCCTTGATACCAGCAACCCTTGCCCGCCAAACCTTGAAACCCTGCTCCTTGAGAGTCTCGGTCTTGACAGGATGAACAGCGGCGATATTGCCAATGCCATCGACAGACGCGAGAAGCGTATCACGAACAGCCTGCGGCTCAATACCAACCGGCGAATCAGTCACAATATCAACAACAAACGTAAACTTCTGCATAATAATCTCCTCTTATCAAGTTAGTGTTATCAACCCGTTACTCTAATCATTATACATGTATTATCGGCTCTGTCAAGCGGAATCTTGAAAAAAATTTTTATTGGTCATAAGTCTTTGGTGGGTAAGGACTTACGACGAACGCGGCCCGCCCCCTTGGTCCTAAATCCTTGTGGGATAAGGACTTAAGGCGAGCTTCAAGAGTTAGTGGTCCAGCAATCCATACCACACTTCTTGAGTTCGTCGCACAGTTTTTGTGCAGATGCTGGGTCAAGAGGAGGAGAGTAGTTAGTTTTAGCGTCGTGCTGACAACTTTCAACCCAATCCTTACTTTCCTTGAGTCCCCAACCGGTAGCAAATCGGAGAACCTTGATGGCAGCGATCTTATGATCCCAATACTGAGTGTCATACCTGACACCGTTACAGCCAACCAACAACTTCTCGTTGCCAGTAGCCAGTTCCAGAGCCTTGATGATCCTCTCGTAAAGATCGGGGCTATTGGTTGAAGTAGCAATGCTCACCATCTCACGAATCGTCATGCCAACGTTAATCATTTGTTTTCCTTATTAGTAATCCAAGGGTAATCGGGAGGGTAATCTTCGCTAGGTGGTTGTGGTTTCTCTTGTCCTAAATCTGGCATCCACCACGGGGCATCCATATAATCTACATTTCCCCAAGTTTCGCCACAATAGATATTATGAATACAAAACTTATCATCATAGTTTATCTTATATGTACCACGCCACACACCAATGGCCTCACCATAATAGATGATCTTTTGACCATTAACAGGGCGACGAGGGCCATGAAAACTAATCCATTCCATTATTGATTTCTATTCTTATACTGAAAGTAAAGGAAAGCAACTGCTATTACTGTACCACAGATACATTGTACCATTTCGTTAGTCATCATACACTCATCGCTATTTTGTAGGCAAAGTCAATCAACTCTTCCACAGTTATACCATGCTCTGCTGCTAATGTCAAGGCATCTTCTCTGATTGGTTTACAAGCCGCAACCATAGGGCTTTTCAAAACCTTCATCACCTTCAGCATTGCTTTTTCTTTATCAGTCATTCAATCCATTCCTTATCATTTGGATTAGGTTAGAAGCATCACCCAAAGCCGCAGATTCAAAATCATCATCAAGATTTTCAGCAACGCTATCAAGTATATTCTCAATATTTAATAATGCAATACCAATATCATGAAATGATAAATCATCAATATCAATACTAAGAGCATCTGCTATTTGTTTCTTAGATATTCTCATTTTTTTCCTTTGTATTATAAACCAGCGAATCTTTTACGCCCCGATTCTTATAACCCACGCCTATAACGTTCAAGGCTTGGAAACCGTTCACGGAAATCCTCCCTGCAAAGAAATTAGTTTGCTAGCAACAACTAGTATATCTTTGGTCTGGCTCTTGGTAACGGTTACTGGTTGTATTATATTGTGTGTCGGGAATCCAACCCGATAGAGAGCAGCATAAGCCTTCCCATAGCCTAGGTCGGCAACCCCATACATCCATTAGATGCAGACGCTGTTTGCTGGGCTATCTCTCTAGTAGCGGCAACTACCACACATAAGTTTGTTTTGTCTTACTCCCTCATTCTACACTATGTTATCGGCTTGTCAAGGGGCAATCTTTAGAGGATTCAAAATATCTTGCCTACATTCATTATAGAACACACCCTTTGATGTAAGGTGAAGGATGTCAAATGCAAGACCGTCAATGTTTCTTCCTGACCAAGTATGCCAGTATGGGAGTTTCCTAGGGTCATACTTTAGGTGAGTAGAATATGAGGGGATATATGAATCATCATATTTAAATCCATCCTTAAACTTAATCCATGCACAAACATCCTTATTAGCCCCCATATAAATCTTGTTTGCTACATTACGGTTGTTATATAGAACACAGTTATGGAGTTCAATGATTTGCTCTTCTGGATGAATATACCAGACCCTCTTAGTTATAGTATCTTTGAACTGCCAGTGCTTATAGTGTTGACCAGCCCCAAGATGAAAACGAACATTAAACATATATCACCATGCGTAAATGCCAACTCGTTCAATATTAGACTCTAGTTTACCATTCTTGTAGATATAGTCAATAGCAGCATTTTCATCCTCACTAGGTGTGCCGCCAAGAATATCTTCTGGAATATCTATAAAGAATATATCCCAAGTAAAATCATCGAACAAACAATAATATGTGATATTTCTTATTAGAGTATTCATGCTTCTTCCTCCATCATCTCAAAGAACTCGTCCATACCATACTCATTCCACAGTGCTACAGGAATAATATCCTGCTTATTATCTATATCACCATATTCAATATAGTTGTCAATACCATTATCCCAAATGCCACAGTAGGCCATTCCCGGCTCAAAGTATGTAGCACGAACATTATAATCCAACTCTACCAGTTTTTCGTAGAACTGAATAGGGGGCGACCATGCGGTATTGAATGACACCACAACCTTACCATCTTCAATCTTAGCAGGATCGTAGTATTCATCCTTGCCAAAGTCCCACTTGGTTCCCCAGTTATTGCAACACCAGTTATACCAACGCGGATTTGGCCCATCATCTTCATAATATCCTTCGGGAACTGGCAAGTAATGCTCACACGTTTTGCCAGAGTTATAGGCATCAACAAACTCTTGCAACTTCGCAGGATCGCTATGGGAAATATACAGATTATTCATGCACCAGTTAGGCATTAGATGTCTCTTTCTTCAATGACGTTAGAGGAACCACAATCCATACACTGACAGTTATCATACGGGCCACCAATGACGTTACCATCTTGGTCTACCCATGCGTCATAACCTATACGATTACTATCGCACTGTTCACATATCATACTCATCACGCCACCTCCTGTCAATAGACTTACGAGTACGTTGACGCTTGGGACGATTATCGAACACCGTATATTTGTGTTCTTGGTGTCCCTGCCGCATTTCCCACGGCATAACTTTCTTGATTTTGATTACGTTGCGGCGTGGCCGAGTATCGTCGTTGTTGTGGAGGGTAATCATACCATATTCCGTTTTCGTGTTGATAGTAAACTTTGTCAGTATTAGGATCGTAAGCCATCAGACAGTATTGTATAGGATAGTTCGTCTTTGTCAAGACCTCAGTTTTAGATATTTGAGGGATTTTTATATTTCCAGATTGAACATCCTTAAAGCCCGTATACACCAATCCACAAATCGTGATAATCACGCCAATCCACTGAATCATGATACCTTTCTCCTTTTTCATATAAGGATTATCGGCAGTCTGTTCAAGAAACTTTAGGCTGGCTGACTACCCCTGCGAAAATGATCGGGCTTGTTAGGCAAAGACAACCTTATATTCCGCAGTCTTTTCAACCCACACATTTTGCCCATATTTCTCAGTTGCCTTAACATACGCTTCAAACTGGCTAGGGGATGATACATACCCCGCAAACCGGTTATTCTTCCAAACTCTCCATACATACATAACTGTTTCTCCTATATACGTACTCTACCATAACTATCGGTCAAGTCAAGACTCTATCTTTAATGATCCTAAGTCTATATTCTGTAAGGATTTACGTCAAATCTCCCCGGCCCCGCTCACCATAACTCTAATGGCGGCAAGGGTTTACGTCACATTGTCCAACCAGCTTCGGCGGCAACTAGTTTAGTGGGAATAACAATAGTATCCGGTTTTGCTGTGGCATAATCTTTCATACCACGCTCGTCTATATAAAAGTGTTCATCTAGTACGTCAAACTTATTAGTTTCCCCTAGTGCTACAACAGCGGCCTCTAGTGGACTTTTATCTGTAGAGTAGATAAGTTCCAACGTGTTAGACTTGATATAAAACTTACTCATAGCAGCAACCGCCCTTTCTGCAAGTGATACAATAACAGTTATCGCTGGTAACGCTTTCATCGCCAGTATCAATACATACCATAACGGGAAGACCGCCACGCATTACAAATCCTACATTACCGGGATGATCGTCACCAAAATGAAATCCACAATCTTCCATATTACCTATTAGATTGCATATCTCATCTTCATAATCATACATAATACTTTGACGATCACAACATTCACAACCATTACCGGGACAGCAGATTAGTTCAGCGATTTCTGTGATAAAACCCCATCCACTAAGACTCTTATCACTCCTACGAACACGCCCGACTTGACTATAAACATATGGGGCAAGATTATACATAGAGAGTTCAGTCTGGTTAGCATGTGCAATGTCTGCACTCATTTTAGAATCGAATACCTTGAAGCCCCTATTCTTCATTCCCTTGAGTTTATAGAATGAGGACGCACAACCCGCACCGCTCTTTTTCTTTACAATAGTATACATAATCAACTCCCAAGGCTAATGAGTACGGAATCGTCCAGACCGCAAAAATCAATAGTAATATCTAATACTTGTTCAAGCATGGCCTTACTAATCAAGGTATCCTCATTAGTTCCAAATGAAATATCACTATGGCATATTTCTTCTATAACATGATCATAATCTAAAGTATTCTGCTCACAAACATCGGCAAGTGTAACGCAGTCGTATATAAAAACTTTCATATTTATCCTTAGTGAGAGGGAAACAACACGTTAGCCAAACCCTTGACGCACAGATTACAGTCTACACTACCCTTCGTCGGTGTGCAAGTGACAACGCCACGACCACGACGGATTTCGGGGCAAGTGATAAACTTCGTACCATTTAGCACGACGAGTTTGGGCAGACTGTTACGCCACTCAGCAGCAGCGGCTTTACGCTTGGGACGCTTCTTAGCAATCTTTTGATCACTATCGCACCACGCGAACAGTTTGAACCCTTGAGCCTTTGCCTCATTCATATCATCGTCATTGTGGATACTAGCATATACATTCATATACTTTTCAAATGCCACAAGGCGACTATCGTAGATATGAGTATAAAACCACATATCGGGCAATGATTTACCTTCCGATATGATACTCTCACAAGCCCACGTTACATTCTCAACATAGTTGGTATCCAACTCACCATTGAGAAACCAATCGCCACGCTCATGCCAACGAATAGACTTCTCTTTACGAATCGCTTCCAGAATCATAGCACGAATACGATTCTTTTCTGTGATAAGATTCTGCATACCAGCAGGACGCACGTTAGGATACATTTTCTCGGTTTGCTCTGCATAGCAACCGTCACCAAGAAATGCACAACTAGGTGGGCAAGTATCACCCACGGGACGCGACACCACCAAACAACCCTTGCCAAGTTTATCGTTACCGTCTGCAACTTTCATAACTTTCTCCTGTGTATGCCATCATTCTACACTCTATATCGGCACGGTCAAGGGGAAATATTTAGCAGTTGTTGCAAAAAATGAAATAACTGAATCCTAGGGCATTTGGCACGAAAAACGCGGCCCGCCCCGTTGTTGCTAAATCCTTGAGAGATAAGGACTTACGAAAAGATAACGAGAATGACGGGACTTGAACCCGCAACCTCTAGCGTGACAGGCTAGCGATCTAACCAATTGATCTACATTCCCAAAATGACCCCACAGGGAATCGAACCCTGATTCTCGGAGCGAAAATCCGATTTCCTAACCGTTAGAAGATGGGGCCAAGCTGGCAAAACAGGATTCGAACCTATAACCTAGCGGTTAACAGCCGCTTGCACTACCGTTGTGCTATTTGCCAATATTTCGGGACTACGATTCGAACGTAGAAAGACTGATCCAAAGTCAGTCGTGATACCGTTTCACCATCCCGAAGAGCCGACAACAGGACTTGAACCTGTAACCTACTGATTACAAATCAGTGGCTCTACCATTGAGCTATGTCGGCCACCACCGCAACTCAACCGTCAGCCTCCGAACCATAAATATTGTACCATTCACCACTATCATCTACTACGATAATCTCCTCATCATATACGATAAGATCATCATACTCTTCAGTATCGTAAGGGCCGCACCATTTCATGACATTTTCGTTGTACATAGTATTTAGGGGTTAAAGGAATGGTTTTATCTATTATACTGTATACACACCAAAAAGTCAATGAGTCATGTAGGATTCGAACCTACGACCAACGGATTAAAAGTCCGATGCTCTAACCAACTGAGCTAATGACCCCCGCGAATCATCAAGTCAAATCTTCATCATTATCCTCAATATCGTCAGTAATATCTTCCGCAATGTTATTGATATACTCTAAATACTCTTTATCAGAATGGCTCTCTAACCATTGATCCATTAGTTCTCCCGCCATAATATCCTGCAAATACAGGGTAATATCTTCGGGCCACTCATGGAATGGCTTCTTAATAGCGTCCTTGATTTCCTTACTGGTGTATATTCCGAATATGTTCATTTCTTCCCTTATAATGTTATCGGTTACTGACTCTTAATAGTTTACTCTAAAATGGTAGGTCTGTCAAGTCATACTCTCGCTGACTATCCCCACAGCATCGATCTTCATTCTTTGGGAGAGACTCTCCCCCGCATTTTGCCTGCCTTTTGTATTCTTCCCATTCCTCCCAAACTACCAAATCTGCCGTTTCCTCACAATGTACCCAATCATCCCATTTTGACATGGTGTAACTCCTTGTACTGTAACGACTTAAGTATCCTAGCATATTATCGGCTTTTGTCAAGCCTGACTTTAAACTTTCTCTAAGTCTATATATATCAACACTTTACATCAAATCCGGCCCGCCCGCCTAGCCCTAACTCCTTTGCCCATAAGGACTTAGGAGAAGGGTCTAGGCAGTGTACATTAAAACAGGTGTGCCACACCAGCCTTGAACAAAAGTTCACCTACAGCTGAACGCCTGCACATGTCGCTACGTTCAGCATAGAACTGTCGAAAATCACCGTTACTCATTTCGCATGTAACAAGCGTAGGACTACGCTTAAACTCACTATCATATTGACGGTAATCACTTGTCCAGTTCAAACGCGAGATTTCAGCCTGACTCAACTTGCGAACACCAACAACCTTGGCGAGATACCTTTCATAGTCGCCCGTTACTGGCTGGAAGTATCGAAAGTTATATACAGTACCAGCAACAGCATTAGTAAGACTATCATTTACACCCCTATAAATGTTATATAGAAGAAAAACACCAATCGCCGCAACGGCACAAGCAAAACAAATGCCCAAAGTAAACGCATCATTCATCAGAAATCCTCCCCATAGTAACCGTAATCCTCATCCGTTCCCCAACCGGCTGATTCCATCGCGGAATCGTGATCACCGTCCATGCTGTCATCGTAATCTTCTTCGCTATCATAATCTTCACCATGATTTTCATCGTAGTATTCTACAATCTGCTGGTGAAAATCGTCATGATCATCATAGTTAGCGTCGATATCGTACATGTCATCCTCATAAGAGTTATCGGGATCGTAGCAGGGATCTGGGTGACTCATCTTCATTTCTCCTTTTCACTAATCCTACCATACAAGATCGTTGATGTCAAGCGGCTCGGGATACATTTCATCCCATAATCCGGTCACTTCCGCATAATCAAACGGGCTGCAATCCGGTTCGTCAATCGGCTCAACCATTGGTTCCAATACTTCTTCTGCGATCAGCGTGGCAAAGAAAGCATCCATCGCGGTTTGATCTTCAAAGGTATTCATCGTCATTTCTCCTTCGTATACCATCATCATACAGGGTATATCGGCAATGTCAAGCCCCCTGCAACAATATTTTTTCCTTAAAAAGATGAAAGGTGATTTGGCACGAAAATCGCGGCCCGCCCCGTTCGCCCTAAACCCTTGTCAGATATAGAGTTACGTCAACTATTCACAATCCAAGCCGCTATACATCCGATCACGAATGAAATAGAAAGAACAATCGCATCACCTGTACGCATATTCACTTCCTTATTGGAAAAACAAGATCAGAAACAAGGTAAGAACCAACAACGCCAATAATAAATCCCACACCTATTTGTACCCAGTTAATATCGACCATCCGTGATCCCTTTCTTTAAGAAATAAGTACCATATTATCTTCAAACGGAGTACCATCACGCAAAAACCATTCAAAGTTTTTCTGGTACACATTCACGGGGCTATACTGATTAATACGCTTTTTAGTAGTGCTGGTTCGATATCCACCGCTGCTCAACTTAACCAGCCCGTTAGGATAAAAAACCACCACCTTAGTACCGTGCAACTCAATCGCCACACTTCCGTCATGTTCAATATAAGCGTATGTATTATTTCCCACCTTACGTTGACCGCGATTAGTCTTGCCCAAAACCATCTTTGTTGCTTCAGCGTGATTCATTTTCTTTTCCTTTGGTTACTTCTCTTATATCGACATTCTATCGTCTAGATTTTAGTTGTCAAGCGGATTCTCGCTGACAACGCTGACTACCACATGATCCGGCCACTTTGGCCGAGACTTCCCAGTTTGCCCAAACCGCCCAAACCCCCCATTTTGCCTAGATTACCCACCTTGCCTATCTTACCAAAACCCCCTATTCTTCGTGAAATGCGGAGATTTCCTGTCCTGCCACAGCGTACATCTCATACATACTACGCAAAGCCTCTACCCTCTCTTTGCTTCCCGGTTTGCCTACCTTATGCTTCATGAGGTCACTACCCCCCACAAGGCGGGGATCGACTTTCTCTTTCTTCATCTTGCCCATATTTCGCAAAGCCGTTTTATTAAACTTGATTACCTTTTCGCTCTTGATTGGCCCATATTCGCCATCGGCTAGGCTAGGCTGATGAGGAACGGCGATTCCCAAAAAGCATGAACGAATCTGACGTTCGGCATCGCGGATAATCTTAAACTTTTTCATTTTTTGTTTTCCTTGTTTCAAGAGTTCATGAACCGAATAGCATCTTGGGAAGTCTTAAAAACCCCCAACAGTTTACGCTTTCCGTTGGCTTCGGAATATACCTTATACTTGTTTCCGACTACGATCAAAACCTGAGTCATTTTCATTTCCTCTTTCTTATCTATCGACATTCTAGCGTCTAATCTTGAATATGCAAGCGGAAAAACTTACGATTTTTCTTTTTCGTTTTTCGATTCTTCGAACCGCTTTTGATTTTCACGATTCTGACGATCTATCTCCAACAAACGGAGTTCAACGTCAACATATCCTTCCCGATTGTCACGGGAATAATCATAACCATCATCGGAATATCTATAAGACTTTCTCATACTATCAACCTTTCATGCTTTCAAAAAACTTACGAACCATTTCATCATTCTTTTTCATATCCTTATTCACAATCGGCATATTGTATGCAACTTGCCTATTGTTTTCATTCTTGATTCTCTTAATCGCATTTTTCATTGTCTTATTCATCATCTTAAACTCTCTCTTTCTTATGCTATATATAAGAGCAACTACCGTGCCAAACATAGATTATTTTTTTTTGCGTTTCGCTCGGGAAAAACGCTATGACATTTTTTGTGCTTAGATATTGAGCGTAGCATTTTGCAACACCCTGTAGCATTTTGCGTTAGTGATTTCAGCCGTGAAACTGTGGTAGTGTAGCATTTTGCAACGGTCTACCCATCTTAACATGCCTCTTTTTTAGGCGTGGAATTTTTTATTTTTTGGCACAGCCTTTGCGTCGATACTCGCCCTAAGTCCTTATGCTATAAGGGTTTACGTCAAATCTGGGGGGCCGGATTCGCCCTAAGTCCTTTGGTAGTAAGGGTTTAGGTCAAATCCTAGGGCAAACCGTGTGCCATTCGCGCTTGGCACGGGATTTGCTACGCGAAATACTGCTCTCCCCAAAAGTCCTCATCATACCCCTCTTCCTCATCTTCCTCATCTTCACCGGGAACACCGTAACCTACCAAAAATACCTCACCCTCTTCGTTTGCCATTTCTTCCCAGCCCTTGTAGATATCCTCTTCGTTGATTTCGCTCATATCGTATACAAAGTCGTTGGTCATTTTCTTTTTCCTTTTGAAGTGATGAAATGGATTCTACAGTATCTTATCGGCAGAGTCAAGAGCGATTCTTGAAATATTCTTGGATTCTTTTTTCGTCCCTATGATTCTCAAAAACCGTCACAACCTCAACATAAAAAACATAGACCAAAGCACCGATAAAAATCATTCCGATCATTTTCTTTTCCTTTCCCTTATATCGACATTATACAGACTTTTCTTGAATCGTCAAGAGGATATTTTTACGATTTTTCGATTTCGTTTTCCGAAACTAGCATCGTATCACCAGCACTATAGGCAAACCTTGAACCCTTGAAAGATACGCTATGGTCTAGCCTCAGTTCAAAGATTCCACGATTGGTGCATTCTCTTACGATATATCCAGAAACCTTTTTGGTTTCATATGCTGATCGAACGTTGCAAATCACTTTCATTTCTCTTTCCTTTTCTCTTATATCGACATTATACCAGAAAATCTTTAGCCGTCAATACTGTACAAATGTTTTTTCAAGATATTTTTATGCTAGCAAATACCATGCCAAAGATATTTTATTCCCTTAAACACCTCATCGATACGATGTCCTCATTAGCCGTAAGTCTATATACAGTAAGGGTTTACGTCAAACGCGGCCCGCCCGATTTGCCCTAAGTCCTTATAGGGTAAGGGTTTACGTTCAATCTTCTACAGTCATACAGATGTACAGTAGTCCAACGTACACGCATACGAATACTAGAATGGGCATTCTATTGTCTCCCTATTGTGGGGGGTGCTTACCGGTTTAGATTAGATAGTACGCTCTAGGCTGCGTGAATGAACACCCGTTCACTCTTGGTCTGATTCGTGATGGTTACGATCCAGTTGCGACCACTACCATCCTCACGCATGACAGCATTGATAAGGCCAGCATATACCCTACCCTTCGGGTCGATCACACTGGTATACTTACCAGCGATCATAGATGCGAAGATAGTGTTGAGGTTATTCTTACGGACAGCGTATGCAGTGCCAAACATTTTCTTTTTCTTTCTTAGGGTTGGATAACTGTGGATATTATATCTATCGTCTATCTATTTGTCAAGCGTTCATGAATCGTTCGGCCTCAGTCGAACTATTGAAAGAGCCTAGAAGCCTACGCTTACCATTGCCCATATCCTTGTATACCTTGTATTTCTTTCCTACTACGATCAGCACAAGCGTTGTCATTTTCTTTTCCTTCTCTTTCTTTTGCTCTATTATATACATCGGCTTTCGCCGTGTCAAGCCTATAGAAAATATTTTTTCAGTTATTGGAAGCGGGAAGCCTACGAACGATATAAACCCTGCAACCATCCTCACCATCCCATTTATCGAAAGCGGCAGTATTGGCCGCATCCTCACTAGTGAAAGGGCCGATGAAGTCTAGTTCACAATCCCAAGCGTCTACGATTTGAGCGAAGTATGTCATTTTCTTTTCTCTTTCTTTCTTTCTCTCTATTATATCTATCGTCTTTTCCCGTGTCAAGCCTCAAGCAAAAAGATTTTCGGAAGTTTGAGTCATCATGTCAACGTACATGCTACGGTATCCAATACCTTCATTCCGCGAACTATCTTCAATCATGATTCGGATCATTTCACGACCCTTGACCATTTTCTTTTCTACAATGAAGCCCGTATAAGTCTTGCCATTGTAGGTTGTCTTGATTTCAGTGTTGATTGTCATTTTTCTTTCTCTCTTTCTTTCTTATGCTCTTATTATACCATACTTATCGGCCATGTCAAGTGGCAATCTAAAATATTTTTGAATATAATCTTGTGCCAAAGCAAGAAATATTCTCTAGAGCAAATGCTGTGCCAAATATATTATTCTCTTAAACAGAACATCGTGTCGATCATATGATTAGTCGTAAGTCTATATATACCAAGGGTTTACGGCGAACGCGGCCCACCACATACCATCATGTTAAAATAGGGGATATAGGGGGGTTTTATCTTATAAGTAGTCTAGGCAAGATACGTCGAAAAAACCGGGGGTGGTCCATTCACAATTGGAAATATATAAACTAATGTACTACCCAATCCTCCCCCATCGCCCCTATTTGATCCATTTAATCTGTCAATTTATCGCTATGCGGTGTATAATGTTGTATAGGAGACTTTTTATGAAAAAGAAACAAACAATTGAAACGCAATTGGATTGTCGCGCTACCGCTTCTTTACAGCAACAAATAGAATCTGACTTAAATCAGACGGATAAATCACTAGCATCGTTACTCTCCAATAAGGATAAGGATACTGAAGAGGATAACGATGAAACCAAGTCAAGCGATTGAGACTGTAGTAAATCAAGACGGAACTAACGATCTTTTACTATGCGGCATTTCTAATCTATTTAAAGCTTCTTACGACTATTCAGCCGCCGTTTATAACAAGCTTATTACTGAAGATAACTCAATATCTAATGTCGTTGGATATGGTGAAGACAATAAATTCTTCTATATTCTAGAAACATACGGCCCCAACAATAAAGTTGTTAGATACGAGCATGGTCTTGGCTATGCTTACCAGCAAGACGATAAAGCTTATTTTAAAAGATTTCTTCAAATATATAGTGGTAGCCGAGTAGAAGAGAAATCAGTTTGTTTTAAACAGACCGACTATTTCCCCTGTGATAAAGACCTAGTAACAGTATTACGTTCAACTCTTCCCGAACATTATTTCATGTGCTTATATGAAGATAATTGTGTCTTATCTTCTACCGGCCCGTTTGTTGCTAGCTCAATCAAGATTAAAGAAAATTCTTTCTTAGCTCGCGTTAACGATAACGATCTTTCTAGCGTATCGTTCGATAGTAAAACATTTAGCGATATTATTGCTGAAGCTTTAAATAAGTATGCTAAACAACTATTGCTTAAAACTTCAAGACTTAGCGTTAACAAGCTATCGGTAAAGCAGTTGCAATTAGAGCCTTCTAGTGATACTAGCGTTAAAAAAGGTACTTTTATATACGACGAAACAACGGACACCGTTAAGTTCTATAACGGTTCGAAATGGAGAACATTACTGTGGGCAGAAGACGAGTCGGAATGAAGATACCTAAAAATATGACAGAACAACAAGTGATAGATCAGATTAACATTGTCGTTAATAGGATATCATCACGATATACTTTTCATGGGTATGAGGTTGAGGATATAAAACAAGAAGCTTTTATTATTTGCATGGATGCGCTAGAACGTTATGATCCAAGTCGCCCCTTGGAGAATTTCTTATCAGTACACTTATCTAATAGGCTCAAAAACTTCGTTCGTGATAATTTCTATACTAAAGATGAAGAAGAAAAGAAGAAGATCCTAAAACCCAGCAGTTTATCTTATGAAGATTATGTTCCTCATGAAGAAAAAGTTGAGGATGACAAAATAGACGCCCAAGCCCTACAAAAGACTATTGATATGAGATTACCAGCAGAATACCGATCTGATTACCTAAAAATAATTAATGACGTTTACGTTCCAAAGAAGAGAAGAGAAGAAATCATTGCGATAATCAAGGAGTTGATTGATGAAGAAGGGTAGAATTTCTAAAGACGAAGAGCGTACTATTGGTAGGCTAATTAATAGCTTAACAGTAGAAGACATTGCCAAGCAACTCGACCGAGACGTTGAATCTGTTGACAACTTCGTTAAACGTAAGTTCAAGGTTGGATTGTCAAACGAAGAAGCCGCCGCATACTCTCTAGAAGATCGCCCCTACTGGATTGAATTAGAGAACCAGTTTACTCCTTCAGAACTAGAGCTTTTTAAGTATCACTGGTCGCGCATAATCTCACAGTTCAAGGATGATGTATTTCCAACAGAAGAACTACAGGTAGTAGATGTTATTAAGCTAGAAATACTTATGAACCGCTGCTTAAAGAGTAATAAAGATAACCTTAACGAGATGACCACTTTAGAAAAAATGCTAGCAGATGAGCGCGCCGTCGATAAGGATCAGCGTGACCATGACTACGTTTTAAATCTAGAGCGTCAACTAGCTTCATTACGGGCTTCGCAAGAAGCCCTCAATAGGGACTATCGTGAACTCCAAAGCAAAAAAGCCAGTATGTTACGAGAGATGAAGGGAACCAGAGAGCAGAGAATCAAGCGACTTGAAGATAGTAAGCAAAGCTTTACATCTTGGGTTGCTCACCTTATGCAAGACCCAGAAACGCTAAAGCGATACGGTATCGAAATGGAAAAGATGAGACTTGCTATGCTTAAAGAGAAAGAACGTTTAAGCCAGTTCCATCAATACGAGGACGGGCAGATTGATCAGCCCTTCTTAACGCCAGATACGGTAATAGACTAATGAACAGACTAGATATAATCAAAATTCTTATTAAGAAATCGCAAGCTGAAAAATATCTAGAAATAGGTACAAAAGATGGCTATGTCATAAATAATATACAATGTAAATATAAAGTTGGGATTGATCCTGACCCAAACTCATCGGCTACATTTCATATAACTTCTGATGAGTTTTTTGCTTACCACAATAAAGATACATTTGATGTTATATTCATAGACGGTTTACACCATTATTATCAAGTTCTTAGAGATATAAAAAACTCACTTAAAGTATTAAATCCAAATGGATATATAATATGTCACGATATAAATCCAACTGAAGAGTACTTACAGACAGTTCCTAGGAAGCACGAATCTTGGATGGGTGACTGCTGGAAAGCGTGGGTAATAATCAGATCACAAATGCCAAATTTAACAATGAAAGTTTTAGATGTAGATTGTGGATGTGGAGTTATCAAGTTTGGATCTCAAGAACTTATACAGTTAGATGAAGAGCTTAACTGGGACAATTTAGTTAAAAATAGAAAAACTTGGCTCAATCTCGTATCCATGGGGGAGATATACTCTTTATGAAGATAATTAAAGCAACATATGGTGGGGTTGACGTATCTGAAAAATTACAAAGCTGTGTCAAAAATAATAAATTATTTGTTCGCGCAGATAATAACTTATTTGGCGATACAAATGCTGGTGTTCTTAAATATCTAGATGTTGAACTTGAATATAATGGCGAAATACATAAATTAAGTACAGAAGAAAATAAAATGTTGATATTTCCAAAGAATGATATAAAAAAACTTGGAATTTTTTACTCAGATAATTTTGATACAAACATAAGATCATGTATTTTAGCATCACTTCAATCTATAGAAAAAGCAGCTTTAAATAAAGCAGATATAATAACAAATATGTGGTGGCCAGAGCCAGAGAATCCATTTTTGGAAATAATATCAACATCTCAGTCTAGATCCCATTTAAATCAAGTATTGCAGATACTACAATTATTATTTACCGCTCAAACAATTAAAAACTACGAATACGTTAGTTTCTTAGAACACGATGTTTTATATGCAGAGGGATATTTTGATTATAATCATTTTGATGAAGATTATATAATAAACACAAATTATATAGGTATGAGAAAAGAAGGTTTTCAGTCTGTTAGACAAAACGACAAACCAACTAGTCAGATCACAATGAAATTTGATTTTGCTTTGAATCATTTCTTGAAGATATTACCAAATGCATTAATGCGAAACGCTGGCTCCCTAGAGCCACATTGGTCAGATAGCATAAAGTATAGTTTTAAAGTATATAAAGCACTAAATCCAAATATCCATATTAATCATGGAAGACATTTTACATCTCATTTCGATTGTTTTTATCATGACTATCAACAAAATAATGATTACTGGGGTAATATTACAAAATATAACGATTTATTTTTTAGATAGGAAATAGTATGAAAAAATATAAATACAATATTGATGATTATAATTTAGTTGACATCATTAGATGCGCATTTAATATAAATCAATTAGACCAAATACATTCTATTTTAGATACAGATTTGGGTATACCGACCGATCCAAGTCAAGATCAAACTACTATTTTTCACAAAATATTTTATCAGCTATACGAACAAGAAAATTCAGAATTTCTAAAAGTATACAATGACTTTGTTGCATATTTAATCTATAAGCATTTTGAAGATAAGAATATAGTTTATCAGTCTACACCAACATTTAGAGTACAAATTCCTAACAATATAGCTGTTGCAAAGTGGCATAAAGATAAAGCTTATAACCACTCACCTAAAGAAATCAATATATATCTCCCACTAACTAAAGCATTTGACTCTAATACAGTATGGGCTGAAAGCGAAGAAGACAAGGGCGATTATTCTCCAATGAATGCTGAGGTTGGAGAGTATTATATATGGGATGGGGCGAATTTAAATCATGGCAACAAAGAAAACAAAACGGGATTTAGTCGGGTTAGCCTAGACTTTAGACTTATTGATAAAAAGGATTTCGACTATGCTGGAACCAGTGTAACAACTAAGGTTCCCATGAAACTTGGACATTACTGGAAGGAATATAAGGGAAAAGCATGAAAGCTATAATATTCGGAATAACAGGACAAGATGGTAGCCACCTAGCAGATCTACTTCTAGATAAGGGGTACGATGTAATCGGGGTTACTCGACGCTCTAGTGTAGATAATACCCAAAGAATAAAGCATATATTGAATCATTCTAGGTTCCATCTAGTCGAGGGGGACATAACCGATTCTAGTAGTGTTTTGAATATTCTTCGTAATAACGAACATGTAGATGAAGTCTACAACCTCGCCGCTCAGTCTCATGTTGGAACCTCATTCACTCAGCCTTCCCTAACTTGGGATATAACGGGCAAAGGGTGCTTAAATATATTGCAGACTATGGTAGATTTAGAGATGTTTGGCAGTAGGTTTTATCAAGCCTCCTCCAGCGAGATGTTTGGCAGAGCTTACGATACTGACAGGTATGGTACGAAATACCAAGATGAAAATACTAGGTTTTTACCTCAATCCCCTTACGCTGTAGCAAAGTGTGCTTCCCATTACGCTGTTGGCTTATATCGTCAGGCTTATGGGATACATGGAAGTTGCGGCATACTATTTAACCACGAAGGCCCAAGGCGTGGAGATAACTTCGTTACCAAAAAAGTAGTAAATTGGGTAGTTTCTTTCATAGATTGGATACATGACACTAATATTACCAGTACTGAATATATTCAATCTTTAGACAATAATATTGTATATAATGATGTGACCTTTCCTAAGTTGATGTTAGGTAATTTGGACGCTTATAGAGATTGGGGATATGCTGGAGATTACGTAGAAGCTATGTGGCTAATGTTACAGCAAGATGAACCAGATGATTACGTTATATGTACAGAAAATACCTATTCTATTCGTGACTTATTAGATGCCGCTTTTGGCTATTTTGGTATTTATGATTGGAGTAATTATGTTGGAATAGATCCTAAATTCTACAGACCGGCAGAGGTAGATTACTTAAGAGGCAGATCAACAAAGGCTAAAGCTAAACTGGGATGGACACCAAAATATGACTTGAACAGTCTTATTAAGCTTATGATAGAAGAGAAAATTAATGAAAACCTACAGAATAATGCTCGACATATCAAATGTGTTTAGCAGAATAAGACATTTATTTCTTAAATCATATAATAGCCCATTTCCTACTATATTCGTAAACGCAGATGACCCAGATGATGCATGTTTTGTAGTGTTAAACGATCTTATTAAAATTATTATGAAGCAAAATCCATCAATAGACATGAGAATAGCCTGCATAGAAATTAGAAGAAAATCCAGAATAGATAAAATATACGAATTATGAAAAGAAATTACGATGACCCCGCATACGAGAGCTTTAGGAAAGCCGTGTTAAATCGGGACAAAAGAAAGTGTATGATGCCGGGATGTGGGAAAAAGCTATCCTTACAAGTACACCATATTAAAAAGTGGTCTAGAGCCAGCGCATTAAGATATGACGTTTCAAATGGTATAACATTATGTAGGAAGTGCCATGACTCAATAAAGGGTTATGAACACCAATACGAATCATTATTTAGGATTATAGTCGATGACGTATAAAGTTGCTCCACCATTCACTGTTATAAAAGACACCAGAGAGCAGGACGGCTATTTTTTTAGCGAGTTCAATACTTGCGCTGGAATGATAGATCAAAAGCTGGATACTGGTGATTATTCCATACTTGGAATGGAAGACAAAATATGTATAGAAAGAAAGGGTTGCGTTGAGGAACTAGCAGTTAATCTAGGACAAAAGAAACATGCATTCTTAGCTGAAGTAGAGCGAATGACACCATTCCCTCATAAATTTATTGTCTTAGAATTTTCTTTAGAAGACCTCATCAAGTTCCCTGACGAAACAAGAATACCAGTTAAGAACAAGGGAGCTTTGAAGATTACTGGTAAATATATGTTAAAATGTTTGTTTGAATTTCAGCTATATAACAACGTTCAAATATTATTTTGTGGTAATAAATATAATGCTTTTCTTGCAGTCAGTAGTATACTAAAAAGAGTAAATGAAATGTACACAATAGGGAGGAAGAAATGATGGAACCAGAACTATTGAAAGATTTTCATGACTATGGAGCTAATATTGCCACAAGGGAAATATTTCTTCACAATCATTACCATTCTGAAGATAATCAAAATCCCGGCGTTGAATATAGGATGTCTAATACCTTCATTAAGAACTTAAGGGCATTAGATATGAGAAGCAATGCAAATATAACTATTCATTGCCATAGCATTGGTGGCGAATGGGCTGATGGTATGGCGATATATGATGCTATACAGATGTGTAGATCATATGTTACTATTATCATATATGGTCAAGCTGAATCTATGAGTAGTATTTTTATGCAAGCCGCAGATTACAGATATATGACTCCCAATTCTCATTTTATGTCTCATTATGGCTCTGTTGATATTAATACTGATTATTTAAGTGCTATAAGCGAGTCTGACTATCATAGAACTACTGCTGATACTATGTTTAATGTATATGCTGGTAGATGCGTAGAGGGCAAATTCTTCTATGAAAAGTTTGGTAAGAAGCCAAGCGTCAAGCAGGTTCGTCAGTACTTAATAAGAAAGCTAAAGTCTGGAGATTGGTATTTAAACGCAGAACAAGCTGTTTATTATGGTTTTGCTGATTCTATATTACGGAACTGGCATTTCACAGAATGAAAAAAGATAATCTTAAAACAATAGATGAGGCATGGTTAGGATTAGATGTCATAGAAGCTGACATTTTTAATCCTATGTCTATTATTAACCCATCAGATGATGACTTTCATCTTAAGTTGTCTTGGTTAATGAGTAGACCCGAATATCTACCATTTTTATGTCATCAAGTACTTAATATACAGCTTTTACCATCTCAGTCATTAATTATGCATGAGTTGTGGAATAGAAAGTTCCCCATGTTAATTGGTAGTCGAGGTCTTGGTAAGTCGTTCCAGTTAGCCCTTTATTCTATATTAAGAGCTATGTTAATGCCCAAACGAAAGATTGTTATTGTTGGTGCTGCATTTAGACAGTCCAAGGTTTTATTTGAATACATGGAAACTATCTGGCGTAATGCCCCAATGTTAAGAGATATGTGTGATGGCAATAGCGGCCCCACTAGAGATGTTGACAGATGTACTATGAGGATTAATGAGAGTGTTATAACCTGTTTGCCACTAGGTGACGGTCAAAAGATTAGAGGTCAACGCGCTAACGATATCGTTGCAGACGAATTTGCTTCTATTCCTAGAGATATATTCGAAAATGTAGTCGCGGGCTTTGCTGCTGTTAGTGCTGATCCTGTGCAAAATGTTAAGAGAATATCCGCAAGAAAGAAGGCGGCAGAGCTTGGAATAGAAATAGAAACTGAAGAAGAGAATACAGAGATAAAAGATAATCAAATTATTCTTTCTGGTACTGCTTATTATGATTTTAATCATTTTGCTACCTACTGGAAAAAGTGGAAAGCTATTATAAAAAGTCGTGGAAATAGAGCCAAGTTAACCGAAGTATTTAGTGGAGAACAACCCCCAGATACATTTGATTGGCGACAATATTCTATAATAAGAATACCATATGAACTATTACCAGTTGGCTTTATGGATGCTGATCAAGTGGCAAGATCAAAAGCCACAGTACATGCTGGTATTTATCAGATGGAATATGGGGCTTGTTTTACTAGGGATAGTCAGGGCTTCTTTAAAAGATCATTAATAGAGTCTTGCGTTGTTGGTAGTAATGAGAATCCCGTTATGGACTCTAAGGGCGACATTATAAAATTTGAGGCATGTCTTATTGGTGAGACAAATAAAAGATATGTTTTTGGTGTTGACCCCGCATCTGAAGTAGATAATTTTAGTATTGTAGTCTTAGAGATTGGCGGAGATTATCGTAAGATAGTTCATTGCTGGACAACAACAAGACAAGAGCATAAAGAGAAAGTAAAGAAGGGATATGCTAAAGAATCAGATTTCTATGCATATTGTGCGAGAAAAATTAGGGACTTAATGAGACTCTTCCCATGCGTTCATATTTCTATGGATGCTCAAGGTGGTGGTGTTGCAATTATGGAATCGTTACACGACAAAGATAAAATTAAAGATGATGAAATGCCAATTTGGCCTACTATTGATGATGATAAGCCCAAAGATACAGACGGAGAAAGAGGGTTACACATATTAGAAATGTGTCAATTTGCCAGATATGATTGGCTAGCAGAAGCTAATCACGGAATGAGAAAAGATTTTGAAGATAAAGTTTTGTTATTTCCATTTTTTGATTCTATAACACTTGGATTATCAAGCTCTGAAGATGGTTTAAAAAGCAGAATGTTTGACACTTTAGAAGAGTGCGTCATGGATATAGAAGAACTTAAGGATGAATTATCTATGATCCAGATGACCCAAACATCTAATGGTAGAGACAGATGGGACACTCCAGAGGTTATAGTTGGAACTGGTAGAAAAAGTAAAATGAGAAAAGATAGATATTCTGCACTCTTAATGGCTAATATGGCTGGCAGAATAATACACAGGACTCCAACCCCAGAAACCTATCAGTTTTATGGCGGTTTTGCTACTGGTGGTCATGTTCCAGCAAAAGAAGACGAAAAGCTATATATTGGCCCCAGTTGGTTCTCTGATAACATGAAAGATGTGTATTAAAAAGTAGCATTCCGATTACATTCCAATTAAGGAAAAATTATGAGTGAAGAAGACATGATAACTTGGTCAGATGACAATTTTTCTAGCAAATCTAATGCTATGGAGAGGTTGTCCGACAATATCAACTCTTATTCTGGCTTGAATAAATCTACTGGTAGCGATGCTTATAGAACCTTTATAGACATTGAGCCAAATAGGTCAGTAAGACCCGGTTTTAATAAACTTGATTATTACGCATTTAGACAAACCGAGTCTGTACCCACGCAACAACGACGCATTATTAAGATGTGCATGGATGCTTATGATAAAGTTGGCATTATACGAAATATTATTGACTTAATGGGCGATTTCGGAAGTCAAGGGATAAGTATTGTTCACCCCAATAAAACAGTTGAAAAATTCTACCAACAATGGTTTAAGAGTGTAAATGGGAAAGAAAGATCAGAAAGATTCTTAAATAATCTTTACAAAACTGGCAATGTGATTATGTATCGCAGTTATGCCAATGTGACTCCAGAGCTTGAAAAGTACATGAAGTCTCTAGCAAAGGATATTAAGGTTGAAACTCCAAACATTAAGCAGAATCAGATTCCTTGGAGATATAACTTCTTTAGTCCTCTTAGTGTAGAGTTAAAAGATGGTAAGTTAGCACTGTTCATGGGTATCTCAAATTATACCTTGAGTGCTGGAACATTCTTAGATACTTTTCAGTCAGGCTCACTTCCCAACGATGTTCTTGATAGCTTGCCAACTGATATTAAGAAGGCATTGCTAAACAAAGAAAAAAGAATCCCACTTGATTCAGAAAGACTTTGCGTTTTTCATTATAAGAAAGATGATTGGCAGATGTGGGCAAATCCCATGATCTATGCTATCCTAGATGATATTATTATGTTAGAAAAAATGAGATTAGCAGATATGTCCGCTTTGGATGGTGCTATATCTAATATTCGTCTATGGACACTTGGCAATCTTGAGCATAAAATTTTACCCAACAAAACAGCTATTAATAAATTACGAGATATTCTATCCAGTAATGTTGGTGGTGGCACGATGGAATTAGTTTGGGGGCCAGAACTATCCTTCAAAGAATCTAGCAGTGAAGTATACAAATTCCTTGGTTCTGAAAAATATACTTCGGTACTCAATAGTATATATGCTGGGTTGGGTGTTCCTCCAACATTAACTGGTATGGCTACTGGCGGTGGCGGCTTTACTAATAACTTCATTTCGCTCAAAACTCTAGTAGAAAGACTTCAGTATGGTAGAGATCAGTTAACTAGATTTTGGGAAAAAGAAATTGAAATGGTTAGACAGGCTATGGGTTTTAGATACAAAGCCTATATTCAGTTTGATCAAATGACTTTATCAGACGAAGCCGCAGAGAAAGCTCTTCTATTACAACTTGTGGATAGAGATATCATCAGTCAAGAGACTGTTCTTGAAAGATTTAAGGAGATTCCTCAGATCGAAAAGATTAGACTACAAAGAGAATTTGACGAGAGGCAGGGCGAAGATACTCCAGATAAAGCTGGACCATTCCATAATGCTAATCATAAAATGGATCTTGAAAAGATTGCTTTACAAGGAGGAAAAGTTAATCCACAGGATGTTGGTTTAAAGACCAGTGTTCCAAAAGATATCTTGATGCCAAAACCAGTAGCACCCGGTGGAGGTCTTCCTAATGCGCCTAAACCTAGCAATCCAAACGGCAGACCACAATTTAAAAAAGATAATGGACCAAGAAAGCAAAGAGTAGCAACGCCAAAAAAGAAACCGGGAGTAGCTGAATTTGTATATTGGGCAGAAGAAAGTTGGAAAGAAATCTCAGACGTTCTTACTGACGCATATCTAAATTCTAAATCTAAAAAGAACTTAAGGCAGCTAACAAAGTCAGAAGTAAAAGAGCTTGAAAAATTAAAAGTAGATGTTCTAACTAATGTAGATATAATGTCTGAAGTAAATGCTACTTCAATAAGAGATATACTTAGTGAGAATAGAAAAACCCCTATGGTATTTGCTAGCGTTCTACAAGAAGAAAGTATTAATCCAGAGTTCATGAATATTGACAAGTATAGAATGCGTGTCATAAGTTTATATATCCAATCACAATTAGCAGAAATGGAAGAATAAGATGGCAGCTGCAAAATATGATTTTGATGTTGAACAGGGTTCTTCTTACAACCTAACATTCATTTATAAAAATAATGCAGGCACACCAATTGATATTACTAACTGGTGCGCCAGAATGCTAATTACGACCAGCGATAATCAAACAATAACTTATACCTCTGGAAACTCTAATTCAGACTATAAAATGTCTATAGATGGAGTCAATGGTAAGATCACTCTTATGTTACCAGCTTCTACCACCAATAATTTTACATTCAAAACAGCAAAATATGATTTTGAGTTAGAATCAAATGATATCTTCTATACTAACGGCGGTCAGTATACTACCAGAGTTTTATTTGGTCTTATAACAATTATCAAAAGAAATAGCAAAAATTCTACCCAAATGGAGTGCTAAATGAGCAACTACACTATAGAAGTCACTGAAAATGTAGTTAATCTTGATGTTCTCAAAGATCATGATGTTATTATAGAGATAAAATCCTCTGATAACTTTATTACATTTGATACCCCCAGCGGCTATCCTATATTATTTACTAGCGGAACTCTTCCCGTTAGTAGAGTTGGTAGTGGATACTTAATTGAAAATTTAACTAGCGGTAATACTATAGTTAGAACATTTGGTGATCAAGTAGTAAGTGGCTCTAAAATATTCAATGGAGATATTATATCTTCTGGAAATTCATCTTTCAAATTTCAGCCAACTTCACTAGCTCCATCTTATTTTCCAGTACTAATATCTGACCCATCGACTTTTTCTCGTCAAGTCTACACAAGAACTTCTTCTCAAGTTAAGTCTGATTTTGGACTTAACAATGTACAAAATATTGCGTTATCTGGCTTAAATTTTTCTGCTGGTAGCGGCTTAGTTGGTGGTGGTGATTTATCGGCTAGCAGAAGTTTTGATATTGGTGCTGGCGACGGCATTTCTGTTGGTGCTGATAGTATTTCGGTTGATTCTACCGTTGTCAGAGCTAATAACATAGATCAAAGTATTAGTGGAATAAAAAGTTTTATTAATACCTCTGGCACAAGATTTACTACTGGTGGATCATCAAGTAAAGATATTATACTTAGACCAGTTAGCGGTGTAACATCTAACAATTCTATTACTATTTCTCCGCACACTAATATAGTTTCTAATAGAACTTACCATCTTCCAGAAGCCGGTGCTGATGCGGACTTCGTTATGACCGCTGGTAGTCAAATTATTACCGGATCAAAAGCTTTTACTAGCTCCATAATATTTAACAGCGGCACATTTAATTCTCTTAGAGTTGGAGCTACACCCGTTGCACTTAGCGGACACACTCATACTAGTTTTGCATATCTTAATATAGGATCTCCTAATATAACCAATTATTTAACCATACAAGTTCCCGGCGGTTATGCTGCTGGCGTTTATCAAGATAATGCATTTTTTCAAATAATTAATAATGATTCTGGAGATACTGTTTTTGGTGTTGATGGATATGGCAGAATAATTTTTGGCACAATTGACGCTTATAATGTCAATGGTTTAAATGATGCTATATCTTTACAAATCCCAACAAGCATAGTTTATACTTCTGGCAATCAAAGTATTAGTGGCGTAAAAACTTTTACCAATAATATAAACGTTAGCGGATTAATAACAGCTAATAGTGGAAACTTTACAAATAGTCTCAACGTTAATGGCACTAGTGTCAGTATTAGTGGCCATACCCACACCTCCTCAAACATAACAGATTTCAATAGTAGTGTTAGCGGATTATTACCAATAACATTATTAACCGCTGGTAGTGGTATTGGTATATCTGGCGTTGGTTCTAATTATACAATATCTACTACTGGAACATTTGGTTTAACTCAAACTCAAGTAGATTCTAGAGTAAATACTTTAACTAGTGGAATTTATGCTCCTCTCACTGGAGCTGTTTTTACTGGTATCATTAGTGGACCAAGTGGTAGTTTTACATCTTTAAAAGTATCTAATGTCGATGTTTCTGTTAGTGGACATACTCACAATATATCTGATATTACATCGCTACAAACAACTCTTGACAACAAACAGCCATCTGGAAATTATGCCCTTAGCTCTCATAATCATATATCCAGCAATATAACAGATTTTAATACTAGTGTAAGTGGATTAGTGAATGGTATATATGCCCCATTAAGTAGTCCATCACTTACAGGAACTCCATTAACTCCAACAGCAAATGCTGGAACTAATAATACTCAAATTGCTAGTACAGCATTTGTTCGCACAGAAATAAGTAATTTAGTGGCTTCTGCTCCAACTGCACTAGATACTCTCAACGAATTAGCAACTGCTTTAGGTAATGATGCTAATTTCTCTACCACCGTCACAAATAATCTTGCTGGAAAAGCTAATCTAAGTGGTGCAACATTTACTGGAAGTATTAGTGGCCCCAGCGGAAACTTTACTTCACTAAAAGTTAACAATGTTGATGTTAGTGCTAATGGTCATACTCACACATCTTCTGACATTACTAATTTTAACTCAGCCGTCAGCGGTTTGCTTCCAACTATAGCCAATAGTGGTGACAATAGATTACTAACCAGCACCGGATCAACTGTTGGGATTAATGCTGAAAGTAATTTAACATTTAATGGGTCTTTGTTAGCAGTTAGTGGTAATCTGGTCGCTAATACTGGTACTATTAATAGTTTAAACTTTAATAATATTGGAGATCCCGACCTTTCAATAAGACAATTAGCTTGGAATAATAGCGAGGGAAGTTTGGCTGTAGGCTTAAGTGATACTTATGAAATGTTTCTTGGTGGAGAATTACATTACAGAGTAAGAAACAATACTGGTTCCTCAATATTAGCCGGTACAGCAGTTTACGCAACAGGATTAACTCCGGGAGGAAATAATAGAATAGAAATTGCTCCCAAAGCTGCTGACGGATCAATAAGAGAAGTTCGATTTATGGGTCTGGTCACAGAAAATATTGATAACGGAGTTAATGGATTTACAACTCACTTTGGATATATCAGAAATATTGACACTAGGGGTGATTATGCTGCTAACGGAGCAACTAATAAAGTATGGGCCTCTGGTGAGCCTGTCTGGGCAGAAGGAGATATTCTTTATATTCATCCCACGGCAGAAGGTAAATTAACTAAAATAGAGCCAAAGCATAGTATTAGTGTTGCTATAATTCTTAATCGTCATCAAAATCAAGGCAAGCTTTTTGTTAGACCAACTAGTTATGGTCATTTGGGTGATAATCACGATGTTGACGTAAGCGGAGCAACAAACGGTCAGTTTCTACAATACAACTCTACTACAGATTATTGGGTTCCTAGTAGTAGCGGAAACTTTACTTCTTTAAGTGTAAATAGCACCGGGGTAAGCATTAGTGGCCATACTCACTCATCATCAAATATTACCGATTTCAATAGTAGCGTAAGTGGACTACTACCAGTAGGAACTGCTAATTATTTAAGCAAGTTTGGAACTGGTGGTAGTGGACTAAGTAATAGTTTAATTTATGATAATGGAACTAATGTTGGCATAGGAACAACATCGCCGTCTTATCAATTAGATGTTACTGGATCTGGAAGATTCCTTTCTGGATCAAACTCAATAATAATAGATCCATCCGGTAGGAGCATTAATGCATCTACCACTGATATATTCTTAAAAGCAAATAACAAAACTATATTCAGAGGCTTAGATGCTAACGCTTGGAGCGACAATGTAAATACTACATATTTTCAAGTTGGAACATTTAATGCCAATTGCGCTTTTGCTTCCCAGAGTGCTAATCCATTCACAAGATTAGGATTTTCTGCTAGTAATTTTCATTTTACTCCTAATTATATTAATACTGTAGCTGCCCCAACGGCTATGTTCCAAATTGATGGAGCATCTACAACGGGAAATTTGGTTGTCACTTCTGCCGGTAGCGTTGGCGTGGGAACAACAACTCCGTCTAAAAAACTAGATGTCATTGGAGATGCTAGAGTTAGCGGAGTACTAAATCTAGTCAATGCATCAGATTCAACGGATAGATCAATAGCTGTTACTTCTAATAATATGACATTCGCTGGGGTTCATGGTATATTCGAATATAGCGTTGGTCTTAGAGGTAGTAGAGGTTCGGCCTGTGGTCTAGAAAGCAATGCTACAAATGGATATCTAGCATTAGCGGCTGGTGGTTCAGAAAAAGTACGTATTGCTACTGATGGAAAAGTAGGAATTGGAACCACTACTCCAAGTGGACAATTACACGTTGTTGGAACTGGTTTATTTACTAATATTGACATCAACGGATCAGTACTTGTTGGGTCTGCATCATTAACAGTAAATGGTGGGATTTTGACTCAAGGAGCATTTGTACGAACATCTATATTTAGTCTTTATGGTGACAACAATACAAAAATATATAAGCCAGATGGTTCTACTTTGGGCTATAGTGTGAGTAGTTCTAGCTATAAACATTCTTTTGGATATGATCTTACTGGAAATCATAATTCATGGGCTACTATTAGCTCTAGCGGCTTGACTATTGGGAGTAGTACACTGTCAAGCTCCAATCTACCTAGTATAATAAATAACACAAATCTATATTTATGGTCAAATTTTAACTAAGAGGTGAAATATGGCAGTGTCCCCACAATTCGCAGTAATTCCAAGATTATCAATAGTTCAAGCCTCTGGTGCTAATACCGCCACTGACGGCACAGGAACTTTAGCAACATTGATAACAGCCGGTTTTAGTGGAACAAAAATATATGAAGTTGTAGTAGATGCAGCATCAACAACAACCGCCGGAATGGTCAGATTGTTCGTTAATGATGGTACTAATAATAGACTATTTGATGAGTTTAACGTTTCTGCAACAACAGCATCTTCAACAGTGCCAACATTCAGAACATCTAAGAGTTATTCTAATTTAGTACTACCAAGCGGCTATGGATTAAGAGCATCAACACACAATGCTGAAACATTTAACGTATATGCATTTGGAGCAGACTTATGAATGATGGTATCCTAGGACAGAAGAAACAAAACCTTTTTAGCTTTAGTAGTTACCCAACTCTTACTAAAGATGAAAATAACTTTTCATTATCTAATGATGCTAATGTTATACGCTTGAGTTCAGATGCTACAAGAAGCATAACGGGCTTTGGTGCTTTACAAAGTTCGTCAGTTACTATTTATAATGTTGGCTCTTATGATATTAGAATAGTTCATCAGTCTGCAAATAGCTTTGAGACAAATAGAGTTATTAGTGCTACCGGAAGTGATCTTGTTATCGGGCCTAATGATAGTCTAACGTTAGTATATGATAACGTGTCGTTAAGATGGAGAAGTGGTGGTGCTGTAAAGGTAGACTCTATATCTGGTCAGGCTGGTGTTTATAGTTTTTACAGAAATTCTGGTCCTAGTGATGCTACTTTTGTTAGTGCCGGAAGCTGGACTTGGAATATTCCTTCTGGCGCAAAATTGATTACTATTGACGCTATTGGTGCTGGTCAAGGTGGAGGTAGTGGTAGAAGAGGTGCTGCTGGAACTGCTAGAGGTGGTGGCGGTGGTGGTGCTGGTGGTGGTCGAAGTATGTTTACTATTCCAGTTGTTGAACTTGGTGGAAATACTAATCTAACTATCGTAGTAGCTGCTGGTGGTGCTGGTGCTGCTGCCGTTGCTGTTAATGATACTAATGGTAATACTCCTGCTGCTACTTTTGCTACTGTTGTTAGAATCACAGCAACATCCAAAGTTTTAATTTATATCTGGAGAACTAACGGTGCTGGTGGTGGAACAACCACTGGTGGAGCGGCTGGCTATTCAGATTGGACTAATATGTGGATCGGTAGTCAGGGCGGTGCTGGAAGTAATAGTTCTACTGCTGCTGGAGGTTCTTTTTCAATTGCTGCGGCGTGTGGTGGTGGTGGTGGTGGTGGTATTGGAGCAGATAATGTTGCTGGTGCTGGAGGCGGAACAGTAAGCGAAGAAATTGCTAGAGGAGCCGCAGCTGTAGCTTTCGGAACTGCTGGCGGCGGTGCTGGTGTTTCTGCCCCAACATATATTCCCGGCGGTGCTGGAGGTGGAGGTTCTGGTGGTGGTGGTAATGCTAGCGGTGTTGGTGGAAATGGTGGTAATGGGGCTTTTCCCGGCGGTGGTGGTGGCGGTGGTGGTGCTAGCTTAAACGGTTTTGCTAGCGGTGCTGGAGGCAATGGTGCTGACGGCTTTGTTAAAATCTACGTGTGGTACTAATTATGATACAAACAACAGAAAATACAACATCGATTGCTATTGTTAGACAAGAAGACAATAAAGTGCTAACCTTTATAAGAATGGACTATCCAGAAGGGTGGGAACCAGAAGAAGGTTATTATGCTATTGGAGATGATCTACTTCCAGAAGGTTGGGAGCGTATTCCTCCAGAGCCAGAAAAAGTTCCAGATAGTGTAACCGCTACACAAATAAGATTGTGGTTAGTAACTCACGGAATTAGTTTACAAGCTATTGACTTGACAATAGATAGTATAGAAGATACTCAAACTAGAGATATTGTTAGAGTTCAGTGGGAATATGCTCCATATGTTGAAAGAAAACACTTTATGATTAATACATTAGGTGCTGCTCTTGGATTTTCATCAGAACAAATAGATAATGCATTCATAGAAGCTAGTAAATTATAGAGGACTTATGGCCGGAATAATAACTTCATCGTCGGTTGGATTTAATCCTTTAACAGCTTTTACAACTAATTGCTCATTTTGGTTAGACGCTGATGATCTAACCACAATGACGCTTAGTGGATCTAGTGTTACTGAATGGAGAGATAAGGCTAGAAATCTAAGCTTTACTATTGGAACTGGCTCTAATGATGGCAATCGTTCTCCTCCTATTTTAAGTAGTAGAAATGGAAGGGGTGCTGTTCAGTTTAATGGTACTAATACTATTTTACGAAATGCGACCGGTGATCTTACCCCTTTGAATAGGACAATATTTGTTGTCATTGAAAAGGGGAGCGGATCTGATACTAACGGAGAAGCCGCAATATCTTTATGCCAAAAAGACTCTACTTTATATGGATATTTCACAACATTTGGCTTTGTTACTGGATATCCTTATAATAGTAAAAGAGTAGATTTGGCCGGTGCTACTGCTAGATGGTATGAATATACCTTTAATACTGGCGATTTAGTTTTAATGAGAAGTCAAAATAGAGATGATACTTATTTAAGTGGAACGTTTGTTGATTCTCAATTATATGTTAATAAGACTATAGTTACTAGAACCACCAATATAATAGGTGGTTTTATGACATCATTCACTAGGGGTATAATTCTTGGTGGAACCGATGGTAGATTAGCAAGTGGTTTTTATGGAAATTACTTTTCTGGAAAAATTTGTGAAGTAATATGTTTTGATAATATTCTTTCATCACAAGAATCTGAGATTGTAGAAAATTACTTGAGTAGAAAGTGGGGGTTGGGATTGTCTGGTAGCGATGATCCAGCACAAGATATAGCCTCTATTTCTATTCCACAATACTCTATTGATACTTATCCAGTAAATATTGATCAATTTATTCAAGATATAGCGTCACCGAATAATATTTCTGGTTGTCAACTATGGTTAGACGGAAGTGATCTCTCTAGCATTTCTTTATCTGGTGTTTATGCAACTCAATGGAATGATAAGAGCGGATATAATAGACATATGGTTGAACAATCTACTAGTGCGCCCACATTGCAAGCTAGTGGCCTCAGTAATAAAAATGTTATTAATTTTTCTGCTACAGCTAAAATGTCTATTCCAAATAGTAGTGGATCATTTAACTTTCTACACAATACAACTGGTGGCACAATTATATATGTGGTAAAGCCATTTGCTATTGATAACAATGCACAGTATGGCAGGTTTTTGCATAATGATGATAATGCAAGTAATAATATTGGTTTTAATATCTTTTTTGATGATAGACCGGCTACTTTAGGTGCTAGCAATAGTTTAAGATGTGGTATAACTAGAGGAGTTGGTGGTACTAGTACGGCAGACTATTTGGTAAATAATGTAATACCAGAAATGAATAAATTTGTTTTACAGTCTGTCATGTTTAATAGCAATGAAGCAGTTGCTAGAAATCGAATAAAGACATTTACTAATAGCAAACAAAATGCTGGTTCAAATTCATCTACCAACGCTCCATCGTCTTCCCTAACCTCAACTATTAACCTTACTTTAGGATCGGCAAATTCTGATAGTTTTACAGGACAACTTGCAGAGTTAATAATATATTCTGGTTCTTTATCTTCTTATGACTTGTTAAGAGTAGAAAGATATTTAGCAAAAAAGTGGGCAACTCAAACAAACTCTTCTTGTAAGTTGTGGGCTGATTGTAGTGATCTATCTACTTTAAAACAAAATAGTGATGGCACAGGAGCAGTAATATCATCTGGAGATCCGGTTGGTTATATTTTAGACAAGAGTGGTAATGGAAATCATCTTATTCAGCCAACAGCTTCCTCAAAACCATTTCTTGATACTACTACATTTAATGGCTTACCTTCTGCTAATTTTGAAGCCCCTCAATTTATGTATAGTGACTCACTGACTATTTTAAATGGCAGCGATAAGCCCGCTACTGTTATCATGGTTTGCAAGCCCAAACGATTTGTTGTGAATGGGAGTATATTTGCTTTTACTAGATATGATAGTAATATTCCTTATTTTACCCTTTGGGGGCAAGTGGGTGGCGGTAGGGGAGAAACTGGATACGTGGACATAAGAACAAGAGCAGATGATTTAACTAATAAATCAGCAGTCTCAGCTTATACTTCTCAGCTTACTACAGAGCCAGTTATCTTTACAATTAAAATCGATGGATTAAAAGTTCATGCCAGACAAAATGGTTTAATTGTTCTCAATAATTCTGACATAGATGTTAATAGTAAAACTCAAAATAGATTTAGTATTAATGTTAATGCTAACTCTGCGATAGGTTTTCATCAAAATATTACTCTTGGAGAAGTATTAGTATTTGACAGCGCACTAACAGATACTCAAATTTCTTCGTTAGAAAAATATCTTAGTAAAAAATGGGGCATTGGAATAGAAAGGCCAACATCAAGTCATAAAGAAGTAAAAAACTATATTAATAGAGTATATGCTAACGGCGGATTGATTAGTCAAGAAACTATAAATAAGGTAACTGATTTTTGTTACGATATAGATAATGCTGGATTGCGAAACAAAATGTGGAGAACAAACTTATTTTGTGGAAACAATCTTAATGCCGCACTTGTTCCACTATACAGAGGTCCAACTCCTGTTGATCAATTCTATGGTAATCCCGTTGATGTTAATTCTGGACCATTTACTGGACCAGACTATAACGAAAGGGGCCAGCAAGGCGGATTAAGAAGTGACAGACGAAGTAAATATTTAAATACCGGATTTAGATGTGATACTATTCCATATACTGATACCCACTTGTCATTTCATGCTAGACCGCCAAATACCACAGCGATGATAGCTTCTCCAACTGGTATTACTGGATGCTCATTATGGTTAGATGCTAGTGACGCAACATCAGTTTTACTTAATGGTAGTGCAGTTTCTGGATGGAATGATAAAAGCGGTAACTCCAGACACTTCATTCAAAATTCTGGAGTTTGCCAACCCACTTATGTTACATCTAGTATTAACTCTAAAAATATAATTAGATTTGATGGTACTAATGATTTTATGATTGGTAGTTCTGGCTGTAATAGTTTGCTACAAAATTTAGGAAACTATACTATATTAACAGTATATAAACCAACTAATTTGACTAGTCAGAATCGCACAATAATAGCGGACACATATGGACTAGGCAGTGAACTATGGAGTGTTGTAACCCCCACCATACAAAATACTGCGGGTTCTAATGGCGTTTGGAATAGTGGCACTTTGACAATGAGCAATACTGCTATTGGGACAAATGCTGGATATCCAAGATTTGACTTTGGTTTTCCAAGTATGGTTGCTGGAAGAATCTATACAGTGTCTGGCACATTAACTGGTGATATTACTGGATTACAAGCCGGATCACCAATTAGATTATCAACAGCTGGGAATAATAACTATATAACATATGAACCATCTACTGGAAAGTTTTTTGGTACAGTAGCAGCAGCAGCAACCGTTGGCATAGAAATTATATTGGATGGTACAAAATTATCCAGTGTTAGTATATCTGGAATCTCTATCAAAGAAACATCATTACGAAACAGATTATATACTAATATTAATAGCTCTTTTTCACAGGGCGTTAAGCGTACCACATCAGATGTACTTGGTGTTCTTTCTACTAACAATACTATGGTCGTTGGCACTACTTACTTATTTAGTTCTTGGTTTTCTCCAAATAGCCAAAAATCATCTATTTATTTTGCTGGCGAGTTAGATAATATTGGTACAGGATATCACGGTCTTGGAAATACTGATAACACAGCTTCTTATGAAGTTGTTATAGGATCTATAGGTTCACTATATAATAGCCCCGGTTGTGAAATGCTTCAAGGCGATCTTGCAGAATTAGTGATATATAATAAAAAACTTAGTGATGATGAAATGACTAGCCTTACCAAATATTTTGCTAATAAGTGGGGGCTTACTGGTATGGGAGTTATGTGTGGACCAACTATGGGAAGTTTTATGGGTGGTACTCCAGACGCTTCAGTATGGTATGCTAACCAATATAGGCTTAGTTTAGATTATAATAGTGTAACAACTAATACTTTAGTCGGGGGAATTTTAGCTGGTAATTCTCAAGCTTCTCAATCTTCACGATCAGTAAATAATGGTGGACACTTTGTTGTTAGTAGAAGTGGCAATTCAGATATTAGATCGTATGACGATGGTACTCAAATAGGATTTAGCTCCACCGTTCCAACTTCTGGATTTTTTCAAACCAGCGTTCCCATCTTCGTATTTGCAGTTTCTAATTTTGCATCAACACTACAGAGTGGTCCACCAAACACATTCATTGGATATGGTGGAGGATATAGTATAGGAAATTATTTATCACCAACAGAAGTTAGTACATTTAGTAGAATTATGAATAAATTTCAAGCTTCACTAGGGAGAATATGATATGAGTATTTTAGATGGTAATGTTCAACCAAACTTAGCAGAACAATCTGCCAAGCAAATAATCAATCAAGCTCGTCAGACATTTCATCAAATAACTGACTCTTTTAATGATGGTACGGTCTTATTTTGGAGCAATCCTTATGGATTAAAACCATCAGAAATTGCTGAAGCCCTTGGACCAAACGCGGTGGAAGTATTTAAATTACACTATGCTTTAGGCCAATTTATTGCTAGTATAAAGCCCGAAGCAATATATAATTCATTATCTTTAGTTGGTCAATTTACTATGAATGAAGATGGAACTGTAACAGTTATCGATAATGATAACCTCCCGCCGGTTACTCCTCAAGATTTTAATGCCTCACTAACTGGTGATCGTTAAGTAATCAATTTAATATGTTTATACGATTTTTGTGTATATTATCTTGAGAGACACCAAGGAAAAAATATGAAGATATATGCACAAGAAATAGCTGACGGAGTATCAGAACGTATCAAAAGTGATACGACTGTAGCTTATTGTTCGCAAGCTGTGTTAACAACCGAAACAAATTCAATTAAGAGATTGATTGATAAAGTAAAGGCTTCTAGCAATCCTAATCAAATTGATCTTTACTATATCAAATCAATTCTTGTTTCTACTGGGTGGAATAAAAACGACGATGTTTTCGATCCGCAGCAAACTTGGGCGGCTCGTAGTACCCCAGAAGATAAACAATTCAACTTAATGCATAATGAAAATGACATCATAGGACATATCACTGGAAGTTATGTTGTTGATCAAGATGGCAATAAAATCGGCGCAACTGAAAATGATGACGCCCCATCTCAGTTCGATATCGTAACCGAAGCTGTAATTTATAACAGCTGGACTAATCCAGAGAACAGAGAGAGGATGAGTAAGATTATATCAGAGATAGAGCAAGGCAAGTGGTTCGTTTCGATGGAATGTTTATTCGCCGGTTTTGATTACTCCGTTAAAGACACCTCTGGTCAAACCAAGGTTATAGCACGAAGTGAAGACTCGGCATTTTTAACAAAACATCTTAGAGCATACGGTGGAACCGGAGAATACGAAGGCTATCAAATTGGTAGATTATTGAGAGATATTTCTTTTTCTGGTAAGGGTTTAGTATCCAGACCAGCAAATCCTAGAAGTATAATTCTTGATTCTAGCAAGGCTTTCTCTGTTAATGAAGAACAAACTATTTCCAATGTTTCAGAAGGAGAAGTTAATATGTCAGAAAACATCGAAGAGAAGCAGCTAGATACTGCCCCAGTGGTAGAAGAAGCTGTACAAGTTGTAGCCGAAGAAGTCAAGGTTGAAAATAATACTTCAGAATTAGAGGCCGCTTTAGCTGCTAAAGATACTGAAATTCAAGCTTATGCTTCAAAGGTAACAACATTAGAAGAGACTATTGCTAACTTACAAAAAGATTTAGCAGCAGTGAACAAGGATATGGAAGAAATGAAGAAAAAGGAAAAAGATCGTAGCCGTAAAGAAAAATTAGTTATGGCCGGTTTTGAAGATGCAGAAGCCGACGAATCGCTCTCGCTATATGACGCATTAAGTGACGAAGCTTTTGAAGCTGTTGTTGCTGCAATGAAGAAGAAGTGGGGAGCAATGAAGGACAAGATGATGAAAGAAGATAAAGAAGAAAAGAAGGAAATGGCTTCAGAAGTCGCTGCTACAGAAGAAAAGACTGAAGTAGCAGAAGAGTCAACTGCTCAACTTTTTGAAGAAGTTAAATCAACAGAAGCCACTCTCGTAGATGCTTCTGATGAAGGTGAAGAAATAGAGGCCACAAGAGCTAGTGTGGCAGAGTGGCTAACAAACAACGTTTTACGTAATAAGTGATAAAAGGAGAAAAACTATGGCCCTAAAAGCAGATAGATATGAGCTTCAAACTGATATCAGTTTCTTCTACAATGCCGGGACAGCAAATCGCGGCGGTGTAGTATGTCATGATACAGCTGGTTCGGGTGCAGCTATGGATCAAGGTGTTAACCTTGTTAAGTATGCTACATCAGGCGTTCCAGTTGGCGTTTTATTAAATGATGTAGTAAATAAGGATCTAACCCGTACTCATCTTAATCAGTATAAGGATGAAGTTCAGAAGGGTGGTAAGGTTACAGTACTCCGCAAGGGTTATGTTGTAACTAACAGCGTCACTGGAACACCTAGTGCCGGTGCAACAGCTTATCGCTGCACAGTAACTGCTGGAAATTTCAGCACAGTTGCTAGCGGCAATGCTGTTGGTGGATTCATGACCAGCAAAGATGCTGACGGTTATGCCAAAGTCGAAGTAAACCTTCCCTGACTAATATAAACAAGGAGAATTAAACATGCCAATAACTGAAAGACCCAGCGATGATTTTATCGCTCTCCTACGTAAGTCAGGGGATGCCGATATCAATGTGGCTATGGCCGCTCAACGTGAGTTTGCCAAAGCACTAGAACTCCCACTCCGTAAGGGCGTTTTAGTCGGTAATGTACTCGGTAATATTTTCGAAACCATCAATGTAGAAGCCGGTTCAACAACCGAATTCCCTCTTGATCTTATCTCCCCCGGCCTTGAAGGTGAGCATGTTGCTTACACCAATCCCGGTCACGGTAGAATCCCAGAGCGTTCGGTCGAAGGCGACTACGTGATGATCCCCACCTACACAATCGCATCATCGGTTGATTATCTTCTTCGCTTTGCCCGCGAAGCCAGATGGGACATCGTTGGTCGCGCAATGCAGGTGATGGAAGCCGGTTTCACCAAGAAGATGAACGATGACGGCTGGCACACTCTTCTCGCCGCTGGCGTTGATCGTAACATCCTAGTCTATGATGCTGATGCAACAGCTGGTCTATTCTCAAAGAGATTAGTATCACTTATGCAGACAGTCATGCGTAGAAACTCGGGTGGTAATTCGGCATCAGTTGGTCGTGGCCGTCTAACCGATATCTATCTATCGCCAGAAGCTTTAGAAGATATTCGTAACTGGGGTCTAGATCAAGTTGATGATGTGACCCGTCGTGAAATCTACAATGCCGATCCAGCTTCAGCTGTTGTGACCAGAATCTTTGGTGTTAACCTCCATGACCTAGACGAACTAGGTGAAGGTCAGCAATACCAGAACTTCTTCACATCTGATCTTGGTGGTGCATTAGCATCTGGCGGCGACGTTGAACTCGTAGTTGGCCTTGATCAGTCGATGAACGATAGCTTCGTGATGCCTGTTAAGCAGCAGCTACAGGTATTCGAAGATCCAGCCCTACATCGTCAGCAGCGCGCTGGCTACTATGGTTGGGCTGAACTCGGCTTTGGTGTTCTAGATAATCGTAGAGTCATCCTTGGCTCATTCTGATCTAGATATTTAAAGAAGATAGTCACAATTAAAGCCATCTTCAAGCGATTGGGGGTGGCTTTTTTGTGTATAATAAGTTAGATAAAGTTATCCAAGGATACGAATAGGAGAAAAATATGGCCGCACTATCGGATTATCTTGAGTCTGGATTATTGAGCCACATATTTAGAAATACAGCTTTCCCCAGACCTTCTACAATAGCAATTGCATTAACAAGCGGTGTTCCACTTGATTCTGACACGGGTTCCACTATCCCAGAATTAGCTTCTGGAGTAAGAAGTGGTCTTGATTTTGTAACAACAAATTATAAAAGAATTGTTTTGGGGCCACCAGCTACTAGCGGAGATAATACTTGGAATTCAGTTGGAATTGATGCTACTACAGCCTATAGCGTATCTGGAGTAAAATCAAGCGGTACTGTTGTTGGAAATACAACTACTTTTTCAACACAGCCAGAGTATGGATATTTCTATCCAATGTTTATAAACGAGCAGGCCGCAAAAGATTATAGTACATCAAAAGGCGGCAATGGATCAGCAATAGTATATACATTTGCTAAAGAATTTCCATCTGTAACTTTTTATGCTCCGTCAGGCAATAATATTTTTCAGTCTGGAGTTACTCTTAAATCTAACTACCCAGATTATGAAGGCAATGGATTTATCAGAAATAAAAACCAGATGGTATTTAACTCCGCATTTACTGAATGGGGCTGGGTTTCTGGTATAGCTATTTTAGATCATGAAACCGTAGGTTCTGGTAACTTGCTAATGTACGCTAAGTTAACTAACCCACGATATGTTTACCTTGGAGACAACATAAGGTTTGATGCGAATTCGTTAGAAATTAGTCTAAAATAGTTACTGGAGCTTAATATGATATTAAGCAAGTCTCAACTTGTAAATAATATTAACAGTGAGATATCTGATCAATCATATGGTCAAATATCCCCCTACGACATTAGACATAATTTATTAGACATAATAGATTCTGTTCATAATCTCACCTCTTCTCAAGATTTAACATCTCTTAATCTTGCAACTTTTGCGGATGGAAATACTAAAGTTGGTCAGTTAACTTTAGAAAACATTGCGTTAGCTGGATATTCTAGTCAAGATAATACTGCTATTGGCTACTCTGCCTTGAAGTCCAATTACCAGAGCATTAAAAATACAGCTGTTGGATCATATTCTTTATCTTGCAATATCTATGGTCAAAGTAATGTTGCGATAGGATATAATGCCCTTGCTGGCAATACTGTTGGTAATTTAAACGTTGGGCTTGGCAGTTATACTTTACATAATAATAAATCTGGTAATGGCAACATTGCTATTGGTCATGGTGCTGGATACTATGTTGATAAAAATACTAACAATAAGCTATTCATTGCTTACCATCCTATTGATGGAAGTTATATTTGTAGTAACCCAAATGGTTCTGGATTAACTCCATTAGTATATGGCGACCTATCAACAATACAATTAGGTATTGGTGTTAAGCTTTTACACCCATACGGTAAATTGCAAATTGGTGGAGATGTAACACCATCTGGCGACACTGTATTAAATCTAGGTCATCCATTATATAATTGGAAAAATTTATATTTATCAAATTCACTTATATTCTCTAATACTGCATCTATAGGTCAAGATAGTTCATATGGATTATCTGTTAAGGGAATCTTATCACCAACAGTAGATAATTTTTTTACTTTAGGACAATCTGAAAAGAGATGGAGTGCTGGATATTTTAGAAATTTGGTTGTTGATGGTACTGCTAATATAAATAATTTAGTAACTATCAATACTCAAAACTATAGCGGAATATATTTATATCTAGGAACTAATTCTGTACTTAATCCAATATATTCAGATGCTGGATTAATAGGTGGCGGCTTAATATTGAAATCTACAAATAGTAGAGAGTATGCCCTATCTTACTATCCACCAAGTTCTGGTATGCCATGCTTTGTTGGTGAATACGAAAAATCTACCTTCAGAACCAATACTAGTTTTCAAGTCCCAAGTACAGCCTATATCCAAGCCAATAGTTTTATTTCTTATAATGCTAGCGGAGTTAGTAACAACGATTGCTATGGACTATTCTTTAATAGTGGTATAACCTACATATCTAGAAAGAATATTTTAGGATCAAATCCCGGTGCATCTGATGGAGTTCTAGCTGGTATTGGTAATGTAAACTTCTTATCTAACTCTGGTGAGTTGACAAATTATGTTATGTCGGTATCTTCTATTGAATCTGGCGTTAGTGTTAGCCAAAGATTTTTGACGGGAACAAAAATCAGACAAAAAGATTCATCAAATAATAACAAAGATAAGTTAAGTGGATTTGAAATTAAATATATTGATGATTCTAATCTAGGCATAATAGGCCCGCTTACAGATAGGCTAGTAGTAGGATCATATGATCGTACCTCTAAGTTTGTAAATGGTTTGGTCGTTATGAAAAACGATCAAGATGGGTCTGTAATGGGAGTTACGAATATAGCTTCTATTACAGAAAATGTAATACCAAAAACTATTTTTAATGTTAGATCATCAAATAATTGCATTGGTAGATTTACTAGTGAAAATAATGGTAATTACAAAGCTGCTATTCAACTACTAGCAAGAGAAAACTGTGAAGCTAGTGGTGTAGAAATTGCATATCTAAATAATAGTGGCATTGCTGATGTAATTATATATAAGAATTCTAATGCTACTAATTTCATTAGAATGAAAGACATCAACGAAATTGGTATACTTTCTAGTGGAATTACAAACGCTACAATCACAATTGGACATAGCGGTATTGCTAAACTACCAGTTATAAGCTTAAAAGATAGCCTAGGGGTTGGTGATTTAACTGTTAATCCATCTGGAGGTTATGGCAAACTATATAATCTTAGAGCAGAAAAGGGATTTGCTAACCAGTGCAATTCACTATACTTCATGGATGGATCTGGCAACTCTACTGATTTAGTTGTTAATAAGCTTGACAATGTAGATGGTAGGGCTGTTTATGTAGATGGTAGTGGAAATACTTTTGCTGGATATTTATCACCATCTGGAAGAAAGGCTATAACTAGAGCAATTAACAATAATATTTCTTATGGTTATCAAGCTCTTTATAGTATTTTATCTGGCTCTGGTAATTTGGCTATCGGTTATGACTCTCTTTATAATCTATCATCTGGAAATAATAATATTGTAATTGGTGAATCTTCTGCTAGTGGATTAAGGAATACATCTAATAACATTATTATTGGTAACAAATCATTTAATAAAACTGCTGATTTATCCAATACTAGTGGTAATATAATAATTGGTCATAATATTGGTGCTAGTCAAAGTGGATCTTATCAATTTTTACTTGGAAATAGACCAAATGTTGTTTTATTGGAGGGTAGGCTTGGTCCAAACAATACTGATAAATTTTTAAGCTTACCAAGTAGTGGTAGATTATATATTAATAATCATGATAATACCGAAGGATTATGTGTAAAATCTAATCTGATAGAGGTTATTGATAGTGGTGGAAGCGACTATCCACAAAATGATCTAAGATTTAGATTTATTGGTAACAATTCATCAGATCTTTTAATATTAAATCATGATGCAGAACCATTATATAATACTCCCAGATATGCGGAGCATATAGTAGATGGAGACATGGCTATAGCAACTCCATACGCAGAGCTAAACGGTGATTTGCGTTTAAGGGGTTATCTTCTATTTAGTGATAGAACTACTTTAACTAGTGCCAGCGGTATTACACATGCCACGTTATTAGCAGATAGTGGAGTACATCTGGGAAATAGTGGAATAGCCATAGCTAATAGTGGAATAAATCTTACTAACTCTATGTTTATTGAAGGGTACATGCCTAATGGAATGTCTGCTGCTCCCAACCTATCTACCAAAACTAGCGGTATTTTAATTCCAAAAGATATCAATTGGGCAAATTCTGGCACTATATTTATTATGAACAGAGATACAACATCTGTTATTCATTCTGGTGCTTATGTAATAGCCGCTAGAGTCAACGATGAATATAAACCAATATGGGTGAGTGCTAGCGATACGGCTTGCGTCTGCTGCAATCATTAAAGGATATAGCTATGGGCAGACCAAATGACCCGTGTTTCAAAAAGCCAGCACCATATTTAACTTATGCAGAACCGGTAACTACTACTACATTATCTCCAGAAGATATTGATTTTTTTGTTTTGCCGCAGAATGATGTTCCATGTCCAGAAAAAGATAGTCTTTACCAGTTTACTCCTAAATATAAGAGATTGAGTAATCTTTTTACACAAGTATCTACGGTGAGAGTCAATATTGCTGGATGTGAGCCATATTCATTAAACTTAATCGGAAATGATAAAGATTTTTTTGAATTAAGTGGTAGTGGATTATATTTTAATTATACAAATGCTGTCGCTAGAAGTTATAGCGTTACTGTAACTGCTAATAATTTGATAGGATCAGTGCTTAGTAGTGCTAATTTTTCTTTGGGAGTGAATGTTTTAGCTTGTAGTACTACTACTACAAGTAGCACTTCCACAAGTACTAGCACAAGTACTTCTCAGCCCCCACCACCACCACCACCAAGCACCAGTACTAGCACTTCCACAAGTACTAGCACTAGCACTAGCACTTCAACCAGCACAAGTACCTCTACTAGTACAAGTACTAGCACTCCGACTACTAGTACAAGCACTACTAGCACAAGCACCACTAGTACAAGCACAACCGGTACAAGCACTACTGGAACCAGCACAACTGGAACCAGCACCACTGGCACAAGCACTACTGGAACCAGCACCACTGGAACCAGCACCACTGGAACCAGCACAACCGGTACAAGCACCACTGGAACTACACAAAGTCCTCCTGACCCACCGGTTGGAACAACTACTACACCACCAACAACCACTACAACTACTTCATCTCCAACTCCACCACCACCCGCTTGTCCACCGCCATCCGTTGATAATGGTAAAGGGGCTTGTTGTGATGGAGATGTCTGCGAATGCCCCGGTGAAACTTATCAGTGTGGATCAACTACTGGGTTTGATATGGTATGTTGTCCCAGTATAGCTGGATGGATATGCGCTGACGGGATTTGCTTACTCGTTCCTATAACATCACCACCCGCGTTTTCTAATATAGGGGTATTTAAATTTTAATGTCATCACAAGTCTATAAAAATAAAGTTAAATTAATTCCATCCATAGAAGAAGTAATATCATCATTACGTTCTTTTGATATTAATTTTATTCTTATCGGAAGTGAAGTGGGAAAAATATATAATTTGTGTGAATTTACTAAGGACATAGATTTATTAATAGATCCATCTACAAAAAATTTCAAAAAACTATATAGATATTTAAAACAACACTTTAATATTAATTTTAAATCTTTATGCGCATTAGATAGAATAGTTTTAGTTGTAAAAGAAAAAACAATTGAAATATTTATTCGTGATGCATTATTTGTAGATTATGATTTCAACAAAAAAAACCATATAACAGAAAAATTCTTTAATAATATAGTTACTATTCTCCCAGAGGAAGAATATATAAATTCTGTCAAAAAATGTATAATTTATCATATATCAAAACAAAATTTGGAATCAGCATCAAAATATATAAATATTTTAAACAAATATAATAAGAAGTACTCAATATGAATTGCCCATGTGGATCAATATTAATACCTAAAGGAACCAAGTATTCAGAATATGGACTTGGCTTAAAGGTGCTACATACTCAGGGCGAGATTATTCTTAAACTCGTTCATGATCAAGATAGCACACTAAATAACGAGCAGGAATTCATAACAACCTCTGAAAAATGTACACTTAATAGTGATATTGTAATTACTGGATTTGAAGTATTTTGGGACAAAAGGTTTCCATCCACTGTAAGTTTAACAAATTCTATACAGGTGTCCATAAAACAATATCTATCTGATACAGTACTTGGATTTGAAAGTATAAGCTTACTACAAGATGAAAAGATAACTATAAATGATTGTCGTTCTATTTCTACTAATCTATTCAATAAAAAACTTTTGGTATCAATCAAAAGTATTTGTTCTTATGATATAAGCTGTTGCGGAAAATCTCCAAGCATTAGTTTATCTCCATCATCAAAAAATATTGATGTTCCATGCCTACAGGATAGAAAGTTAGATCTAGTAACTGGAATAAAGATTGAACATATCGACATAAATGATGTTTTAGTTACTTGGGATGTTTTTGATTCTAGTGGCGATGTTTCTTATAGAGTAGATATATCTAACAATAACGGTCAGACTTGGACTAATGTATCTACAACTGTATTAAATAGTCAACTTGTAAAAGATCTTCCCGATGGAACATACATAGTCAGAATTACTGGAATAGTATCTGGCATCGACGGTAGTAGTGGATATAGTAATAGTTTTACTATTAATACTGTTCAAATTGGTCCAGTTGTTAATGTGATAGTAACACCAGCTAGTCCTAATAGTGGAACTATTACGTGGGAATTACCAACTGGTGGTGGCACAACTGGTGGTGGAACCCCAGTATACATAATAGAAATATCTAACGATGGTGGATTAACTTGGAGCAGTCCGGTTGTAACAACAGACCCCTCATATACTTTTACTAATTTGCCAGATGGCACTTATATAATTAGAATAACTACAGATTATCAAGATAATATTGGATGTTTAGTTGTAACTCAAGATTCTAATGGTAATACAACATCTCAAATTGTGTCATCTAACGCTTTAGATTATTTTATATCTCATCTTCCAGCCGGTACTATTGTAGTTGGAAATACTCAAATATCTTTAGATACTTTATCGACTACAATAACTTTTACTATTCCACTTACAACAACGTCAACGACAACAATTGCTCCAACGACCACTAGCACAAGTACTTCCACTAGCACAAGTACTTCCACAACTGGCACTAGTACAAGTACATCAACTAGTACTTCTACTTCTACTTCTACTTCTACTTCTACAAGTACTAGCACTTCAACCAGTATAAGCCCCTCTACTACTACGTGTTCACCATTATTATTTGCTACTTGCGCACAAGAAAGCGACTGTGGCTATTTAGTTAGAGAGTATGTTCTTGATTGTAATAAATACTGTGAATATAGTGACGGTTGCCCTCCCCTGCTGCCACCCCTGCTTCCACCCGATACTTCTACAACAAGTACTAGCACATCCACAAGCACCAGTACTAGCACATCCACAAGCACCAGTACTAGCACCAGTACTAGCACTAGTACCAGTACCACTACTAATGGTCCACCTCAACCACCACCCTCGACCACAACTACTACTACTACATGTAATCCAAATAATGTTCAAGGTACATGTCCACCATCAAATGACTGTGTAGAATGGAAAGATTTAGGCGTTAATCCTTATACTTGCACTAAAGTATGTAGTTCAAAAGAGAAAACTGGACTATGCTGCTATGTTGCTGGGGGTATATCAATGTTTAGCATCACTACATGTAATGAATGTTTTGTAGCGGGTAGACTAGATGTTTCATTTATATCTGGAGCAGAATGCGGAGATGATTGCGCTAGTATATGTAACACATATGGATGTACTTCACAAGATGGTTGTGAAAAAGGTAATGGAGATATGTCTTATGAAGATTGCCATGATGTATGTATAAAACCGTGGTATTGTACTGTGCCGGGAGTTACCCCTTGTGCGCAAAGTGTTTATTGGCACGATATAAGTCTAGAGCCAGACGCTTTTGATAATAAGTATGATTGTAATAAAGCTTGTACCACCACAGCTACTACTAGTACAACGGGTACTACCAGTACAACAAGTCAACCCACTAGCACCACAACTGGCCAACCTACTAGTACTACAACAGGTCAGCCAACTAGCACCACTGAGCAAGCAACTACTACCCCCATTGTTACAACTCCACAAGCTACAACTACTCCAAATGTTACTATTCCACCAGTTATAGATAATACAACTACGCTTCAAGCTACAACAACATCGTCAGGAACAACTTCTGGCCCTTCCGATGGTGGCGGCGGTGGCGGCGGTGGCGGCGGTGGAGGTGGTGGAGGTGGTGGAGGTGGTGGAGGTGGTGGAGGTGGTGGTGGCGGCGGCGGGGGTAATGTTGGTGTACCATGCCAATATGAGTTCTCGTTAATAGGACCAACACCAATAACTCAAGAGCAAGCAAATGCTTGTAATAATAGCACTGGTGATTACGCTGGACCATATAATAGGGGTAGTGTAGTTGTGTCAAACGGTCAAGCTTATTGTTGTTATGGTCCATGCACTCAAGATGGTGATTGTGATGGGGAGTATAATAAGTGTTGTTATGGGGGGTGTATTAATACAAATGACCCAACCCTAAATGATCGCATAGAATTTCCAACGCAACAACAGATACAAGACGCAAATTGTTTTCCCGGCGATGTTATATGCCCAGCTGGCTGTTGTCCAGAACCATTCAAAACATGTTGCACACATGGAGCGCGAGATCCTGATGGTGGTTATATCTATATTGCTCATGCTTATTGTGGAATATCTGACTGCGACTGCGCTCCACCGCCTTGGAATCCACAGGCGTGATAAATTAGTGACTATTAATTTGCAATACAGTCAATTCAATAAATTTTGACTATAACATTTCATAGAAAGAGAGGACATTATGAATATTTCAAAAACTATTACTATTCAACCACCGCCATATTCTGATAATTCTGGAAAGATTTTTAATCCACCAGAGATTAAATTAGAAGAACTAAATTTAATATTTATAGACAATCCAAAAGCTAAAACTTTATCTGTTCAAATACCACAATTACCAATAAATATCACGATATGGGGTGGCTCAGATTATGATCTAATTGGCGATTGGACAAAATCTCAAGCTGAAAAAAAATTAGAGACTATTCTTGGTGATAACCCTTCTGCATATCTTAGGTCTTTGTATCCCAAAACTCTAGAAGAACACCCAAATCATCCCGGCACTATTCTTTCTAAAATGATTAAAAGTGTTGGAATTCAAATGACAGATAGTTGCTCATGTAAACGCCATGCTCTAGAAATGAATGAACATGGAAATGATTGGTGTGAGCAAAATATTGATACCGTTGTTGGGTGGCTTCGTGAAGAAGCTAGTAGAAGAGGACTTCCATTTATGGACGCTTTAGGCAAGCTATTAGTGGGTCGAGCAATTAAAAAATCCCGCAAATTGCTGGCAAATGAGCCGGTTCCAGAAAACGACGAAGATCTAGATACTATCTAGTTTTGGTGTATATTACATAGAGAAGCCAAAAAACAAAAAACGGGGACTTTTTATGTCTTGGAGAAGCCAGATACCGTTAATGGTCAGGCATTTAATAAATGACCTAGAACCATCTAATTACAAATATTCTGATGATAGGATAGAAACATCTGTTCTAGTTAGCGCACAAATGCTAACTATAGAAACGGATTTTCCTAATTCCTATTCTATAGATATTGCTAATGGTCAGCTATCTCCAGACCCTACCAGCGTTGATACAAAAGATAATGCATTTATGAACTTAACTGCATTAAAAACCGCTTGTATCATAGTTGGTAGCGAACTAAAGACCGAAGCTTCAAATGCAATCTCTATCAAAGATGGACCCTCTGCTATAGACTTAAGGGGAGTAGCCTCTACCCTATCAGTTCTATACAAAGACCTCTCTGATAAATACGCTAAACTACTACTAGATTACCGTGCTGGTGGTAGCATAGTTGGACACGCTATTCTTGGCCCATATAGTCCAGCTAGTGACTACGTTGTTAGAACCCACGGTGATTACGATTCCAGAGGCGGCTATTTTAGATATTAATGGAGGATCAAGATGACCGTTCGCTCAAAAGATGATTTAAAAACATACATAGCTGGCGTTTTACCAGACAACAATGCTGGTCAAATTTCTGCCGCTGATGTTAGAAATAGTATTATTGACACTGTTGATTCTATAAATCAAATTGTGGCTAGTGGCTTTTTTGACTCTTCAACGCCATTTGTGAACAATGTAAGACTTCAAAAAGACGGAAACACTGGCGGCATATTGCGCGTTGGTTCTGGTATTGATTTTATTAGTGGTGGCGGTATGCAATATGTTCCATACCCCGGCCCCGGTGGAATATCTCATAGCGGTTTAGCCGATTTGAGTGCCGGTGATCCACATACACAATATTTAATATCAAATGGTAGCAGATCCATGACCGGCAGTTTGGGTATGAGAAATAATTGGATTAACTCTAGCGGTTCTGCTGATATAACAAATAATAATGGCTATAGAGGTTTGCAGTTTAGCTATGTAAATCCAACTGGCGAAAATATTAATGTTGGTAGTGGCACATCTTTCGTTTATTTAAAAGACGCCTCAAGAATGAATTCTGCCCGAGGTGTAGCAAAAGCTTGGATTAGGTTTGACTCGACCAGTGGAGTTGCTGCTGGTAAATCATTATATGTTTTAGATTCATATAATATTTCTGCTATTAAGCACGAAGATGCTGGTAAATTTACAATTACTTTTAGTTCTGGCGTTTTTAAGGACAATAACTATATTGCAATTGGTCATAGCAATGCTAGATCTAGTGCTAGTGGCATAACTGATTTTAGCCAATGCACAGTAAGTACTCCATATAGAACTGGAAATGATGCCAATTCTCTAAGGAAAATTAGTTTTGCTGTTTTAGACGATAGTAACACATATGTAAATGCCAAAATAAATGAATTAGTAGTATTTGGTACAGAACCGAATGGTTCGGGAAATCCTAGCGTCACTATAGAATAATGATTAATATATACGATAGAATAAAAGAAAGAACCTACACTATTGGTACTGGCAACTTCGCTCTTAGTGGAGTTGTACAGGGATTTTCTTCATTCTCATCTGTATATTCAAATAGCGGCGAGTTGTTCTATGCTGTTACTGACGGCACTAACTACGAAATCGGTTCTGGATTATACTTATCTTCCAACAATCAGATCAAAAGATTTCCTGTCAGAAGTACTAATAGTAACAACTTAGTAAGCTTTACCGAGGGCTTAAAAGAGATATATGTTACTTATCCAGCTAATAATGCTGTATTTAGTACATCTGGCCTTTTTCCAGTTCCACAAAATAGTGGATTAGCATTTTGGAATTCTTCCAACTCTCTATCTTACAGCAATAAGTTTACAGTAGATTCTGGCAATGGTCGCATTGGTATCAACAAAAGCAATCCTACCGTATCGATAGATGTTGGCGGATCAAGCTCATCGTCTAACGTGAAAGCTTCTGGATTTATAGTTGGTAACTCTGGAGTATATTTCCCATCTGGTAATAATGGATTATCATCTTATCTTGGCGGAACTCAGCTAACTCATTTTGAAATGAATAAAACAGATGCTTATTCTGCATCCGTCATAGAACTTAGTGGAAATGTTAATCAGCATATATTACTCAAAAAACAAAATGCCGGAATGTTTTTCGCTGGACCACCAAGTGGATGTTTGCCACCATGCGATCCACAATATCCAAATTTTAGACCATTAACTCTAGAAGATGTGCCAGAATTATCTAATATATCTGGAATTTTAAATGCAAGAATTATTTCTACTTCTGGCTCTTTAAATAATAGCATAGTTTCAGCATCTGGCTCTTTAAATAATAAGATAGTTTCGGTTTCTGGATATTTAGATAATAAAATAAATTTTATTGCTAGTACTAATATATTATCTCAGTTTAGAATATCAACATCCACAACTGACCCACTCGCTGAAGGAGTTTCTACAACTATATATTTACATCCATATCTTGGCAATATAATCTCTCTTTTCAATGGATCTACTTGGGAAGAAAAACAATTCTCTAGTACATTGGCGTTGAATGCGACCTCTGTTAATGCTAACACAAACTATGATATTTTTGCTTATCTAAATGGAAGCACACTTTCATTTGAAAGCGTTGCGTGGAGTAATGATACATCTAGAGGTACTGAAATATCATTACAAGATGGAGTATATTGTAAAATCAATGATAAGACTAGAAGGTATCTAGGAAGTGTGCGCAAGACTTCTGGAAACTTTTCTAATAATTACAGTAGTAGACTAGTATTTAACGCTTATAATAGAGTTAAAAGATTTAGTGTAGTAAATGCATTTAATAATACTTGGTCACTTACTACTACAGCAACTTATAGTATCGTTAACACTAATATAGTGCCTACTATAGAATTTTTATACGGATTGCCAGAAATGATTGATGCCAACATTAATTTATTTGTGGAAATGCCGGGAGATACTTCAATATATCAATTAATTTTATTGGATAAGCCTTATTCGGAATCTGCTAGAGCAAACAGCAACATTCTTAGTATTAATGAAATATTTTATGATTTTAATGCTAAAATTAATGCCATTGGTCAAGGATTTTTGTTATATGGTGAATTTACAGATTTTAATAAAATGTTAGCTCACGCTAGTATGACAACAGAATTAATTGGCTACTTAGAATTATTAGCAGCAGAAAGAGTTATACTTGGCAATTCTCCAAGTATAAGTATAAATACAAGTTTTGGAGCAAATGGTTATAATGCCACTTCCTATCAGTAGGTTAAAATATGTTATATAAATTAGTTCAAGAAATAAATAATATACTTCCAATAGTGGGAGTCTCAGAATCAAACGATGCAATTTCTGTTATGTATATTAATCAGCCAACTGAATCACAATTAGAAGCTATAAATGAGATATTGAACAATTGGCCTTTAAAAAAACTTAAATCAGAAAAACTTAAACAATTAGATATAGTTTGGGCCGAAATTGTAAAAACTGGCTGGACAACCCAAGCTGGATATAAACTTGGAATAGATATTCAAGACATTACATTATTAACCGGCGCATTCACATTAGCTAAAGAAGCCAACAATATTGGACTTACTGATCCATCATATATAGTTGACACCGAAGGAAATTCTCATGGATTATCATTACCAGAATTTACTCAATTGATGTTACAATATGGTCAAGCCAGAGCAACCTTAAGCAATTCATACGCCGCACTAAAACAATCTATTAATGAGTCTACAAGTATAGAAGAATTAAACGCTATCAACTTAACAATATAGGTGACTTATGCCAGTAAATGTGCCAGAGAGCGTTTTTGCCAAATACTATGACGTAATAGATTCTACCTTCGATATTTTTGGCGTAATGTGTAAACTTGTATCTACCAATAGAATAGAAGAAACTGTATATAGTCCAAGTAATAATATTCCAGAAAAAAATTCTATAAATGTTCATCGTCTAAATAACACAAACTATGAGCGTAGTAATAAAATTATAAGAGAAGTAGAAGTATTTACAGAAATTAAATTAAAAGTATACTGGAATCCAAAAGAGTGGATTAATGTGGCTGGCGATATACAAGTCCCAAATAATGTTATACAGACTATTGGCTTTATGAAAGACTTACCACAAATACTAAAAGCCAAAGCACTCATAGTACATAAGGACATACAGGACTATAAAGAAATGAGATTTGAGAGAATGGGAGAACATATACCAATGGGTCTTAGGCAAAATAGATATTTTTCATGCCTTTGGAATAGAACATGACCATAACATTGAAATTACTTGAGTCAGTTGATCAGATAGAGAATAACATACTATCTGCTATAGCTACTCAATTTAATTCTTCAATGAAATCAAATAAATCAAAGATATTAGATAATGTTAAATTATTAATTCCACCTTGGATATCAAGCCAACCAGAAATAGAATCTTTATCTTCTGGAGGCACTTCATCTTTGATTGGTCAGTTCGGAATAACTATTAGTGCAGTTTCTATAATTAATGCCATTATATCTTCGGTAGTAAGTTCAACAAGTATATCGGTAGTTCCATATAATAATAAACTAAAGGGTGGTGGTATTGAAGTTAATATTCAACCAGATAATTTTGCCAATTTATTAAATCTTCCCCAAGGTCACTCTGTCTATAAAGATGGAGACTTGCATTGGCTAGATTGGTTATTAAATAGGGGAGATGAAATTATAGTAGTTGGATATGAATATAACCCACAAACCGGCTTGGGACGATCTAGATTAGGTAACATGAAAGAAGGAGGTTCTTTTAGAGTACCTCCACAATTTTCTGGAACAGACAAAGATAATTTCATAACTCGCGCTTTAACCGGCGGTGAACAAGAAAAACAAATAGCTAAAATCTTTGAAAATATATTAGGTGCATAATGAATTATCTAAATCTTAAAGGATTTAATAGCGTATTTGATAGTACGTTAAATAATGAACTACAAGATAATATAGTTGAATTTTTGGAATGGTCGCTATTGGAAAAAGGGAACTACATGAATGTATCTCTTGGCGAACTTTCTCCAGAGGGTGTAGATTATAGTAAACTTAGAATATCCTCCAATTCCTCTTTTCCTAGCGGCAAGGCTTGGGAAAGTTTTAGACAAAACTGGGTCTGGCAAAGCGGGATTTCTTACACTCCATCGCCAGTTGTTGGAAATAATAACTCAATTCCCGGTATTTCTGGAGTTTATGTAAATAATACATTTTACCCATCCAACACAAGTGGCACATATGCCCATAAAGTAGACTATTTTAATGGTAGAATTATCTTTAATAATCCCATTCCTACATCTAGTACCGTAAAAGCCGAGTATAGTTATAGATACATCAATATAGTGTATGCTAATAGCCTTCCTTGGCTGGCTGAAGTTCAGTACTCATCATTAGATATAGACACTGATTTTAATACCTTAAATAAAGGTAAATATGACCTTCCAACAGAAGCTAGAATCCAATTACCAGCAATAGCCATAGAAATAGTTCCCCGGCGTACAATGAAAGGATATCAGCTTGGCGGTGGTCAATTTGTTGAAACAGACGTACTTTTCCACTGTTTAGCAGAGGACGAATACACTAGAAATAAATTAGTAGATATTATTTCTCTACAAAATGAGAAGACTATATACATGTTCAATAGTAATGATATAGCTAGAAGTGGTGCATTTCCCCTAGATTATCGTGGATTTCCTGTTTCTGGAGCTTTGAGATATCCAGAATTAGTAGATCAATACTATCGTGGAAGCTTGAGGTTAAAAAATTCTAATGTTCAAAATATGAAGCTAGTAAATAGCAATTTCTATGCTGGTATTGTAAGGATGACCCTTGAGACAATTGAAACTTCGATATAAATTTAGTGTATAAGTAACTAGAGCTTACCATCTTAAAATAGGAGAGAATTATGCCCAACAACAGAATCTTCTACGCTTGCCAAGCAGTCGCCATTGAGCCATTACAAGCTAACCAGAGTACCGGAGCATTAGAAGTCACATCAAACGGTGTACAGGTTTTGCATGGCGTTCAAAGCGTTGGCTTAAATACAACATTCAATCTAGAACAAGTTTTCGAACTAGGTCAAATCCACATTTATGAAAATATTGAAGGTGTACCAGATGTTGAAGTTACATTGGAAAAAGTCCTTGATGGATTTCCATTAATGTATCACCTTGCTACATGTGGTGTAGAAAATGAAACTGGCAGTGCCAGTAAGCAATCCTTAGTAGCAAGATCAAAGCAAAGATGTAATGTATATTTAGGTATTTTCCCAGATACTGTTGAGCATATTGCTGACGCTGCTGCTAACGCAACCGCAGAAGTTCAGATGAGTGGTATGTATGTTAGTAGCTTAAGCTATACTCTTCCAACTGACGGTAACTGCACAGAATCTCTTACACTAGTTGGAAATCACAAGGCTTGGAATACTAGCAAATTTACAAGCGCGGTTGCTGCTCAGTTAGATTGGACCGGAGCGGTTGGAAATCTTGACAAACCAAAGAATTTACAAGCTGGAACTACTTATGGTGGTATTCAAAGAAGAGAGAATGTAGATATTAAAAATTCAATTTTTCCAAAAGGTATCTATGGTGTTGCTAATAATGCAAACGCACAAAATGCTTGGAATTCTTCTCAATCAAAACCAAATGTCCACTTTCAAAATATATCAATTAGCACAGATTTAAGTAGAGAAGATATCCAAGAATTAGGTAGAAAAGCTCCATACTATAGGTTTGCTAGTTTTCCAGTAGAAGTAACCTGTGAATTCGAAGTTATTGCTATTTCTGGAGATTTCGTTAATGCTTATGAAGAAGGTGCATTTGGAGTAAATAATGAGAATTATGGGAATAATACTTCAGAAGAAACCATCATGATCAAATTGCACGATGGAACAGTATTCGACTTAGGTACAAAGAGTAGATTAGCCTCTGTTAATTATACCGGTGGTGACGCTGGCGGTGGTAATGGAACTATAACTTATAGTTATTCAACTTACAATAGTCTTACCGTTACTCATCCTTCAGATTTAATATCTAGTAAGAATAATCCAACTTATGCGCCATCTTATAATGGTACTTGATACATAAATTAGCTGATTATTAGGACTCAAAAGGAAACAAAATAAATGCTCCCGCTTGTGAGATGTCTATATGAAGCATCATGAGCGGGAGTTTTTTATTTCTATGATAAGATCTGGAAAAGTATTTGTAAACCACAAGGACATAGAATTAGAAATATGCCCGTTAACACTTGATCAATCTTTTAAATCTTGTTTAATATATAAAGAGGCTTATGATAAGGCTTATTCTGAAGAAATAATGACAGAAGAGGATATGGATCAATGGATGATGGAAAATGAACTATGGACTATGCATGATAATAAAAGGGAGGAAGGATTTAAAAAAGATATTGAGAGATTAAAAGTAGAAATCTATAATGCTAGAGATAATGAAGCATTAGCTAATAGTATAAGAAAATATATACGTGCTGGTGAGTCACAATTAACAGCGCACTTAAATAAAAAGTATATATATCATCAAAATACATGCGAGGGTGTTGCTTCTGCCGAAAGGCTAGCTTGGATAGTAAAAAACACGACATACTTCAATGGTAAGCTCTATGATTTTGAAGAATTGTCGTTGCAATACGTTGTAGATGAATGGCAATCTCACTTTATACCAGAAAATAAATCTAGAGAATTAGCCAGAAATGATCCTTGGAAATCTTTATGGATAACTAGAGAAAATTCTGGATCTTCTCTATTTGCTAATCCCCAAAATACAGAATTAACATATAATCAAAAAAATCTCTTAGTTTGGTCACAAATGTATGATAATATTCAAGAATCTATGGAGTGTCCAAATAAAGAAGTTATAGAAGATGATGACATGCTAGACGGATGGTTCATAGTTCAACATGAAAAACGAGAAAAAGATAGAATAGCAAAAGAATTTGAGAATGATACTCAAAATGAAAAGATAAAAAATGCATCAGAAGTATTTATAGTTTCTAATGACAACAAAAAAATAAATAAAATTCACGATATGAATGATCAATTTGGTAAGGCAATTAAAAAACAAAGAGATACAGTAATTCAGAAAAAAGGATATGTAAACGATCATGACTTACCAGATCAAAGACGTAATATAGAAATGATGGCTACTAATCAAATGAGAGGAAAAATGGGAGGATAAAATATGGAACCAGACTATAAGAAGACAAGAGAATCAAAATATAAAGCTGATTCAAGAGATAGGTTATCTAAGATTCTCAAAAAGAAAATACAAACTACTATGATTGGTGCTTTAAGCACACTAGAAGAAAACTTTAGTTTTTTGTGGACTAACGAATCTGGAAGCCCGTTGACAAAAGACCAAGAAGTAATGAAAAGTCTATATAATAAAGTTAGGTCGGAAATACTTGACCGAGGAAACAATCAAGCACGAAATATTGATGCAGAATTAGCTCAATATGAAATTGAGTGGACAAGATATCAGATGAAGATACCCGTAATTAACCCTAATAACTAATAATTGGAGGAAACCATGTCGCAGGATAAGGAAAAGATCGTTGATGTAAAGATTACTAAGGACGGAAAAGAAGAAACTGTAAAGATTGTAGTCAAACGCCCCAGTAGTTCATTAATTTCTTCGGCTCAAAGAGTCGGAGCAAAGGCTTGGACCGATTGTGTTCGTGATGGGATTATGACAAAAAAGGAACTTGAAAAGTTCATGAAAGAGCAAGGTATTTGGGATGAAGGTAGAGATGAAGAGCAGAAAAAAGTGATTCAAGAGATTTCAAATCTTGAAAGAAAGCTCTATGTTAGTGGTAGTGGTGGCAAAAAGCTCAAGGCTTCTGAGGGCAAGAATATTGCTATTCAGATGAGAATTAAGAGAAATGAGCTTAGAGACTTGATTGCCGAGAAAATGAGTCTTGAGCAAAACACCGCAGAATCCATCTCTGATAACGTAAGATTTGACTATCTTGTGGCTCATTCTGCTTTTTATCAAAATGGACAGAAAGTGTATAATGATCTAGATGACTATAAGGAAAGATCAGACGATCAGATCGCTTTTAGTGCAGCTTCTAGTCTAGCTTCTATGATGTATTCTGTAGATAAGGATTTTGAGGCCAAACTACCAGAAAATAAATTCCTTAAAATGTTCCACTTTGTGGATGATAATCTAAGTTTGGTGAATGATAAGGGCGAAACCGTAGATACAGATGGGCGAAAAATAGATAATCAAGGATATTGGCTCAATGATCAAGGTCAAAGAGTAGATAAAGATGGCAATGTTCTTGACGAAAATGGCAACTATATTCCCACCGTCACATACGTGGACGATGAGGACAAAGAAGTAAAAGCCGAAGAAACAGAAAAACCCACTAAGAAAAAGAAGTCAACAGCAACGGATAGTGAATGAGATAGAGTTGTGTGGCATCAGTAAAGGAGAATCATGTCCAAATTCGTACTGACCGCACAATTACAGCTACAAGCCCCGAATAATGTTAAGCAAGTTGTACAACAAATACAAAGCCAGTTAAATGGCGTTAGTGTTAACATACAAGTCCAGAATGCTGGACAAGCCCAAAAACAAATTCAGCAAGTAGCTCAAGCAACTAATCAAGCAACGTCAGCAGCAGAACGCATGGGTAAAGCATTTGCTCTATCCATTAGGCGTTTTGCTGCCTTTTCTATTGCCACAAGAGCGGTCGGTTTATTCACTAGTACTCTTAGTGATGCTGTTCAAACATCCATTGACTTTGAGAGACAATTAATCAAAGTCTCTCAGGTCACTGGAAAAAGTTTGACTCAGCTTCGTGGACTAACTAAGCAGATTACTGATTTGTCTACCGGTTTTGGTGTTGCGTCTTCTGATTTACTTAATGTTTCTACCATCTTAGCCCAAGCCGGTTTAAGTGCTGAAGATACAGCCATAGCTTTAAGGACTTTAGCAAAGTCTGCACTAGCTCCAAACTTTGATAGTATAACAGAAACAGCCGAAGGTGCTATTGCTGTTCTAGCTCAATTTCAAGAAGGAGTTGGATCATTAGAAAAGCAATTAGGTTCTATTAATGCTGTTGCTGGCGCATTCGCCGTTGAAGCCGGTGACTTAATCGACGTTATTCGTAGAACGGGCGGTGTGTTCAAAGCATCTGGTGGTGATCTTAATGAACTTCTTGCATTATTTACTAGCGTAAGAGCCACAACCCGAGAAAGTGCTGAAAGTATTGGTACTGGCTTACGTACTATTTTCACACGTATTCAGCGACCCAAGACTATTGAGTTCTTAAAACAATTTGGTGTTGAACTTGTAGACTTAGATGGTAAGTTCGTTGGCCCATACGAAGCTGTTAAGAGACTAAGCGAAGCGTTAGCTGGACTTGGTGAAGGTGATACTACTTTCATTAGAATTGCAGAAGAGCTTGGTGGATTCAGACAGATTGGTAAAGTTCTTCCACTTTTACAGCAATTTTCTACTGCTCAATCCGCGCTTAATGTTGCAATGAAAGCGGGCGATTCTTTAACTCAAGATGCTGCATCTTCACAAGCAGCACTTGCGATTAGAATTATGAAAGTTAAAGAAGAATTCCTTGCGTTAATTCGTAGCATAACTGAAACTTCTACTTTCCAAGTAATGGCAAATACAGCATTGTCATTAGCTTCAGCGTTAATCAAAATCGGAGATTCTATCAAGCCCCTATTACCAATGCTTGCTGCTTTAACAGCATTTAAACTAGTAAAGGGTATGGGTAGTTTCTTTGGTGGTATGATGAGCGGTGCTGCTTCTGGACGAACTTATAATAAGGGTGGTAAAGTTCTTGGGTTTGCTAGAGGTGGTTTAGTTCCCGGTACTGGGAACGGAGATACTGTTCCTGCGATGTTAGCTCCCGGTGAATTTGTTATACGCAAAAGTAGCGTCAACAAGATGGGTGCTGGAAGACTAGCAGCAATGAATGAAAATCGATATGCATATGGCGGTAAGGCTAGAACATTTGGTATAGCAGCACTAGATGGAACACAAGATAGTAAATCTGCTAACCTTCCCATTTCAGCTATACGCGAAAAACTTGGAATTAATACTGACAAAGCTGGTAACAAAAATCTTGATATGGTTATACGCGGAGTTTTGGGATCCAAAGGATCAGATTTAAATGTTACAGCTAAATCAGATACTGTGACATTAAATGATCCCGGCATCAAAGACGATATATATAATAATATTAAAAGTCAAATGTATGGATTAATAACTAGTTCAGCTACAGCTTTAAGTAATGGGACCGGAATCCCTATGAGAAAGCGACCAATTAATCCTAACAAAGTTCTTGCTAAAGTTGGAACGGATTCTACTATCGGTAGTGTTTTTGAGGGAGCATTAGGGCTATTAGGAGGACCATTTTCTGCTGGAAAATCTACTGCTGCCATTGATTATCCAAGAGGTCTTGGGAAAATGGCTTCCGCATTTTCATCATTAGCTAATATGCCGGTAGATGCTAAAAAAACAGCAGACTCTAAAAAAACTAGTGAGATGTTAAATAAAAAAATTCCTAACTTTTTTGCAGAGTTTGTTAAACGTTCTCCACAATATGCAAGTTTTAAAAGTCAACTAAGCCAAGGTAAATTAGATAAGCTGAAGGGTAGAGAATTTGATTTAACGGAATACCAAAGGGTAACTGGAAACTCAAAAGCTACACTGTCTGATCTTAGCGGGGTTGCTAGCCTTTCTCGCAAGTCTGGACAAAGACAACTTTTTAGACTTGCTGAAAAGTTTGCAGAAGGCGGTGAAGTATTAGAAAGAGGAACACAAAAATATTTAATCTCCGACGTTGTTAAGGGGATGAGAGAATTACAGGGCAATTCAGCATTAAGCGAGAAAGACGCTATTGCTTTATTTAACTCCAAAGATGCCCGTGGTGATTTTATTTATACTAATTTTGGTGGCAAGGGAAGTATAAAACTTCCTAAGTGGATGGGAACTTATAGGCCACAATCCGCAGCTTATGGGGCATTTCAAGTAGCCCAAGCTAATAAGCAAAATAGAATAGCTGGTGCTATGAGTAGACAGGGCAAAACTATGCGAGATTATGAATCTCGCCGTGAATTTGCAACTGGTGGTGGAGTTGGTACTGATACCGTTCCCGCATTATTAACTCCTGGCGAGTTTGTTGTTAATCGTAAGTCTGCACAGCGTATTGGTTACGGTGCGTTAGGTAGAATGAACAAGGTGGGCAAATATGCCAAGGGTGGAGTGGTTGGTCCACAAAGATTATTTGTTGGTGGAGTTGCTGAAAAACAAGTTAGTAGAGATGTTGGATTTAGAGAAATTGACAGTATAAATGATGCAGCAAAAGTGATGGCTGAAACACTGGAGGGACTTGGCCCAGAGATCAAAAAAGCTATATTAGATAAATTTAAAGGTATAGAAGCAGTCACTGGTGGCGGTAAAACTTCTCTTGGTACAAAATTTAAGGATACAACCAGAGGCCAAGCTATAGTTTCATCTAGTGGTGCTAGTGCTATGGGGTTGCAGATCAAGGGTAAAAACGTTGCCGCTAATACTAACACCGTAGCCCATGAAACTGGACATTTAGCCGATTCAGCATTAGCTGATAAAAAGGGTTTTGCCAGTACGAATAAAGGTACTTTTCAATTTGATCTTGTTGAAAAGGTTAAACCTCAAATGGAAGCAGCATTTAAAGCTGCTGGGATGAGTGCAAAACAAATAGAAACATACTTAGCAAGTAATCAAGAGTTATTTGCAGAGTTTTTTGCTAAAGCATCTCCAGAAGTAAGAGCTATTATTACATCTACAACTGATTCTAAAGTTGGAATGCAAAAACTAGCAGATCATCTAGAAAAAGCTGGTCATACTTATGCTGGATTAGAAGCTTCTGATATAACTGGCATAAAACCAGTTCCAACACCGACTCCAGTTACACCTCCTAAAAAACCAACTGGACCATCAAGCCCGCCATCCGGTGGACCACCAAGCAAACCTCCATCTGGCGGTGGCACTCCATCAAAAACATCATCATCGACTGTAGCAACATCTAGCTCAAGCGGTGGTGGTGGCGGCGGCATGTTTAATGACGTTGGCGCAAATATTGCTATGGTCAGTGCTGCACTATCAACCATGTTACCCCCACTTGATGAAAACGCTGGAGCTTTAACAAAAGTTGGGCATTCATTACTCACATTAGGAACTACTGTTGGTGGGGTGATTTTTACATTAGGGCAATTTGGAATACAACTCAAAGCTGCTAACATTGCATCTTTCGCAAAGTCATTGACAACAATGGGTAAAGGTGGATTGGGTGAAATGATAGGTGGATTTACTAGACAGGGTGGCAAAACTAGTAGAGCCGCTGGTGAAAGTGTTACACAAGCTTTTGGAATTGGTAAACAAAGAGATGCAGTTGCTCAAGCTAGGTCAGAAAGAGCATCGCAATTATTAGAACTACGAGGTCAACGTAATTCACTAAGAGGACAAACTGGCTTCAAGGCATTTAGCGAAAGGGCAGATGTAACTCAAAAAATAAAAGGGCTTGCTCAAGCTCCAAGTAAACTACCCGGCTTACCCAATTCTTTGACCGGAAAATTAGGAAACTTCCTTGGACAAAAAGCAGCTGGTGGTGGTCTAGGCGGAAGATTAGCTGGCATGGCTGGAAATGCTATTACCAAAGTAGGTGGCCTTGGAACTGGTGCTGTTGGGGGTGCTGTGGGCGGTGCTATGGGTACTGCTGCTGCTATGGCTGGTCCAGCTTTAGCAGTGGTAGGAGCAGTTGCTGCTATTAATAGTGTAATTGGTAGCTTTAGAGACTTAGATGACAAACTAAAAAGCTCTATCGAAGCCGGTAAAGTAGAAGAAGCTTCTAGACTAGCAGTAGCACAAAAAGCATCAGAATTTCCTCTTATTGGTAATATTGTTAGTTCTATCTTTGGAGAGAGCGGTGATGCATTTCTACTAGGTATTGGCGAACTTTTTGGTGGTCCAAGTCTAGATAGCGTTAAACAATTAGCTGCTGCTCAAGCCGGTGCTGCCAAAACAACTAAATCATTAGAAGAAGCTCAAAAAGTTGCTTCTGATGCTATGAATGATTTCAAGAATGGTAGTATAAGTGCTGCTGACGCTCTTGCCAAAATAAGAGCTAAAACTGGTGAAGCCTCCAATCAACAAAAGCGAGCATCTAGTTTTGTTGCCACCAATTTAGAGCAAAGGGGAGGTATTTCAAGAGATATCTTTACTCTTGGTGGATTACTTGGTGAAACATCTACGGCTAGGAATAAAAGATTAGGCGCACAAAATGTTGAACAAATTAATCAATCGTCTAAATTCATGGCCGATGCGTTCAATACAGAATCAGAAGCTCGTCAGGCCACTATTAGATCTGGAGTAGCTAGAGGTAAAAATTCTGAAGAAATTCGTACAACAGCTATGGGAAATCTAAGAAGTCAAAGAGAAGAAGCCCTTAAGACAGCAAAAGCTGCCGCTAAATCTGGAGATACTGCAACATACGATGCTGCAATTGCACAAGCAGAACAATTGCGTCAAAGTATGGAACAGGTTGATAAAGAAATTGCAAACATTGAAAAAGAAGTTAAGCGTCAAAAAGAATTGTATGACGCTATGAATCTTGGTTTACGTTCTGCAACCGCAACCGCTACGGCACTATCAGCCAGCATGGATAAGTTTTCATCTGGATTAGAGGTGGGTGGATCTTCATTCGTAAATGATGTTGAATTTTTACAATCAGCAATGAGTAGTGCTGCACAAGCTATGGATTCTGGTGAAATTCAGAGTGCTATAAAGGGAGTGTCTGATAATCTTAGAGAGTTTGGATCTTCTGAAAAATATATTCAAAAATTTGAAGGAAATGTTGCCGCGTTTACTCAAGCTCAGTCTAATTATACTCAAGCGTTTGCTAATATCAAGAAGTCAATGAAAGATGCAGACTTTAAGAATTTGAACGCTGACGAACTAAAGAAAAGGTTTGCCGATGAATTAACTAAGGGTATGGGTGACGGTGAAGCAAAAGACAGCTTAAAGAAAGTCATCAATGGATTAGAATTAGAACCGGGTGATGTAGATAAAATACTTGCTGGAGATTTAAGCGTCTTTGGAGACAAGCTTACTGAATCTCAACAAAAAATGCTTGAACCCATAATGAAAATTTCTCAAGAAAGGGCAAAAGCAGAACAAGTATTAATTGACTTTACTAAGAAGAGAATTGATTCTGAGAGAAATCTTGTAGCAGCACAGCAAGAAGCCCTTGATCTTGTGATGGAAGGTAGAGAACTTCAAGGTAAGTATGGTGGTCAAGCTGTTACGGGTAGGGAAAGAAAAGATAACTTGTTAGCCAAGTCTAATGTAGAAAGCAGTAGACTAGGATTAACAAATATGAAGAGTGGTGATGTTGGAGATTTAAGAAGAAGAAATGCTGAGATTATGGCAGGATTCTCCAATATAGAAGCTAGAAGAAGTCAACAGGGTGGTATGAAGGGTAGATCTGGAGTTGAAGCAGATGAAGCTCAGAAGGATCTACAGAAAGCATATAAAACACAGATTGATACCATTAGAGGTTTAATCAAACTAGAAGAAGAACAACTCAAGATCACCCAAGAAAAGAATAAGCTTGAGAAGGATTCTATGGAATCTCTTGTTAAGGGAGATATAGAAGACTTTTTCAAGAAGCAATCTGCTGTTGGTGCTACCGCTGCTATAGCAAGTGGCGATACTAGATTACAGAACCTTTACGGCGGTGACGCTCTTGGGGCAGCACTCCAAGATATTCAACGTCAACAAGAAGCCGGGGTTCAAAGTTTATATGGTCAGCAATTAGCTGGTTCTGGCGGTTTGACAGAAGCTGCCGCTAATGCCGCTTTATCATCTAGGGGCGTAACAGATATGAGAGCCGCCCAAGTCATGGCAGGAACTACAGCAGAAGAAGAAGCCAGCAAAGCCAGACTTCGTGAACTAGGCGGAATGCTAGGTGAAACTGGCAATATGGGAACTCAAATGGCTGAAATGCAAGTTGAAACAGCAACTATTAATGTAAATAGTGCTGATTTGAAGTTTAAGGAAGTTATGGCCAAGGGTAATAAAGCTGCGGCTGAAGCCCAAGCAGTAGAAGACCAAAGAGCAATGGCAAGGGGTGGCATGGTATATGCAAGTCGTGGTATTTTTGTACCTCGCGGAACTGACACTATCCCAGCAATGTTAACTCCCGGTGAATTCGTAGTAAATAGGGGTGCAGTCCAGCGTGGTAACAATTTACAAATATTAAAAGCGATGAATAGTGGGCTTGGAAGTGTATCTAGTAGTGGTGGCACAGCCCTCATGGCAAGTGGTGGCGTGGTTAGATATAGAGATCGCGGTAGTTATGGTCCAGAACAGCAAAGTCAAGGAATGTCAAACTTTGCTACCGCCCTTGAGAATTTCAATAGAGAACTATCTAGAAATGTTGAGTCTTTAAAGGACAGCAAGATAACTATTAAGTTAGATTCTACTAATGTAAATATTAATCTAAACGATGGTGGTTTACTAAAGTCTTTGAAAGCTCAAGTGGCACAAGAGATTTTCAACCTTGTTAAAACTAGACTAGTTGTTGGTGATGGCGGAAGACTAAGGGAAAATTCGGGAGTAGTATGAGTTCTTTACTTTGCAATACAAACGATAAAACTAGACTAGGTGCTAATAGTCGCCTCTTAGCAACTTTATCTTTTAACCATGGTCTTTCTTCTAGACCCTCTTCTATTGCAACTATAAGATTGCAAGAAGGTGTTTATAGAAATCTAAAGACTTCCTTTATTGGCATTTCTAAGTTGCTAGCTAATGAAAATGTAAACTGCTCACCCAAAGAAGATTTTTCTGAATGTGGTGCTGGTAATATTAGGGGATATACAACCGCAAACCTTGGTATTAATTCAAGAATATCTTCTTCTGGAAAATTTAAAAGTTCTTATACAGATAAGTTTGCTGGATATAAGCCCAGCTTTAGAGCTTATGAAAAGCTATACCCAATTCAAGATTTATCTTTCAAAAGTAAAATTACTAATACTAACATAAATGTCTACAAAGTTGAAAATAATGCACCTAGCCCCACCAATATATATACTAGTATTGACGAGGGTGTTTTTACTGGTGATTATGTGCAGGATGGAAAAACCGGATCGATTATATCAGATGAATCAAAATCATTTGCTCTTACTTTTAGAATTTTTGCTTCTGGTGATATTCAGTATAAGTTTCGCGTTGCAAAGCCAGTATCAGTTGCTAAACTAAGCTATCTCGCTATTAGGGCATCAGCACCATTTGATAATTATATACAAAAAAAACCACAACAGTATAAAATATATGATATAAAGTTTGAAGATCCTAGTGGTAATTTAATAATTCAATATGAAGATATGTTCATCCGTGGCGATACTTACTATACTACCTATTTATCTAAACCGTTAGTTAATAATCTATTGCTACCAACTTGGGATAGCAAATATCCATTAATGGATGCTGCCGGTTCTTATAGTATTACTTTAAATATATCATACGATTGTAATACTTATCCATTTACCAGCAATTTTGATCCCGGTTACGAGCAAACATGTATAATTAATTCAACTAATCTAAGCCCCAATCCGTTCATTAGTTTGAATATGTCCGCTCTTGAGATTGGAAATAGCGGTGGAGTTGGCATCCTTCGTGATAGTTATCTAAACTTTTATTCTAAAGTAAGAGATAAGTCTGAGCGAGAAAAGAGAACACTACTTCCAACTGAGTTATTGACATATAGTTTTAATAATGGAATTTACCCACAAGCCAGTAGCGTTTGGCGTTCAACTACAAATAATATAAACTATGATAACACTGCATCTTCTGGTGCTTCTCATTTACTAAATAAAATTAGAAATGATTTAACTGGAGACTATATTACTGTAATAAACTCTTCACCAGTTTCAGACAGTGGAAGAATAGTATTAAAGTTCAACACAAAGCCCGATAAAGAAGCATATGACAATTATATAGATGGGGCATTTGCTTTTGGTGGCAGTAAAGAGTTTAATGATGCCAAACTAGTAAATTACTTAGATAATGATAATTTCTTTGACATAGAGAGCTTAGAACTAAAAGTAATTGCTAAAAAAGCTACTGGCACTCCAGACTATACAATAGATGTTGTTGGATATAGTGATGACAAATTATTGAATGTTACACCAGCAATTGGTGGATTCTTGCAAAATAGCGGGGCTTTAGTTTTTGATACTAATTCAGTGCCAGATATTTCTGGATATAACTATAAGACATTTGGTATTTCTGATAGTAGCCTTTCAGATCAATCCGAGTACTTCCAGAAAGACGCTTCACCCAACGGTGATCACTATATACTTAATAACGCACCGTTAGTAAATAGTACATCATTCCAAGAGTATATTATACCATTAGATATTTATCAAAATCCTTATGATCTTGGATATAAAAAATATTCTATTAGTTCTCTTTTTGAAAATCTATATTTAGATATTTGCCCTATTCCTAGCGGAGCATCTATTTGTAGTGTTAAACTAGTTGTATATTATAAGCCAGCTAATGCTCTTGCAATGCATACCCTTGGTAGCCCAGTAGATAAGAGTGCTGTACGAAAAAGTATTACACTTTTACCATCATCCAACGAGAACGGAACGCAGGTAAATACTAACGTAAAACTTAGTGGCATATTGACAGGATTGACAACCCCAGAATATATAAAATCTAATTATTCCAGAAGATGGAGAGGTAATGATGGTAGGATTTTATCTGGTGGAGATTTTATGCCAGAGGCTTTTGATTTTTCTTTCAATCATAAACAAGCAATAAATCCATTCCTAACATCATACATAGATTTTAAGAATGTGGATGGGGATAATATTCTATCATCAAGCGGTACTGTTGTAGGTCAAGCAGATCAATATTTTAATATTTTATCTAATTTTGGATGGAGATATTCTTCTAATCAGCTTTTTACTCTTACTCCAACTCCATATAAATCCATATCTTGGAGAAATAATGTATTTGATGCATTTGATAGGGCGGCTAGAATTTCTTCAGATGATAGATTAATTATTAATACATTAAATAATGATTCATTTACTAATTATGGAAATATATCTAAAAGTTTTGGTTTTGCTTTATTTATTAGATTTACTCCAGATCAATCATCTGATTCATTAATAAACAATAATCTTATTTTTTCATATGAAAATTCTACTACTTGGTCAATGGTGTTCATATGCGAAAATGGCATTCTAAAACTAAAAATTAAAAATGCTGATAACAGTGTCACTACACTCAGCGACACCAGAAGTATACTGGAGTATCAATTCCCTTTTTCTGTATTAATTACTTATAATGATGATAATACATATAAATTTAAATTATACACAGATAACGAATTATTCAGTTTATTTAATAACTTAAGGGCGGTTTCACCCCCACAAACCTCTTTGAAACTATTGAGCAACCCATCTTTATATATTGGTTATTCATCTACTTACTCGGGACTTTCATCTCTACCAATGTTTTTACATGAAGTGGGGATATCTAATGGTAGATGTAATATAGCAGAATATATTAATGAAAATATACTATCAAATCAAACAACAGCATCAAATGTCTTTTCTTCTCATAGAATGCATTTTAATAGCCTATCTTCCAAAAATATAAGATCAAATCAATACACTTATGTTGATGATGACATTTCGCTATGGCATCTTGGAGATTTCAAAGTATGTCAATTTTCTCCAGACTTTGATTTTTTTACTCAAAGGCATGGAATAGATTTTTTAAGTTTTGACTTAAAACATCATGGTTCTGGATATAGTCAAGCTACTAATTTACCATTACCATCTAATATTAATATTTCTGGTGTAGCATATCACACTCAACTAGAAAATGATTTTTTAAGATTCAATCTATCTAATATTCCCACCATTGATAAAGATAGATTTTATGCCGTTGCCCCTAGAATATCTAAAACATTACCAAGGGGTTATAAATTTAATCAAGATGCCATTTATGTTGATACTATTGTAGAGCATGAAACAAATGATAGTATGATATGGTCAAACGGAAAGATCGGCCCCAAGCTAATTGTTAGTTTATACGCTAAGACTCAAGACAGTGCCGACAGACCAAGCAAATCATTTGGTTTAATAAATAGGTCAACTCATTATCTAGAACCATCTGGATGTATACGAAAACTTACTAGTAAATTTTCTTTTGAAGATTTATTAGATGACTCAGAACCTTGGGCTTTATTTGATAAAGAATCATACCTCAAAGAATTTAAAGAAAAATATTTTTCTCAAGATATAGATGATATGTTCTTGCAATATGATTTAGTATATCCATCTGGAAGACCATTCTCCTCACTAATTAAATTGCATAGTTCAAATGTTCGACTAGATGATGCTATATATATTAGCGAAAAATCAAATAGTCAGCTAAATCTAATTACAAGTGGACAAAAATATCAACTTGCAAATCTAAACTTATTTGCTCCAGAAAATGGTCCAATAATTAATTCTTATGCTAATCTTTTTGTAAGTGGAGTTGGTCCATCTAGACAACAGGTAAGTTTTTATATTAATAGCAGTGGTTATCCATGCGATAGCCCATATTTAAATATGTATACTTTTACTGTTGGCTCTGCTACTACAGAAGATCAAGTTTTTGGTGGTATGTTTGGCTCATCTCCAGTAAAGGGGTTAGGATTATCTGTTAGTGGTCAATTTATGACAGAAACTAGTATGCCCTTATTTACATATGGATCTGGATACTATTCTGAATCATATGTTAATTTAAGTACTCTAGTAGAAGATGATATCGTTAAAAATGAATATATAAACTTGGCTATTCGTGGAATATCTAAGTCTCAAGATTTTTACCCATATTCTAGTATGCCATTATATGTCTATGGACAAGAATTCTCAACTGAAATAAATAATTACGCCCCGTTATTCGTGTTGAGCGATGATCTTAGTAGAGTTGTAGATTCTGGATCTCTAAACTTACATACTTTAAATTATCCAATATCTGATTCTCTCGCCAATAGCAGTGCCTCTATTAGATGGACCAATAACAATGTTGGTAAAAACATAACAGTTCAAGATAACAGCTATGCTTATGTTGATTCAGATGATAACATTCGCGGCGTTGATTTATTATGTTATGGAACTTGCTCATCTAATAATAGATGTTCAGAAGCAGTAGTAGATATTCACGGGGTTAAGTGGTATGAACCAGAAGTTTGTGTTGACGGAGGAATATTCCGAGCCAAGTCTACATATACAAATCTAACATATCCAAGCGGATCATTCAGACACACCATTAGCCAAAATGAAGCAACAAATATACTCACAGAAAATTTATTTGTACTTTCTACTGAAAATAATGATTTCATGTCTACGGAGTCATCTCTAAATTCAGTTGTTTATGATATTATGCCATATAGTGGTCATTTCTATGGCATTAGAAAATATACTGGATTGGCCCCCAATCTTCCATATGCCATTAATATAACTGGCAAGTCGGGATCAACAGATGCTATAGACATACCAACAGAAATTGTTGAAGTAGAATATAATAAAAATGAAACTAATCTAACATCAACAGATTATAGTGGATTTAGGTTACTATCTAGTGGCACTAAAACTGCTGGAGATGAGTTTGGAAAATCTATTGCGTCTAAAGATAATTTATTAGCGATAGGATCACCAAAAAGATCAATAGTATATAATAGTGGCGTTGGGTCAAATCTAACACTACAAGAGGCTGGGACCGTATTCGTATATAGAAGACAAGAAAGACCTAGTGGATATAATTGGCCTTTAGATAATTATAAGTCTCCTTGGATACTGGAAACCGCCCTAACATTACCATCTGGTATGCTAAAGGATTACTATACTCAATCAGAACTAGATCTTGGTTTACCATATAACTTAAGACCAATCCAAACAAGCTGGTTTGTTGGTCAAGAAGGAAGACAATTTGGACACTCGCTAGACATTTCCGTAAATAAAAATGAAAAATCATTAGGTGAGAGTTCTCGTCAAATAATTGTTGTTGGTGGCCCAAGTGCTAAATGGACTCCTAGAGTATTTGATAATACTCCACCATCCGATGTCAATATTGGATTAATAGTTTTTACTGACGAGTTTACTCCTAGAATTCCAGCACCACTTCCTAATCAGCCCTTTAGAACTATAGGGTATGAAGAAGTTCTTGAATCTATAAAAGACAAAGACATAATATTTAATTATTTTGGTAATCCAAGAATCAAATTTAATGTTAAACTAATGATTTGCCAGCCTATCGCAGATAGTCCAGATATTGTTTCGCCAAGTTTTCCAGATAAACCAGATTTTATGGTTTTAAATTCTATAGGTAGAAATTCTGGATATAAACCAAATGCTGCAAAAACAGAGGCCATTGTCAGTGGTATTAAAGACGCTTTCTTTGAAGCGTTCCCATATGATAATAGTAAAATTCATAACAATATACCACCAATTATCGGTTTATATATAGATAACAGCAGTTCTTTGGGTAGAGAATCTTTAGAGCCAGCTATAGATGAATTTGTTAAGTTCTATAAAAAATATAGCTTTGACAATGGGCTTATAGATTTTAATAACGTAAGAGAGTCTGGACAAGTAATTGAATATATTCCAGACACTTACGATGCTGAAAATTGGGTTCAAATGTCAACGACAATACTTTCCGAAGTTTTAGATACTGGCAATCTAGTATCAAATAATCAAGTTAGATTTTTAACTGGTAGTGTTGGAACATTTAATACTAATCTTGGTCCTTTTAACATTCCTCCAGAGAGTGGTGGAAAAGCATATATTTTTGAAAAAGAAAGTGGTAATTGGAATCTTATACAAGAAATCAAATCGCCCAATATCACCTATTCAAATCCAGACCGCTTTGGACATGCTGTTAGTATAAGCGATGACGGAGAATTGGTAGTAATTGGTTCTCCATACATAAATCAAGCTGTTACAATGTACGAGAGGAAAGAAGAAGAAAGAGATAGATTTTATTCTTCACTTTATAGTTGGGTAAAAACTAATCGTCCAGATAAATACTCATCTGAAATATTAACATATGAAAACTCTTATGGTTTTTCTAAAGATCAGCAAGCTTTGTATTTATCTTTAGACAAAACTGACAAATTCAAATCTAGGGTTGATCTTGGTATACAAGAGTATCAAAATATCTATACTTTTGATTATAGTAATATGCAATCAAATGGAAGTTGGTCATTCATTCCTAACGTTGTCGCACCAATCTCACGATTAGGTTATAGTATTGATGTTAACGAGGATGGCAGCGTTGTAGTCGCTAGCGCACCAACAGATAGTTTAAATTTGTATAATGATGCTGATGTTTATTATGTAAATGGTAGTAGAGGAGGAAAAACATTCAGAACAGGATATATCGACCCATCTGGTGTTTTAACCGGCACAGTAAAACCAGCTTGGTCATCTAGTGTTAATGCTGGATCAATCCATGTATTTGAATCACGTAAGTATTATCCACATAATCAAGTAATAGAATATGGGCGGTTTGGAAACTTACATGAAATTGATAGCAATGATACTCCAGATTCTGGACATTTCCACTACTTAGCCGATATCTTTGAAGATAAAAACTTTATTAAGACAGAGTTTACTGATTCTAAGATTCCAAAAGAAGCCGGTTTGGCATTTATTATAACGCCTGCTGTTGATGCCTTAAGTACTAGTGACGAGGTTTATAACAATATTTATAACTGGTTAGCACTTGGAGATAGAAACTTAGTATTAGTAGCAAACGATCCAATTTGGGAAGGTAATGGGAAATATAAGAATTCAAATGATATTCTTAATAAATTACTTGAAAGACTTAATTCTCGCATGAGGGTTGTTCCAGCAAGAAGCAAATATGAATCACTACCAGAAGGATATTCAACATTTAATAATGTTATTCCATCTTTTATACCACAAGGTTCTACATCAACCTATGTTCAAAGAACTTCCCTGCGTGGTAGCGGTGTTGCTGATATTAAAGTTTATTATCCCGGTTATTACCAAGTTATGCCATGTCAAAAAGTTACAGATTGTAGTCCAGACCCCGTTAAAATACAAATACAATCACGCTGCGAAATGCCCTTAATGCATTACGGTGATTTAAGATCGCAGTGGAATGCGTTGTGCTGTACAAATGGTGGAACATTAATATATGGTATTAACTGGCCATTTACATTTGGATCATACAAACCCGCGTGTGGTGATACAGAATTCCCAGACAATCCAATGGCTAATTTTGAGCCAATTCCATTATTAGCAGCAGCAGAAAAAGTAACTTATGATGTAAATTATCCAGCGGTTCCAGCAAGATATCAAAACTTCCCTATTTACGAAACAGTATATACAAGTACACCATATTATGTATTTGGTAGCCCGGTTAGTCAGGCTACAAATTTTGTATGGGACTCTGGAAATACTCCATCTAATTTATCTCTAAATGCTAGTAGTAGCATAAGCGAAGGAAGATTCTATAAGCCCGAAGAAGGCTTATTACAAGCAAAGGGTATTTCTAAAATAAGTATAACACCATATACCACTAAAGAAATTGTATCGGACAAAAATTATTTCTGCGTTGAGCATTCATATGCAAAAACTACATCTAAAATTATAGTTCTTGCTGGCGTTGAAACAGAATCTAGAGCCGCATTGTACAGTGGCCAAGGTGATCAAAATGTTAAATTTTATACTAATTTAGTCTCTAAAAATCCAACAATTAAGGGTTATTCTGATATTGCTCAACTTGGTGGCTGGACAGGACGAACAAGTTTCACTGATGGATATGCTAGTTCATTATTAAAAACTGTGTTTAGAAATGGAAATGAAGTAGTAGAAGACGTTGATACATCCTTCACATCAATAGATAGAATCTATCTTACCAATGTGTTTAATGTGGCTTGGGTTGCCAATATAATTAGTCAGCCATCTCAATCCGAAATTAACGATATTAAAACTTGGCTATCTTATGGTGATAAAAAACTCATTATAACCTGTGGTAATGATATCAATAGTGTAAAGAATGCACAAGAATTATGTTCTAAGCTTGGAGTATATGTTGAGCCAGTTTTCCTACCATATTTGGATATGTACCCACAAATTAACTCTAGTTTTGAAATTAATGATATTCATCAAGCCGGTGGGAATTTTAGTAAAAATAAGATCGAATACTTCACTGCTGCAATACCTTTCTATCCACTCAAATTAACATCTAATGGAATAGGAATAGCTTATTATTCTCAACCAATTTATGATGAAGTTCCAAAAACAAATACTAATATCTCTTGGGATATGAATGCTGGAGTGACCAAACTATCTTTTCCAGTTATTCCTTGTTCTGGATACAAACTATTTATAACAACGTTATCTGAAACCTCAACAGAAATTGCGCCATTAGACATTGACATTGAAAATGCCACATATCTCCCTAATTTACCATGCCCCATCGATTATACTTCATCTCAGGTAAATGAGTTAAATGTTGATGGAGAACTAATTTCTTACAAGTTAATTGGAAGTGGCGTTCCAACAATTAGGTGCGAAGGAACTACAACTAAAACAATTGATTTACAAGCGAGCGACAATGGAGATGATATAAATATTTATGTTTCTTGTGCTATTCAGAGGTTTGCGCTTAATTCTGAGTTTATTCCAAAAACAACAAAATTGATAGGTATATCTGGAGTATTAATTCCAGTATATCAATCTAATACAGTGATTGGATCACAAATTCCAACAAATCAATTTGAAACAGTAATGATTTCTGAAGAACAGCCAGCATTTACAGAAACTGTTCAATTGATTAGACCAATAAGTACAGATAATACTAAGTATTGTTCAGATAAGTGTTTAGCCGAAGGTCTTGGTGGTCAACTCATAGATGATGGTCCGGTCGTAGCAGCACAAGAAATAGAAATACTATCACCATTTAACGTTGGCGTTGCTAGATCAAGAATTACTGTTATAACAGACTCTAGTATATTGCAGGGTAGATATGTAGCAGATGAAGGTGGAGTAATACCAGTAGACACTCTTACATTTATCAGAAGCCTATATCCAGAAACAAACTTCCCCTCTACAACATATGGTAGACAATTTAATAAATATAAGAAGTTGATATCTCCAGAGCGAGGCAGTCCAAGTAAGTATTTTGGTCAAGGATCTTTAAGTGGCCTCAATGTCAATTTTGGAAATGCTGGTACAGTATCATTGTCAAATATTAATCAATATGAATCACAATATGATCCTAAATATGTAACTCGTCCAGATATTCCTTGGAAGGACGAAGTGGATGAAAAGAAGATACTTGAAATTAAAAATCAATTTATCAGCGGATTCTTAGATAGTCAAATATATAGTGCATCTACAGCTAGATTTAGTGGTATTGTAGATGGTGTTATGTATTCTGATGCTACAATTGCTGGTGGATTACCGCAGTTATTAAAAGATAAAGGTTATGACTATTTAGATTTAGACAAGTTGCCATCTGGATATCGTGGTGATCTATTTGGATACTCAGTATGCATAAGAGGAGAAAAAATTCTAGTTGGATCTCCATTCTCTGCTTTTGGTTCAGAAAGTATTACGCCTTGGTCGAGCGGTCTACAATTACATCTTGGATATGACGGTGGTGCTGGTTCAGTTTATATGTTTGAAAAACCAAGTGGAGATGCTTGGACATGCTCTAGAAAATTTAGACCACAATCATTAATGGGACAACTAAGTGGAGTTAATACATTATCAGATCATTTTGGTCATTCTGTTGCTTTACAAAATGATACTATAGTTATCGGTTCTCCCAACCATGATTATGGAAATTACTATAGTGTTGTATTTAATAGCGGCTCATTTGCACGAAAGAATTTTAATCCACAGTTCGATATTCCAACTTATACATCTAATGATTTAGGATATTCTGGAGTTAGAGCAACATTCAATACTGATGGTATTTATGGTAAGAATGCTGGCGCAATTTATGTTTATGAAAATAAGATTACTGATTGGGAAAACAAGAAACAGGGATGGAAGCTGATAGAAAAGATTTTACCATCTCCAAAGGTTCCAAGTGGATCTCTGTCAATTTCTGAAAGATTTGGTAGCAACGTATATTTGTCTAGACCATATAGAAGTGATGCTGACTATACAATACTTGTTGGATGTTATACCGCTTCTGGTGACGGGACACTAAATATCGGTGCAGCATATTCTAAGGATATAATGCTAAGAAAGCAGCGACCATCTCTTGCTAATTCCGGTACTTGGATAGATGCAAAAGTCTTTGGCGATAGATCGTCAGGTGATGATCATATAGTAAACTTAAGATTTAGTAATAGTGGTAATAATATTCCATATTATGGTAGCGGTATAGTAGTTTCTAACTCAAATGGTGAAATTTTTATCGAAGTATCTGGACAAGATCCGGCGACAAAGGGGTTCATATCTCATAGACCATATATTGAGTCTATTATCGGACAGTACCAGTATGGTCAAATTCTAGAAAATGGTATGATATTGTTCTGCGATGGTCAAAACCCAGCACCAAGCTCACAAATCAACCTATTTATAGATGTTGAAAATTCAGCTTATGTGTATAATACATTAGGATTGTACGGTAGCGTCATGACAGATGTGGTTTCTACCTCTCCATCTGGACTAAATCTATTTATAGAAAGTCCTTCTGGACTCACATCTTCTTTAAATCTATTTGCACCTAGCGGGATAGGAAGTCTTAACGACAATCTTAACTTACAAGTAAGAGGGAAATAATGCTATCTATTGAATATTCTCCGGGTAGTGCTGCAGTTTTAAGACCCACGCCATTTATTTCTATTACTCAAAATGCAATTAGAAATAAAACCGGTATGCTTGGTAGTTATTATGATATAACTCTTAATGGCACTATTTTGTCTGATGAAGGATCGCCTTTTTATACTAATGGTGCTTCCGTCACTCCTGATGGATTCAAATCTGATTATGCAAGACCAGCACATGAATCGGTAGGTATTGGTAACGCTATGGCATCTATAGTCCATAAGCAAAATTTGATTAGAGAATTATTCAAAAAAGATGGTCAAAGATTTGAATTGTTACCAGTAAAGGTTGATGCTGATGTTTCAAACGATGGCACTGGCCCAGAAACACCAGTACTAATTTTTCATCCAACAGTTCAATCTATTAATTTTGAAGAAGGTTTGTACATAAATACTTGTAAGTATACTATTAACTTAAGGGCAGAAGTACTCTTAGATAAAGCTAATAAAATTATTTCTGACGGATTAGTGAACTCTACTCATACCCCAACAGGAACTGATGGTCAACCATATAGAAATAATGGGGGAGATAGATTAGACTTAGCTTCAGCATTAGCTGCCAGCGGTTTCATTGATGACTATAGCGAAAGCTGGTCTATTGATACTGAAGAAGGTAGGGGGACAACAGATTCAACTACTGCTTTACCAACATCTATTAGAACTTATAGACTAACAAGAAATATAAGTGCTACCGGAAGAACGATGTATTACCCTAACGGTGGTGTTATTAAAAGAAAAGAAGCTTGGGAACAAGCTAAGAATTATATATATACAAGCGTTTTGAAAGATACTAATAATGTATCTACTGATAACTCAACTGGATATGAACAATTCCCAGAGTATACTCTAGGACCATATTTTGGTAGTGGATATTTAAATATAGCAAAAGAAATTTGGGGTGGATATAATCATCTGCGCACGGAATCTATAGATGTTACAGCCGGGACATTCACCCTAACAGATACATGGCAATTATCTAGTGGATCTGCTTATGAGGACTATAAACTTTCAGTTTCTAAAACATCTGAAGATCCTTGGACTAAAGTTTCGGTAGATGGAACAATTAAAGGTTTATCTAGCCAATCTGCTGGTGGAACTTTGTATGGTGGATCTAATACAACCACTCCCATAGGTTTAGGTAATGGTAATATAAATACTCAGTATCAAAACGCTTTATATAAATTTAATCAATTAAGCAATAATGCTAATTATGGACCAACGTGCGCTTTTTACAAGCGTGCCAATTCTATAGTAAGTTCTAATTTGAGTCCAACCCCCATTTCAATATCTTTAAATAGTAATGAGTTCACTGGGGAAATAACTTATAATATTGAATATGACACAAGGCCAAAACCAAATGTAAGCGGTGTTTTATCTGAGTTTATAACTTGCAGTGATACATATCCCGGTGATTCATTTGCAGTTATACCGGTTATTGGTAGGCAGACCGGACCCGTATTACAATACATAGGCGGAAGAACAGAATATCAACGTAGTTTAAGTATAGAATTAACAATGGATCAATATTATGGATCGGGTGATGGCTCTTTGCAACAAAGGTATAGAAATTATGGTTCTTTATCTAAGCCAAGTTTAAATGAACCATTCAGAAGCCAAATAAATGATGTGATAGGAGCTTATAGTCCTCTAAATGAAAATGGTATAAGAAAATATTTTATTAGCCCACCCACTGAAAGCTGGGATGCAAGATCTGGAAGATATTCTCTTCAAATTAATTGGACATACGAGTTAAACAGATGATGGCTACAAATTCAGAACTAAAAAATATTGAAGAAACTTTACCTGACAATGATCCTATGTTAAGTAGGGCAATAGTAAATTCCAATAATGCCACTACAACAACAACTACAGCAGGACCAGACGCTCCTAATCCAGTAAATGGTTCATTAAGTCCAAATTATTTAGTATTTGAAACGTATGGATTATCTAATGGAAAAGCTTCTTTATCAAACAGTATCACAGATTTTACTGCATATAATTCATATATACATCATCTTACGGTTGGTGGCGGTGGAGGTGCTGGAAATATTGCAAGAACTTTAGGTGCTGCTGGAATTAATAATGTTTCTGCTCCAGCTGGCGGTGGAACAAGAGTTAATGTCATGAGTAATATCGTTTTAGCATCTAACAGATTTGAAGTTTACAATAGAAGTTTTAGGAATTATTCATGACTACAACTACACCTTCTCCATTATTGAGACAAATTACTCCTACGGTATATAATGGCATAAATGGAAATAGTGTTCTTCCAGCGTCTGGTTATTATGGTAATACTTGGCCTTCATATGGTGAAACCGTTATACCTCAAGGTGTTGGCGGTGGCGGTTGGACAATAGACCCAACAACTCCAAATACATATGATAGAGGGTATCCACAGCAAACCTTTCTTGGTGCTTCTATTCGTAATTTTAGTATGAATGGTGGATTTGGTGATAGCAGTTCTACTTTATCTATAGATCTTGTTAATGATGAGTTTAATAATTCTGATAAAACTGCCCAAGGTCAGGGTGATGATGTTTATCATAGTGGTAATGGTGATAGATTTGTACCACCAATAGCTGGAACGCCGGTATATTTTAAATTTGGCCCTAATCTTGCTACGGTAGAACAAGCATATAGAAAAACTTTTGATAAAACTTATGGTTTCGATACTATAGGTACTAGAAGTGTTGATGGTGGTGGCAGTTTTGATAAAGATAATTTTACATCTTTAGGTCCAAATCAATATGTAGATCTAGAAAGTAAAAACATATATAATTTTACTTCATATATGAATAATACACAATCTCGCGGAGCAGATCACATTGTTTTTGGTGGTATATTGCAATCATATATACAAAATCGTGGCCCCGGTGGAAATCCTTTATATTCTGTCCAAGTCACTGACCCGAGAGAAATATTATCTAACGTTATATTAGTTCTAAATAATTATGTCGGTACTACATTCAACACGCAAAATGTATTTAATATTTATGGATTTTTAGAATATAATATGACACCCGCTCTTTCTGGTGTTTTAGAAGATCATTTTGGAAACTATAATATTCTTACTAAAAAAGTTAATCCAACCAATGGTTACATTTCTTATGGTGGATCTATAAATAATACAAGTCCAATGGATTGTTGGTTTAAAACAGGCGGTGGAATGTTTGGATCTACAGAGTCATCATTTCCTGTTACTGGAACCGGATTTTCAAGAAGAGGTCCGCAGGGAATACCATTTTATAGAATAAAGCAAGCATTAGGAACATTGATGTCTTTAGAATATACTCTTCCAACAGAGTATGAAAATATGGGTTTTGGCAAGGTTATTAATTTTAGAGGTTATAATTACGTTGTAGATTTCAGCGGATTGCCCAGCTTGCCACCCATGTATTTCCTAGATTTTGATCAGATTAATTTGTTAGATTTAGCCTTAGAGATCTGTGATGTTACTAGTAGAGATTTATTTGTATCTTTACTACCTGTTATAAATCATCCTGCTTGTCAGTTTTTGTATGACAATCAAAACGCAGATCCTAAAAAACTAATTGCTGGCATTATAAGATTAGATAGCATAGATAGATCACATGCTCCAGTTTATGGGGCTATAAAAACCTACATAGATAGTTTAGCATCTTCTGGAATATTAGTAGAAAATCAAGATGTTGGTTATGAGCTTTCTAATGTAACAACTGATAAGTTTGTTGTTGGCGCACAAGAAGTAGATATGTATTGTTTTTCAGCCAATGCTGATAGAGATTTTATAAATGCTAGAAATAGACGTAGTGGAGGCGAATCTGACGAAGCAGATTGGCAGCAGTGGACATTAGAAAAACAATTAGAACAACAAGTATTGCCATACTATGGAACACTTGGGCAAAATGCTATCACTATTCCAAAAGGTTGGGGTGCTTATCAACAAATATTATTAGATACAACTGGCTTAAATGCAAATGGTGTTGGATCATATTACGTTGCTACAGAAATGGAATTAAGATGTGCATCAATTTCTTATGATTGTTGGAAAAATTTCTTACAACAATATAATGACACTTATTTAGAATCCATAGAGGGTGATGACGGTATTGAAGGATCAGCTTTAAATCAGACAGTATCTTTTGGTGGCGTTCCAGAACCAACAAATATATCTAATAAATATGCCGTTACGGTTCCAAGGTCAGTATTTGAAACATATTCTGATACACCGTTTGGAGCAGATAAATTACCTAAAAGTTCATGTAATCCACCATATGGATACCCGCTTTATTATAAGCGTATGACTAAACTAGGAATACCAGAGGGCGGTTTAACAAAACTGCAATCTAGGGTTACTAGCATGATTACCGGTGCTGCTACAATGCGTGATTCAAACGCTGATAACTATCAAGAAATTAGAAATAATCAATTAAAAGAGTTAGAATATATTGCTGAAGAATATGGCACTTTGACACAAGCAGAAAAAAATTACTATGCTGCTATTAGTAAAGCTTTGATGTCGAGTAAGCCCGATATTGATTTATTAAACAGAGCAGAAGAAGCGTTGCATTCTATAGGTGCTACTCTTCCAAGATTAGCCAAAAAAGGAACAGAAAATGCCCTTAAGGTTTATGAATTTCTTAAAAAGGTGGCTGACGAAAATTTAGGCAAAAAGTTCTTGGTTAAAATACCAAATAAGGTTAACTTATTTCATGAAAACCAAATCACTTGGAAGGGTGGCTCAACTGCCGGTGAATATGCAGTTGGACCATTTGGATTCAAGCCAAGACCATCAACATCTGGTATAGGTGATGAATTTTCTCCAGCATTTTTATCTCAATATCGAGGAGATAGAAATAGTAGTAAAAATATGATTAAGTATTTTCTTAACAGCGACATAGACGATAAACAGGCTAAATATAATGGAGCTTTAAAAACAAATTACAATCCTATTTCTGATAAGTATGAATTCAATTATACTCCAACAAATCTTGGTGGATATTTTCCATTTGATTTATATGCTAATACTTTGACTATAGATCAAATATCAAGATTACCAGACAATGCTATACCCAAAGCTGTGAATCAAGCTTTAATACCACAAGATTTAACTAACTTTTTAGATGAAAATGGTAGAATGTCCGCTTATGTTAGATTCGATAATAGTCAGCATTTAGCTTTGGGATCTATGAATTCTGAAGATTTTACACAGCAACTAATTACACTACAGGGTATGGTTCCAGATTTATGCGAATTCTTAGACAATGTTGGTGAAGATAAATGGACAAGCTTTAATGAAGCAGACGCAGACAGGCCGGATAATAATCCTCATGCCCCAAAACAGTGCGCGTTTGTTAAATGCAGTGTTGATGAAAAGTTTTACATGCCGCCAAAAATGATAACTAGCGGAATACAAACTTATGGACAAGCTGAAGCAGGTGATTACAAAAAGAAAGTTTCAAGACCTAGAAAAATTTTTGTTCCATGCTCTGGCTTGAGTGGCACAGATTTAATACCCGGTACTGGTGTTTATATTGATAGTTTTAGGTATATAGAAAAAAATTATTATCCAAATACTAGCACTGGGCCAACTGCTAATAGGTTAATTTTTGGGAAAAAGTATGAACCGGCACTTGGCAGTTATATAATTAAATCTGACATGGGAGATTTAGACACTAGTAATGTTTACGCTTTGATCACGCTGCCAAATAAAGTAATTCCAACAAAAGACGCTAGATATAGAGATTCTGTAAATCAAAAAGATAATACATATGACATTAAACATTATCTTACTGTTGACGTTGTTAAGGGTCTACCAGAATTTGAAGAACCGGCATTTGCAAAAGCTTCTGAAACAAATATTTTAGCTGGTGATTCTACTTGCTCTACTTATTCTGCCGAATCACGAAGTGTTGCTTGGTTAGCTGCTAAAAAAGCGAAATCATCTTTACAGTTTGGTTTTCCACAAAACATACAAATAACCGCACCTTCACCAGTATATCCAGATTTAGTAGTCATACCAATGATATCTAACGAAAGATGTTATGGACCTTGGGTATCTTCTCAGGTTGACCCTCAAGGTTCAGCATACGTAAACATTGGCGGTAGAGTAGAGTTTATCAAAGATGAAAACTTATCTCCTTGGAATTATGCCGGTTATGAATTAATGCACAGTGCCGGGATGCTCCAAGCTCAATTTTCAAATAGTTTGTTACTTTTCTCAGAGCGTGGAGGGTTTACTTATCCCGGTATGCCAACTGCCTCTTTATGTCAAGTTTTACTATCTGGCGGGCCGCTTATTACTAATGTTAGTGTAGATGTATCAGAGGGTGGTATAAAAACAACATACAAGATGGATCTATACACAGCTAGTTTTGGAAAGTTACAAAAACAAAAACAAGATATGATTTCTAAAATTAGTCGAGAGAAACAAAGATTAAGAGATGAAAGAAATTCTCTTATAAGGAAAGGGATAGGTAAGGGGCAAACAAGCTTGAATATAGTTGGATCTGTTAATTTATTTGGAAATAACGGAACAGTTCCCACTGCCCCAAGAGCTATGAATCATATAGTAGCATCTGTTGCAAGATATGAATCCCAATCTTATAGCTCTACTTTGGGTAATGTCAACGGATTAGACAGTATTTATGCTGCCTCTATGCAAAATCAACAAGATATATTTGATACAGCAAATAAATTTGATAGTGATAATCAAAGACAAACAGCAGAATACAATGCGGGATCTGTTGCTTTTGACGAAATGTTTATCCCGTTTTCTAATGAGCCTTACCACCCCAATATGCCAAACGTTAAATATGTAGATTATAGAGCTAATAATAGACTGTATGAAATTGGCGAAAATACTATTAATGACAACGATGTTACATCACCAACATAAATAGGAACAAATTATGGGACAATTTGGAAGACCGGGAATGCCAGTTGCTGTAAGTTATCATTCTTACATAGCTGAAGAAAAAACCCTCCAGAATATAGGACTAGCTTCATATACTAGAAATTCTTTAGCAAGATTTGGAAAAGAAAAAAAGAATGGAGCTGAAAGTACAAACAAAGATATACTTGAATATTTCGGTGGATCAATACCAACCGATAAACTCCTTGGAGATAATGCAACTTTATCCATATTGAAATTTGATAAAGACAATAAAAGATATACATTGAGAACCTCTACTGGAGATGGTGAAGATAGTTTATGGTACACACCTAGTGGAAATGTTAGTAACTTAAAAAAGTTTCAAGAGGACTTTGACTTATGGCAAAAGGGGTTTATAACAAGCGATTCTGAAAAATATAAACTAAGTTACGTTTGGACCAACATACAAACTAGTTTTTCTGGTTGTATAACATTTACAGCTGATTATAATGTTTTGACATGTTCTAAAAGCGGTTTGATAAAAATATATTTTCAATCAGCCGGTAGAGCGACAGCAGATAGAGGCGTTGCACAACAGACATCAAATGTTTTAGCTGGGCCTCCAACTAGGGCAACTGGAGGAAAGTGGGCTTACGCCCCAACTCAAAGCACTGGACCGGGACAATATACCCCAGTATTACCCGGTGGTAGCAATAATCCTCAAAATACAGTAGCCGGAAAAATGAGAATGAGCTACGACCCGTCAACTGGCCAGTGGGAATCTGGAACTCAGCAAATGTTGTTTAGATTATTAACAGATTTAGATGGAGTTCCAATAGCGGATTTACCAGACGATGTTGATGAAAGGGACATAGATGATTTTTACTCTGGTGGATTAGCATCTACTTTCACAACTGGTAGTGGAATGGCTGTTAGTGTAGAAAATGGAAATCCTTATCTATTTGGACCAAATACCGTAGGATGTGCTTCATCTCCAAAAGAAAAAGTATTGATGGTAAATAGAACTCCTAGAAATTATGTCAAGGGAGAAATCGTACTAGCAAGTCTTATTAATGGTGAGTGGATTCCTATGGGTTTTGGTATACCAACCACAGCATCCAAAAGACTAGAAGTAGAGTGGTCACAAATTCAAAAATACATTGTGAATGCAAACTCATTTTTTAGAGACATGGCAAACTCTAGATATATTACCCATCAAGATTATGAAAATTATTTAAGAACCAAGTTCTATCATGGATTAAGTTCTGCTACTACTAAAAATGCCTCAGATAATGCTAAAATAAATATATTTGGTCTTGATAGCGGCATTATGGATCCACAAGGTAATATTAACTTAGCTAGTTATAATATAAATAACTACGAAAATATTAATATGAAAGACCTTGTTCCTAGTACTGGATATTTAACATCTTTTGATGCAGATCTAATAAGAACAACTTTGGGTGGTAACTCTGAAAGAGATTATCTATTTAGAACAAACATTAGCAAAACTCCCGCCGATGACTTAGATTCTAGTTTACCTTATTATGCCAATACCCCTTTTAATTGGGGGTTATTCTTTAGAGAGGGGTATACTCGTTCTAGTGTTGCAAAGTTCAAATCCAATGATGGTAAATCTATTACTAGCTACGGAGCAGCATCAATTTATACTAGCGAAAAGATTAGCTTACAGGGTAAAGATTTACCAACACCAATGTTTGATATATCAGATAGTAATTTATATCATATGCCAGCTCAAATGGCATTAAGTTCTTCTGGAAATCCAACGATTGATTTTACTAGTATGTGGTCAGTTCATAGTCAAGTCGGTTCTAATTTTGTTTCTGCTCTATATAATTATGTAAGTAATTACAAAGCGGGTGGTAGCTATTTAAGAAATCCAGATAATATTGATGTTTATGCTTTAAAACCAGCAAGTTCAACATCTGTACAGTTTTCTCCACTACCACTAGAGTTAGCTTTGTCCGACTTACAACTCCCTAAAGATGGTATTAGTTATTTTCAAAATGGATATGCTTCTCTAAAAGCAGAATTAGAGACTATATTTCAAAGTGTTTTTGGAATTGCGGATTATACAAGTGATAAATTATTATCTAAATTCTGGACAAGGAATAAATTATCTGCCAGAAAAGATCTTGGTAGCAATGTATATAGCAGAATTGGCTTGTCTAGCGACAAACTACTGAATGTAACAAATGGAAAAATAGAAACTCCACCATTCAATGAACCAATAGGTGGACCAAATTTAATTCCTCCAGCAAATGGTGCGAAAGAAAAGTCTAATATAGCTGGAATTGTTGGTGCTAAAGCCACCTTTAATCTAGCTAATGGTGGAATAATTTCACTAGATACCAGTTCTTATTTTGGATTAAAAGCTTATCAAATGACCGTTGGTGGTGGGGGCGACTTTGCAACTACTATCATTGGCGGGATAATAGCATTTGGCCAAGATTTAACTGGCAAGAGAACAGATCTATCTATTAAGCAGTGGGGTGCTAATCAAGATGGTGATCCAAAGTCATTAGGAACAACGGCCTTATTTTGTAAAGTATATGATCATTGTCCCAATACAGTATTTGACGCTAGATATTTTTCACCAATACAATTGAATCCAAATAATGATACTGTTGATTTTAAAGAACCTTCACTCGGCGTTGGATCAATAGTTAGTAAAACAACTAATATTACTATGGAAAATAACACTTGTAGAAGAGGAATGTTGTTAACGGGTGGAGATGGCTTTAGATATCTTAAAAAGACAATAGGTATAAATCCTGCCTCTTTTGAAGTTATAAAAGCTGGAGAAGATTATAGTGCTGGAAATACATTTACTTTTGGTGGTGGTAAAAATCCAGCAGTAATAAAATTAACAAAAAACGGACCACTATCAACAAATATTGGTGACTATGAAATTATTTCTTATGGAGAATATACTGAATCCACGTTTAACGATGCTCTTATTGGAACTGCTAATAAGGGAGATGCGGAGAGCTTTGGAGTTGGCGGCAGCGTTAAAATTACAACAGGTAAAATATATCAAACAATCAAAGAAGATAAGCTGGAATATTATGGAATGCATATGTTAACACCCCCTAGCAACAAGGGTGCTGGAGATGACGGCGGATATGTTCATAGTGCTAAAAGTACTACAATCACCGTTAATAAAAACTCAACAGGAAAGTATGATATATTCTTCTTCTTTGTAAACGATATTCTTCATACTCTAACTGGGCCAGATTATGTGAGCAATTTATCGCTATCAAATTACGTAAATCTAGATATAAGTGCAAACTAATAAAAGTGTATAATACAGTATAACCCACAAATACAGGGAGATTTTTATGGCTGAAATCAAATTCTATGCTAATGTTTTGGGTGATACAAATGCCACCCTAATAGAACACACTCTCGGATCGGGATTGGGTTTCTATGGTTCTGCATTCGGAGTTTCTGTACCGGTAGGCTCACAGCAAAGATCAACATACGTTACAGACGCCAATGGGGCATCTCAAGGTGTTCAGCTTAATAATACCGCTATGGATACTAGTGGTACTATTCTTGCGAAAGGAACAGTAGCCATAAATGGTAGCACACCAATAGATTTAGATAAATTACCTAACTATTTATGTCCTCTAAATCTAAGATTTACTCACTCTACTCCAGTAAGAGTTCAGAACTGCAAGCTCCGCATATTTGATAGAAATGACATTTCTAAGCCAGCCAGTGGAGTTTCGACTTATGTTTATGAGGCTAGACACCCTTCTAATTCTCAGGTTGTAACTAGTTTAGGCTTTAGAGCAAGTAAAGATACTACAGCAAGTGCAGGATTTAAATGGACTGAATTTGATCCCACTCTAGCTCAACTAGATTTACCATTAACAAACTCTCCCGGTATGAGTGGTTTAAATACAGATACCACAGATACAGATACGACACTTGGATATGCTTCAAGAAGTGGTATATCTTTAACTTCAACCAGACACGATTGGTATGTTGCTCTTAGTTCTGAACCTCAGAGCATTGGCAGCAAGACCAACTACGGGTTATATTTTACAGTAGAATATATATGAAAAAAGGGGCGGTTTCCCGCCCCCCAATCATCAGTAATTCCAGCACCTATGTCTGTGTCTTACGACCGGCATAGGTGTTGTTGTATAGTAAGGATATCCCCAATAAATTCTTTGATCAATAATTGGTTGAGGATAAACTACTATTGGCACAGGAACCGTAACTATTAACTGCGGTGCTTGGTACACCATAGTTTGGATAACCACCGGTTGCTGAACAACAGGAACCGGTTGTGGTACAATGTAAACTGGATAATTAGCAAATCCCTCATTTGATATCCCTATCAGCATAAATAGTATTGCTAAACATCTCATTCTGCCTTCTCCGTCTTTGGATTCCACTTGACCCAACCGTTATCGGAAAGCCAGTTACCTTCATTGTCCTTACGCTTTGGAAATAGACCGCCACCCTTCTTATGGACACCGAATGATAGTCTAGCACCACACTTCATACAGCGAAGTTCATAGTACTGGTTATCATCAACGGTACGAACCACAAATCGAATATCATCAGATCCACACTTGCCACATGTGGTTTCCTCAAATACTTCTTGGAATCTACTTAATTCATTAAATAGATCCTTCTGTGATTCACCTTCTATTTCTGCCTGTAGTCTGCCATTCTTTGTTGTATATAGAATCTTCATTTACGCCACTCCTGTTTATAGCCTATAATATCTTGTGGAATTGAACTCTTATCACGCTGATAATCGTTTAGTGAATCAATAATTTCACTAGCGATCTTCTTAGAAACCTTCTTACCGCTATCAACACTAAAACGTGCAAATAGCTTTTCTCCATCAATATTGAGTTGCTTGCACTTTACATCAATAAAGTTGTATTGTGCATCACTCATTCTACTCTGATCGTCATACTCACCCTCACTAGCATTCTTAGTATTAGAAATATCCCTGACGATCTTTGCTGTATCCTTCTTAGTTAATTCTTCGGCAGCAACACCCTTAATCTTTAGTGCCTTACGCAAAGCTCTTGCTTCTGCTCTAGTGCTAGCAATAGCCACCGCAAAGGCACAGAACATATCATCAGTATTGCCCTCCCAAGAATCTGCCACTTCTGCATATCTCATACCATTTGCAAATTCTACACTAAATATAACGGTTGCTCTACCGTGATGATCTTCTCTTTGAACTGGAAAGACCTGTGTTGGGCCACTAAACATAATTGGACCCAGCACAAGCTCTGCTACACGCCTCAAACCAGCAACCAGAGGATGACCATCAACCATCTCTGACTCAGTAAATAGAGTCATAGCATAATCGTGCCACTCTGGGGAAAGCATGGATGGAACATCTGACATTATAACGTCCTTAACTGATGTGTTTGTGTTACTAGGCGACGATAATACTACTTCTTCAAAAATACTTTCAATATTGCTCATATTTCAATCTCTATATACCTTTCTGATTTTGGAGGGAACGACTCCTTTATTTTACTCAAGCATTTCAAAATGTCAAGTCTCAACTTCTCCTTATCGGCTAAACAAACCGAGTCAGATAAGTTTTTTATTCTCAAAATAACCATCCCTTTGCTTAGGATAAGACCGCTCTTTTGAGTATCGGCTTTTATTTGCTTTTGAAGCTTCTCTTCTCCCCATATTGGCAAGAAGTGAGATGGGCCGTCTACTTCTATTATAGTCTTGATCGATGGAACGTACATGTCAAGTTCCATGTCATGATTTTGGATAAGGTGCTTTTTATGATATTCAACACTATATCCCGCTTTAGTTATTTCTTCATATAAAAACTTCTCTAATTTAGATCCTTCCTTGCCAGCAATTTGAATACTCTTAATAGCAGCACTCATCATCTTGTCCTTTTCAACGTCTGATAATTCTTCCCATCTTTTCTTAGATTGGGATACTCTTGACTCATATATCTCGTCAGACATATCATCCCAATACTTTTTAAGTCCAGAACTAATCTTGAGTTTTTCTTCTTTAGTTCTTATTTTCCCACTAGTAGGATGAGTAGCTGTGCCGCTCTCTATAGCGTTCTTTTGTGCTTCGCTCTTAGTTTTAAGATTAACACCACTTTTGATAAGAATACGTCTTATACGATTGGGATAAGTATTTAACTCTTCCGCAATCTCATAAGTACTCTTATGCTGTTTGGTATACATTGTTATTATTTGATTTGTGTTCATCTTTGCACTCCGATAATAGGTCTACGATATTTTCAAAATTTTCTGAGACTCCAACGGGCTTCTTGCCGGTTAGTCTATATATTTCTTTTTGGTCTTTTTCTGATCTACAAATAATTTTTACTTCGTTTCTTGTAGACATTACCAAGTTTAATACATTCTTTTCTTGTTGCCACCCATGATAATAAAATATGTTGATATTGTTTACTATGTTCAAAGCGGTGTTTAAGGCATTTAAAGATGTAACTACCAGATTACCATTAAAACTCCACAAATCTGTAGAGTTGAACATCCCACACCTTGTATTATTTGGATTAAAAGCGATGTCATCATAAAATATACTAATATCATGAACTAGTTTATTAGATATATTGTCATCTACTAATTTGCTTACACTATTGAGTTGTTCGGTGTCCATCAAGTTACTTATATATATTCCTAAATTCATATTATTTTCCCCAAGAACATGTTAGATTTGAAAAAATATTGTTTCCCATATAATAATGTCGCTCAAATCCAGCAGATTGTAGGAATGGATTGAGAGTTGAACCTATGTCTAAATAAGTGTGTTCGTCGCAATATTTTGTTAATTCGTGACATAGTATATTACCAAAAGGACCACAACAAAACAAGAAAAGCACATTTTTTTCTGTTAGCTTAGATATCATTTCTTTAGCGGATGATATTGCGTCCCAATTATATGCCCAAGCATTATTCTCAACACGAAATACAACGTGTGGTCTAAATGGCAACCTCTCTATGTTAGCATTTTTATTACAAAATAATACTACTGGACGCTCCTTATATAGAGGCAATATATTGCTTACATAATAATTGTAATTACTATTTACCCACAAGTTAGCCCAAGTCAAATGATCATCATCTTGACCAGAAAAATCATACATCTCATTAAATGTTTCAGTTCCCTGACAGCAAGGGCAGGATATTCCAACATAATAGTTGGGATGTTTATAATGAAATGAATCTATCAGTGCTTGTCTTTTGTTTTGATCTTCTGGATCGTCTGGATTAAACCAAAACTCACCATTGTTTATTGGTTTGTTTTGCATAACTGCCCATTCGCCATCAGCGTACTTTGAAAAGCTAAAGTTTTCTTCATTTAATAACTTTTCTCTAAAGAGCATTATATCCTGACGGAATATTTTTGTCATAATTTCTCCAATATCTCAAGTATCTTTTGACTAGACTTTCCATCTCCATAGGGACATCTACTATTTACCAATTCCATTGTTATGGTGCTGAAAATCTCAAATAGCATATCTGGAAATGGACATAACCATGAAAATATATATTCCCCTTCAATTCGCTCCGTTGTTGTTCTACATACTATACATTTCTTTTTTAAGAATGAAGATTCCTCTTGTAACCCTCCGCTATCAGTTATAACAAGTCCGCATCTAGACAAATAATTTTTACATTGTTCATGTGTTATTGGATCTATTACTTTGACATTTTTTAATATACTTTTATGTTTTTGTATTTCTGGATTAAGATGCATTGGGAAAACAAACTTAAGATTTGGATTATTAATTGCTAAGTCATTTATAGATTTAAACCATTTGTCCATTATTGGTAAGTTCTCTCGCCTGTGCATAGTAATAAAAACCAAATTGCTTATCGTCGGAACTACATCTAAAAGATTATCTAATACAGTGTTACCAATGACATAAGCTTTGCTATTATTACTCATAACATGTCTTAAGTTTTCTTTAGACTGACTAGTTGGGCATAGGTGAATATCTGCCATAGCACCTATTGATATTCTATTAAATTCTTCTGGATATGGATTTTCTTTGTCCCAGCTTCTAAGTCCAGCCTCTAGGTGTATGATCTTTAATTTTCTATGGAATGAGGCCAAAGCTAAAGCAAATGCTGATGTTGTGTCACCTTGAACCATAACGTGGGTTATCTTATCTGTATATTTATCAATTTCTGATAGAATACTAGTTACTATAGAATCTAATCTATTAGTTCCATTGCTAATATTTAAATATGAAACTTTATATTTTTTTACAGAATTATCTATCAAAGACCCGTGCTGCCCAGTGCATAGGATTTTAAATGGTATTTTCCCATTTATTTTTTCTATTACTGGCTTGATTTTTATCCACTCTGGACGAGTCCCAAATCCTATTAATATCATTCTGAATCCTTTGCTAATTCATATCCCTGAGAAAGCATAAAGTTCCAATAACTATTTGCCTGCATATGACCAGACGATGTTCTTGAAGTAGCAACCATGTCTTCACCATATTTGCTAGGATTCGTGGATGCCCATAAGTTTGGATCTTCTTCTGGCTGTGGTGGTATGTAAGAGTATAGTCCTAATCTTTTTTGCAAAACGTAGGAAAAGTGCATATCCTCACCTCCAGAAATAAGTTGAACATTTGGCATATCTAACCAATAAAATCTAAGCCAATCTTTTTCAAAGAACCATGAATGACCTATTATATCAACTCTTTTTATTTCTTTATTTCCCTTACCAACGCCTTCGTATTTACAACCGGGATAATTAGCATAATCGCTATCAGTAAATCTTACTCCTCGACCACCTATTAATCCATTAGTGGTCTGAGACACATTGAGACAATGTTCCACCCATTTCTTCCCCGGTATAGTATCATCATCAATCATACAAATATACTTAGTATTTGCATTCAAAGCAAAAGCAAATCTAGCCCATACGCCAAGGTTCTCGTTACAAAAAGCAGTAGTGCATTGAGATAGAATTTCTGATGGAAATAGGTTGAATGTTTCCTCATTATAATTGCCCCAGAACATTATTTGAATGTCTTTGTGAGTTTGATTCTTTATAGCATCATATTGCTCTCTCAAAGCCTGCGGTCTTCTATAACCGTTAAGTATGACTGTTACGCTCATGATTTGTTTATTTCATCCTCCATCTTATTGGCTAAATCTGATAAAGATAGTTGTGATAACAGCGACTTTACCCTGTGCAAACATGTATGTTTATTTTTAACAGAGGATAGTAGTTTTTGCCCTTTAAATATATTATCTATCTTATCTAAGTCATTGGAGTCTTTTGTATCGAATATAACCTTTGTTCCACTATATATAGCATTAAAAGATAGCTGAGATCCAACATAAAGGCTATTTTTAAAAACTATCTCATCATAGTTATCAAAGATATTATTCAATAATGTAATGGGTAAAAACATATCGACATATTGTGACACTTCTTGGTTTATAGTTGCATAGTGGTATGTTCCATCAAGATCTACAATTTCTTCTTGCTTATTGACAAAAATTAATTTATTAATAGAGTACTGCTTGGTGTCATTTTTTAGAAAGGTGTCGGCTCCCGATAAGATCCTAAAATACTTAGCATTATCTACCTTGATGTCATTAAAACCAAAGAAAATAGGTGTTATATTTTGTGATAATAGGGCAGAGCAAACGCCATTTATACTATCTAATTTAGTCCAATTTGTATTGATGACGGTCTGTACTTTCTTGTTATCACTCAAGTAAGAAGCAATATCTTTGGTGATGTGAGCTAGGTGGGTTATAAAAATATCGGGGTTAACTGCATCAAAGTTGTCATATGCACTTTGATTATTGTTAAACATCTCAGAGCTTACACCCTCTAGCAAATTTAATCCACCATTGAAATAATAAGGCTCAGTATTCCAAGGGTTGCTGTAATTAGATATTAAAAATTTCATGGTTGTCCTTTATGTTATGATATGTCTTAATGTTGCTTATTTTATAAATTGGAAACTTGTTCTCTACGCAAAGAATTTCATATTTATTCTTTAAAAGATCGTTCATAGCCTCAAAGATAAACTTCTTTTTGCTCTCGTCATTATTTAAAAATTTTCTTATATTCTCTATTGCGTCTATTCCATTTATATATATTAGTTCCGACCAAGTTCTATAAGCACCAAATGAAAAGTGTTGTGCTTTGTTTTCAGAATTGATATTTATACCAACTTCTAAATTTTCAGACGGGTGTTTTTCTATCAAAGCGCATATTTTACTCGTATCTATATTGATAAGAGTTTTCTTATGAATCAATAGGCTCCCGTCCAATATTAATATTTTGTCATTAAGAGTATTGTTTATAGCTAACCTAGCACCCTCACATGAGTTGCAAGAGTTAAATATTTGGTTTTCGACTAACCTTATATTTATGTTCTTATATTTTGATCTAACATATTTGTATATTTTTTCTGAATCAAATCCGACACATAGTATTATCTCGTAGTTTGAAAAAGTCTTTTTTATAGCATCTATTTGTAAATCGATCAGACATTTGTTGTTTATGCTAACTAATGACGTTGGACCATAAGACTTCATTCTATATCCCGGTAAGTCGCATAAAATGACTATGCTTATCAAGTCTGCTTGTACTTTATCTTCTTTTATTGGAACAGTTTTTATCTTGTTGTTCTTTTTTGTTCTTGTTTTAGACATCTTAAAGCTCAATGTATAAATTTTCTTTTTTAGCATCTTCTATCATAATGGCAATATTATTTTCATATTCTGAATATAGATTTTGATATATAATTCTACAGGCTGTATTAGATATTGTGAGCTTATTATCATCCTTACACAAAATAAATCTTTTTAGATCATCATTCACTAATTTATCAACACTAGTAATGAAATCAGAAAAATTATCTATGTTGTTTTTATTTAATATCAAGTGAAATGAATTCCTAGATTTTGATAGGAATGAATGTATATAATCTGTCTTGTCGAAGTAAACTGATAAGCTAGTATTAGGATAATTGGCATGAATACTTATTGTTTCTTCTTTTTGAGTTTTATCGCAAGTATAAGATTGAAAAAGAGATATTACGTATTTTTTTTGAGGATAATCTAATTTGCCAATTTCTTCTATAATTTTATCCCTATACTGATTGTCTATATCATCACAATCTATTAATATATCAAAACTAAGACAAGACTCTTTCTTGGCTTTAGTTACGTCTTTTACCCCATCATTCCACTTTATATTTCTATAGAGATTACATAGCCTATTTATTACATAAAACTCTTTTGAATCATCATAGGCTTCTATAACTAAATCTCCAAATTTGGAAACTCTGTTATCTTCACACCCAACCTGTGTGTTATCTTCGTAGATAGCAAATACACAATTTTTACAACTGGTTTGCTTAGTTGGATCGGGAGGCATGTAATTCATATACTGATCCTTTCAAAGTAACTTTTTCTATGGCAAGACCTAAAGATGACAATTTATTGCACAATTCTTTAGAATCATATATACCATTTTTGCTAAAAACAACTTCATTATATGTTTTTGCGTCTATAACTCTATTTATCAAATCTCTACTAATACAATTAACATCTATACCACTGATTACAACTTTGCCATTTCTTCTAAGAATACGCCTAACAGAATTTAATAGATTGTCTAGTGACTTATATGATACGCTCTCTATAGATCCTATCATTAATATTGATGATACCGAATTATCTGGAACATCTACATTTAAAACTTCATTATCTAAAAATGCTGGATTGTATCCATCTATACAATCTTTTATGTCTGTTAATATCTGTAATTTCATGTGTTTGATACCTCGTATACATTGTCAAATATTGAATTCCACGTACTAATAAACCCTTCCTCTGAAAACATGTCTATTATAGTTTGTCTGGCATTTTGCCCAAGAGTTTTTCTTACCCCCTCATCATTTATAATATGCTGTAAGTAGTATCTTAATTCTTTTTCGTCATTAGAAATATATCCATTTTCTCCATGTTTTATTATTTCTGGTATCATTCCGGTTGCTGTTGATACTACCGCACAACCACAAGCCATAGCCTCTAAAAGTGAGGTTGGTATTGGGCTTAACGTGGAACTATTAAAATATACTGAACAAGAATTATATTCATCAACAAGTTCTTCGATTGATTTTGCTGGTTCTGATAGACCCTTAGTATCTCCTACAACTCGCGTTTCTAGACCACTTGTGACACGTTTCCACCCAGAGTAATTTAAGCAATAATCACGATTTATAAAATCATTGGCTACTGTTAGTATGGTTGGGTTTTTTGGTTTATCACTTGGGGCAAATGCTTTAGTATCTACCCCATGACTCACTATTATACCATCTACTCCCCAAGCTTTTCTAGAAAAATCTGATATAAATACATTTAAATCTCCACGCATATTACGCATTTGTTCTAATTGATCTTTGGAAATGGTTTGCGGTGTTGGCATAGTATGTTCTAAGCATATTATCGGAAGACTAAGTTGTTGATTTATATTCTCAGCTACTTGAAATTGTCCAAATTTACTTTGCACTAATATAAAATCATAATTTAAATAATCGCACAGCTGACCTTCTGGAAGTATATGATAATTTGACGGGACTTCAGTTTGTTCAGCGTTCCATTTTTTAGCATTATTGATATTTAATGAATAAAAATTATGCCCAGTTTTGCATAGTTCGCTTTCGTATCTTTCGTGAGTAGGAAAAGTGAGTATATTATACTTTTCTGGCTTTTCCTTATTTGTTATACTAATTAGTCTGTCTACTGTATTATTGTACATCTAGCAATCCCCTCATTAGATTTCCTACATTTTCATATGAAAACTCTTCTGCGTCCTTAAGACCTCTGGTTCTATCAATTAAGTCTTTATTATCGTAATAGTATCTCATAGCAGATTTTACTTCTTCTTCGTCTGGAACAAACCAAGACTCTCTACCAGTAAATATATTATTGAAAGCTGGATCAGAATGTTCGCAAACTCCACTCACACCACTTATCAATGTGCCAGAACTCTTATCTTTTATAAATTCTTTTGGACCACCTTCGTTTCCACAGATTGGAGTTTTTCCAAAACACATAGCATCAAAAGCTGGTATTGACCAACCCTCACCGTGAGTTGTGTTAACTAAACAGTCACATGAATTATGTAGTGCGTCAATCTCTTCCGCTGTCATATCTTTTGGAATAATTATTTCTTCGTGATAATCTTCTACTTTAGGATATATTCTTAAAGTTTTCTTGATTGAGTCGCAAATGTCTTTTACGTGTTTATTTAGTTCTGGTGGATGTATTCCAAACTTTTTGACCTTTAGTACTAGTGACGCTGGTTCGTATCTATGAAATTCACTATGAAAACATTTAATAATTGACTCTATATTCTTTCTCTCGTTTAAATCTGCTATATAATAAAACTTAAATGTACTATTTTTCTCCCCAAAGTTTATTCTGGTACTAGTCTTATTTTTATATCTTGAGAGGTCAAATGCATATGGTACATATTTTAGGCAAGAATTATCAAACCCGTCTTTTGTGAAGCTACTTATTAGAGTTTTATTTGGTAGCCATACTTCATCAACCAGCTTTAGACTAGATAGCCAGTTATTATATTTTAATGTATTAGACTCACCTATATAACAAGCTATATTTTTCTTAAATTTTGAAGTCCCGACTATATGGTGAGGCAAAACGTGCTGTATACAAATGTCGATATTGTTTAGGGGTTTTTTTTCTAACTCCAAAATTCTATTTGGAATTTCAGCACTTTTAGATGTTAGCTTTATATTTCTACATGTAACATCAATACCGACTGAATCCATAGCCAACATCAAATCTATGGCGGCTTTTGACCAACCGCTGCCTTCTTTATAATGTCCTATATAAAGTATTCTCACTTTATGACTCCAATCTTACAAACAATGAATCCCCATTCAAACCGTATATTTGATATTCTCTAGACTTTTCTGTTAAACCTATACTTTCAAGAAATAATTTTATTACTGTGAAATCAGTCTCTCCATCGTATAAAACTCTGTTTGTTGACCACTCCAATGTCATTGCTTTTGTAGTATTAAGTAGATTTTTGCATCCATTTAATACGTTCATTTCTGCCCCTTGAACATCCATAAAAAGAGCATCTATAGATGATATATTATTTGATTTGCAAAAATGTTCTAAAGTGATAGCATCCACAACTATTTCTTGTGTAACTTCCTTGATATTGTATATATTCTTTAAACCGTCACCGGGCTTTTTGATAGATCCACATCCAGTAAATTGCATATTAGATCCTTCAAATGTAGCACTATCTGGAATTTTTTCTATATCACAAAATCTATTAAATGTGATTGTTCCGTTTTCATCAGTTACCGCCAAATTGAACACAAACACATTCTTATATTGTTCACACTTTTTTTTGCATATATCATAATTGAATGGATCTGCCTCAAAAGCATAGATATTTGCTTCTGGCCAATATTTTACTATATCGTCAATATCATAACCGCGATGTGCGCCTATTTCAAAAATATTAGTTATTTTGTCATGAGTTTGTTTAATTTCATCTAAAAATAGCATTTATTACCTCTTTACAATTTATGTTTTCTGCTTCTAAATATTTATATTTTTCATATATGTTTTGATTTACATACCAATCTTCCACTGGTCCGTAACCATCTAATATAACATTGCCCCAAAGTATTCTATAGCCCCAATCTTGCAATTTTGATCTATACTCTTTGTATTCTTTTACTATTTTATTTTTATGTTCTACTGAATGATCTTGGTTACATTCTGAAAATGACTGAAATAGGTTATGCTCTAGTGTTAGCACCTTGAACTTATATTTTTCAAAATTAAAATCATTGAACACCTTGAACTGAACATCATCTACATCTAAGGATAGATAGTCTATTTCTTCTGGGCAATTATTAGACTCCAATATTGTATTTATGTTCACAAAGTTTAAATCAGCAAGAATGCATTTTGCTTTTCTAGAACCCTCTACTGATTTTATATAGTTTTGATCATAATCTATTGCTAGACCTTGCCATCCACGACTCTCAAAAAAATATGTATTACTATAAAAGCCGGGACTATATAGTGGTAATCCACCGGTTCCAGCACCTATATCAACAAAATAACCTTTGTCTATATCTAACAGCCTGTCTACAAAAAGGTCTTGATATGTCTGTGCATTATACATTACATGCCCCTAGCTTTCAACATTTCAAGTCTTTTGTTTTCCCAGAAATTTCTTCTATTGCAAAGATATACCATTTGATCATATGCTATATCAAAATCAAATGGGTTTCTTGTTTGTTTTCCATCAAATACAGCAGAACTTTCATTAAAATACATTCCACCGGTAGTTGCCATAGAGTTTCTATACATCAAATCTCTGACTAATCTAGACTCTAAGTAAGAACTTGCTTTTTCTGGCTCACATAAAACTTCCGAGATTAACCACCTAGATATATCTTGATGGCTAACATTATCTGGCAACTTGTCGGGTTTTGGTTGAGAGTCTTTTATTCTAGGTGGTTGTCTCCAAGAATCAAAAGTCTCTGAGATTTCAATGCTATCAAAGTAGTTTTCCCAAGCCTTACCACTCTTGTCCCACTGGTAGTGTTTTAAAAAAGCCTGTCTTGTATCAAATCCAAGCCTTCTTCTTATACTAACTGGTTGTTCAAAAAACTCTTTGAATTTTTTTGCTGCTAATATATTGTCTGGAACCGCCCTAAAACATCCAGTTTCAAGTTCTTTATATAACGCTTTTGGAGTCAGAGGAGTACCACCTAGATTTCTTACTACACTTTCCATAGCAGAATAATCTGTAGCCATCACTGGCACTCCACATGCTGCGGCTTCTACTTGTGGTAAACCAAACCCTTCGCAGTTAGCATATTGAACATATAGGTCAAATAAGTTTATTATCTTAGAAAGATCTTCATATTCTACGCCGTGCTTTACGTTTGATAGTGATGCCCCAAATTGTCCAGTGTAAGGGGATTGTGCAATAGCACCCTTAAATAGTGATGGAAATGGTTTTCCGGTTTGACCACAGATATATGTAAAATATACCTTAGATGATAATTGATATTGTTGTAATAGTTCTGGAATGTCCCAACCCAAATCTGGATAACTTGTGTGACAGTACAAATAATAATCAGAACTGTCTTCAACACTATCTAGCAAAAGTCTAAAAGCTTGAAATAGATCTGGATATAATTTTCGTCGCTGATTTCTCATGACGGTTCCAATGATCTTAGCTTCTGGATTAATTCCCATCGATGCTCTAAGTCCAGCCTTATCCTCTATGGGTTGGTATGCACCATGTGCTGACGGTGGAGAAATACCAATATAGTTTATCTTATCACCAGATTGTTGCTTTAATACTTCTCCAGCCCATTCTGAATATGTTAAACAGGCATCTGCTGATTTATAAGTTGCAACCCACTGTCTAGCTTGTGGTCTAGCATCAACTGTTGGCATTATGCACCATTTAAAATATGGTCTAAATGGTGATCGTTCTGCAAAATCTAACATCCAAAAGTCTCGTATATCGCAAACAACGTCTGGTAAAAAGTCTAAACACACATGCTCAAACATCATTTCACCAAATTGTGCGGTTGGATGCTGTGCATATTGACTTTTTTCTTCTTCTGAACAAGTGGAGTCTGGAACTACTCCATAGAATTTCCAAGGTATATTTTTTGCTCTAGGGTCATTACGCTCCCCATAGGAAGCCATTTCAGCTATCTCGTACTTGCCGGTACTATTTAGATAGTTTAATATTTCTCTGGTATACGTTGCATAACCAGTATTTAAAAACGTAGCTTCGCTACAAAATAATATTCTTGGTTTTCTCATCAGTCTTCAAAGTCCTTGTGGCAGAAATCAAACTCGTTAATTCTAAAAACAATGTCTTCATTATCTTTTTCTGGATTTTTAGCAGAGGCATGAACAACTAACTTAGTGCCTTGTGTGGCATACTTCTCTAAAGTCTCAGCACCAGTGTGCCAAGCTTCACAATGTATATATGTTGGAATTCTATTCTTTTCACCGGTTTTTGTTTTGCGATAAGTATATATCACCATAACAAATTCGGCCAAAACTACATCTCCAACCATAGAGATTCTTGGGTTTTCCACCAAGTATCCCGTAAAAGAACACATATTCATCCTATTCTCCTCATCTTAATATATTAGCAGCGACTGATTAAAAAAACAACCGTTAAATTTCGTGAATCTTATCTACTATAAATGACGTATCTTTATCACTTACTGACCCACAGAAAATTAAGTTGTTTCCTTCATATAGAATATATTTATACTTTTCACGGGTCTTTGGAAATACTATAACACTATCTAATATGCATGTATCGTCTTCTATGGTCAGGAATGACATGACTTGACCTTTAGATTCACCTTTATTAATTGTGTAATCTGATAGTCTTTGGATATTAGCCACTATGCACATATCTTTACCCTTCTTGCCGTTTATTATTTCTTTGCAAGTAGTATTTGCGGCAGAAGTGTCAGAAGTCTCAACCTTTGTCATTGTAACTGGACATCCTAGAAATTTGACCTCTTGATCTATAATCCAAGTCGGATCATCTTCTAGATCATAGGGTGGACTTACTAATAGTTGTATCTCATTTTCTATAGCCTGCTTCCTGTCAGCTTTGCTAGTTCCACCACCCTCTTTTTTAGTCGGTGCTAAATCTCTTAAGCAATCTACAAAAGAATCCCACCTTTTATCATTGTAATGATTTAATATCCATGTTTGCTCTGCTTTGGTCAGAGTCCTATAAATTTCATAATCATAAAGGGCTTTGTTTCTAGTAACATTGCCCTTAAAATTTCTAAAGAATCCTATCGAAGCTAAAGCCTTGAATGCAGTAGAGCTAATATTTGATCCTATGAAAAGTAAGATTTCAAGCCAAGTAAATTCCTTTACTGGTTTACTCAAAGTCTTTTCAGCTTCATTTATAGTTTCTATTAACTTATCTCCGGTCGCACCCGTTAGTGACTTTACATCCTTAATACCAAAGTATATCTTACCACGCTTAATATTGAATTTTCTTTCAAAGTTAGTTAAGCTTGGAGTTCTTGTCTCAATATCAAATAGTTTTGCCTCAGATATCAATTCATAAACTTCTTGATGAGGGTCTTGCTTTTCATTTGCGTAAAACAGGTAAGACAAAAAGAATTCCTTGGTATTATGAGCTTTGAAATATGCACTCCAGTAAGAACATACAGCATATGAAACACTATGAGATTTATTGAATGCGTACCTAGATGATTTTTCAATCCATCCGAAGATTTCTTCTGCGTTCTCTTTACTTACGATTCCAACACGTTCTGCTCCCGCTATGAATGATTTTTTGACTTCGTTCATAAGATCGGCCTTCTTCTTTCCAATGGCCTTACGAAGAACGTCTGCCTCTTGTAGATTGAAGCCAGCAATTTTCTCAGCTATACGCATAGACTGCTCTTGATATACAAGTACACCATATGTTGGCTTTAAAATATCTTCTAATGCAGGATGAAGATATGTTACTTCTTCTCTGCCATGCTTACGATCTACATAGTGCTGGGTCATACTTTTACCATCTACAATTGCTTTCAAAGTTCCCGGCCTAATAATAGCAATGAGTGCTGATAATTCTTCAATATTAGTTGGTGCTAACTTTTTAGACCATGATTTTCCAAGGTTACTTTCTAATTGAAAGATTCCCTTGGTCTTGCCTTCTGCGAACAGTTGCCAAGTTGCTTTATCATTATAGTCTAAATTATTTAACATACAAATTTCCGTCAGCAAACGCCTTGTCAAAATTCATGTTCTGATATACCGCACGATGGGTTTTCATCAATTTAATAAATATATTAGCTTCGTCCTTAACGTCTTGCAAAGCGTCGTGAGCATTATCAAAACTAAGACCCATTCTCTCACGCAATGAATCCATACTTATAGATCTAACACTGGGATCGCTTTCAGTCCAAGCAAATACACTATCCATGATATCTATCTTATAGACTCTACTGAATAGTTTTTGCTGCTCTCTCTCTTTGTCCCAAGGTCCAAAATCTCTACATAGTCTGTTTATTATGTGCATATCGAAGCCAATTATATTAAAACCAACAGGGATAGGATTAAAAAATGGTTCACCCTTCCAGTTGTATTGATCAACAAATTTTGTAAATTTATTCCATACGGACTTTAAGGATGGTGCTAATTCTAATTGCTCCCTTGTCTTCTTTGTTATCTTTAGAGCTTCATCTTGTATGGGGTCAAATCCAGCCGCTATAGCTTTTTCATCATCAAAAATGGGCTTAATTTCACTGTTGAATTGCCCCTTCATCTGCAATGTTCTTCCATCTAAGGCAATAGCGGCGATTTGTGTTGGTTGAGTACGATGTGGATTGCGTGATCCTGTTTCAAAGTCGAACACGACAAAATCTCTTGTAGCCATATTGTTTATCCTATCTTTCTATCCGAATGTGTTAATGTTTTATATATATTTGATTTTTTATTTTGTAATACAATAGCTTCGCAAAAATCTAAAAATTCCTTCTCATTCATATTTCCTTTCATGATATTAATACGCTTATGCAGCCATTGTAAGTTACCCTCAATATACCCTTTAATGGCTAATATCAATCTTTGTCACCTATCAAACTTGATATATACATAATTTTATCCAGCAAATTAATTCCTAGAACATCAAACTTTACATGGCCTAATGCTTCTAAGTCTGCCATTTCAAGTCCAGCCACCTTTTCTGACGAGCCTTTTTGTTTTACCATTGGGCATACCTTTTGAAGTGGCTCTGCTGAAATTACCACACCGGCAGCGTGTTTGCCTTGAGTTTTAAATGTTCCCTCTATCTGAATAGCTTGTTCAAAATATTCAGCATACTCTCCCTCAAGTTTTCCATCTTCTGATATTCTACAGAAATCTCTTAGATCCTCAGAGTTATTAATCAAAGCCCACTTAATAATAGATCGATCTTCATCATCCATTTCTGCTAATTGATCTGAGATTCTTGCTTCGTCTGGTATACAGTTACTTATAGCATTCATTTCAGAGAATGAGCAAGCCTCATTAACACGTAAAACTTCCTTAATAGCACTCTTTCCTTGAAGTCTTCCAAACGTTAACATTTGACTAACTCGACTATTTCCATACTTATCTTTTAGATATGCAATAATTTCATCACGCTTAGTACCGGGAACGTCTATATCAATATCTGGTAGAGATATATGATCAGCACTGTTTCTTCCAGCGTTATAAAATCGTGCAAATAGAAGGTCAAACTCTATTGGGTCAATCTTTGTTATACTAATTAAATATGAGATTAAACATCCTGCGGCAGATCCTCTGCCGGGACCAGATAGCCAACCCATATCATTAACGTGCTTGATAATATCACGAACAATAAGAAAATATCCGAATAGATTAGCATCTTTAATAACATCAAACTCTTCCTTGAATCTACTCAAATACTTCTGCTTATCTTCTTCGTTTGATACCTTGTTTTGATCTATTAATATTTTCTTCCAGCCAATACGACATAGTTCCTTGAGATAATCTTCTTCTGATGCCCCTTTTGGACATTCAAATTTAGGCAACATTGGCTTGCTGAGAATATCGTAGTCTTCACACTGGTCATAAATCTCTTTTAGTTTAGATGAGTCTAAGCCCTTAGATTCGTCTTTGTCTTTAACGTAGAAAGAGTCTTGCATAAAATATACCAATTTATCCATATGCTCTTGGGGATATTTTGAGTCTACATTTATACCACCGCTGTTGTCTGGCCTAATGCATTTCTTTATTTTTGGTAGCGTAGTCTTCATATCAGAACATAATAATATTCTGTGAAGTTTGGCATCTTCCCTATTTGTATAATAACTAATAGGCATTGATTCAGTAGGAGCATTATAGACACTAATCAAATTTTTACTGATATTTGTGTTGTCATATTGCTCTGGTAATTTACCATTTTCATCTAGTGATGAAACCATCTCAATTAACTCGTACCACCCATCTTTATTCTTAGCAAAAAGTGTAGCAAAATCAAATGAGCATCCAATGATGGGCTTTATACCCTGTTTTTTGCAGGCTTTATAAAAAGCAACTGCACCAGATAATGTTTTATAATCACAAATACCACATGCTGGATATCCATTATACTTACATTTTTTAGCCAATTCTTCTGGCTTTGAATAACCTTTGAGCAAACTGTAATGGGTATAATTCTTCAACGGGAACCAGTTCATATATTTCCTTATTCAAAATCAAGAGATCAACAATTTATTATACCGCCTTGGGGGCCATAAGTCAATATGACCCCCATTCAAAATTTAATTACCAACTCTTACACGCCCAATATCGACTTTTCCACTTTGGACCCGGATTATCACAATTGTGTCTAGCTCTGAAACTCTTACGTCTTTCTGGAATGTTTTTCTTAATTGTCATATTTGGATCGCCAAATCTAACAATAACAACATTTCCACTCTCATTTTTGACGTATACTGCAAACTTTTTAGGACCATTAGAAGTTCTAAATGGTTTATTAAGAGTAACTTTTCTTCCTTGGTACTCGCTGCCTTCACCCATATACATTAAGACTCTGCCATCTTTTTCGTAATAGCCTTTGCGTCTGTATGTATAAACTTCTCCAGTTTTTGTATCTTGATATTCATATGAACCTTCTGTTTCTTCTTCATCGTCGGTATATTCATCTTCGTATTTCCCCGGTTCATAGTATTTAACGAAATCATATACATTTTGTATATAAATTTCTGCTTTGGAAATCATATCCTTAGTCCAATCTTGGAATTCTACTGATAATTGCATAACTTTTAATTTTGTGACTATTTCCATAAGCTGATCGTGCATTTTTTGTATTTGCTCAAGAGCCATTTCATCACCACCATCAGATTGAGCTTTTTTCCAAGCTTCTGGATCTGGACGATCTTTGTCGCCCCTTTTTGCTGGCTTGTAGTTTTTACCTTCACGTTCTTTTTTCTTACGTATATTTTCCCATAAGCCGGGTTTTTCTGCTGCAATATCATACTCTTCTACTTCTTCGCCAAAGTCTTCATACTCTGCTTGAGTTGGGATATAAAAATTTTCTTCTGTGATTTCTTCTTCGTATCCGTAATTTTCCATTTGCAATTTAAAATCAGCCGCTTCTACGCACCCACAATCTGCGGTAGCTTGACCAATACAAATTGCCACTCTTTGAGAATTATCTGGATATTCTTTTTTCATAGTATCGCTGCCCATGCATCGTGCTACGAACTTGTCTTTATCTTCATCTTTATTTCTTTTAGGAAGTGGCATAATTGTCTCCAAGTATTAGTTTTTTAGCGTCATTAAAAATATTATCTAAGCTTTCTCTGGGTATTCTATTTCTAAAATAGTTGTAAGCACCCAACACCATTATGTCATTTGGATCTTTAGTTATTTCTAGCCATCCAACGAAATAATTCCAAACCCTGTCCTCTAAGACTAGTCTATATTTAACACCTTCTGGTCTACCAAATCTATGTAACCATCCTAGTTGTGGTAAGCATATTGCCCGTCCACCATTTCTTCTAAATTTTTCGTGTATATATCCTTCTTCTCCACCAAATCCTTTGAAGTGCTTATTAAAGCCTAGCCAGTTTTTTGTCTCGCATGAAAAAAGTCCAAGCCCCATCATTGGTATATCAAAAGGTTCTCCCTTTTCGTAAGCTTCTGTATTTGTCCCCCATGTTCCAAACATATCTCCACGCCAAGCGGGATCAAATTGAGTTGAATAACTAACTTGATCATCATATATCATTGGTCCTTGTATTATATCTTTACAGTCTGGATTACTTTCATAATATTTTAATAGTGATTCTATTGCACCGGGCTTGATTAAAACGTGGCAGTCAATAGATATTGTATATTTACCAGACGAGTTAGAAAATATTTCATTTCTTACTGCTGTACTAGCCTTTTCTTCATATGGTATATATTTTACGTGATTTCTAAGCCACCCCGATACGTCTTTAACAGCCTGCCCGTGCTTTCCTGTTGGATTATTGTCTATAATTATTATCTCATAGTCAATATTTTTTAGTATCTCTTGGTACATTACTAACGATTGAGTGGTAAAATACACCCCATCAAAATCGTCATATGTAGCCATTCCTATTGTAAGTAATTTATCCATATCTCATTTCCTTAACCGGGAGCAGAATAGAATCCAATATCAAACCCTGACCTTGTGCAATCTTTTATGGTTTGATCCATACCCTTAGTTTTTATGCTATTCTCTATATATATACACATGTTCTGGTCGGTTTCGGGCCACTTATTCTTGCAATAGTGGCACAATTTAGTGCATTTCCAGTTCTCTCTATTGGGCGAAATTGGCTGTGGTTTTTCATTCTTTTTTATGTCTAGAAACCTTTCCTTTAGCATCTCCAAGAACCTTTTTTCATCAGCTTTATCAAAACACATCGAAAATGGACCACCATCCTTAATAAAAAAGATACTCATTATTGACTGCTTGTACTGTGGGAAAAGCTTAGAAATTGCATAATTATATAGCAATAACTGAGGATCTGAACATAACTTACCATATGTCTTTTCCTCACCAGTAGCCCAATCTAGCCTGCGACCTGTCTTCCAATCTATTACTTCGATAATGCCTTCTTCTGTTTCTGTAACTAGGTCAATTGTACCCTTAATAGCAAGTTGCCCCTTAACTTTTTGACCATTTACTTCATACTCGTAAAACGCCCAATCTTCATCAATTGGTATATCAAAATGAGGCTCTGCCGCAACTATTTTTCTTAGTCTGGGATCAAACTGACCATCATTATACTTTAGGGTATCCCAAACAAGCTTTAAGCACAAATCTTTATCGCCCTTAGTAAAAGTATGCTTAGAGCCGCCGGTATAGAAATCAAAACTTCTAGATAATAACTTGTCAACTAATGTGTCTGTTAACAATTCATTCTTTTTAATAGACACTGTTTTTAAAGCATCATCTTCTATTGATAAAGTTAACTTCTTGGGATTGTCTTGTTGGTACTTTTTAAGTTGGGCTAGCGTTTCCATGACCTTATGAACAATAGTGCCTAATTCCGCTTTTTTGCCACTATCTGGTTGATGCCCAAGTACATATGTTATGAAATACTGCATCTGACAATATGCATAATTATTATAACTAGATGATCGTATGTAAGTTACTAGCATTTAAAATCTCCAAAAGGTATTATTCTTGAGTTCGTCACATAGAACTTCTAGTGTCATATTATGATTATCAATCACTGTATCAAAATTGTGCCAGTCAAATTTATCGCTATCTAATGATGACTCTGACTCAGAATCACTACTGAACATATTCCTAGTTAATCTGATGACAATTCCACCATTGTCTTTTATAGCTTTAACTTCGTTGGGGAATCTAACATCTGGAACGATAGCCAACTGAGAATCTTCATCTAATATTTTATTTATTGTGGCATGTACCCAAGCATCTGATTTGACTCGTCTTATTATCTTAGTCCCAAAGTACTCTAAAAACTCTCTATGAGTCATGCTTCCAGCTTTATTTGTTTCTGTTGGCATTTCTTCCCATAGGAAGGGTGTATATTCATTCTTTTGGTCATCACTACCATATACGTTCTTAGAATTAAGTCCGAATAGATTGACTGACATATCCTTTAAGTAATCTGCGAAATGGTATACTTTGATATAAGGCCACAATTCTCTTTGTGCATACTCAACAAAAATTGAGTCTTTTCTGGTAACGTCGAATATTCCATATCCACTTGTGCCAGTTATATCCTGAGTATTTATTAACAAGTTGCCATCATCGCTAATAGCAAAGTCATTAATCATGGACCTTTCTTTTAGCACTTGACCATTAATATAATTTGCTACAGTATTTTTACCAGACTGTTTTCTACCAGAAATACCAATGATTTTAACCATTTATTGTTCCCTTAACCTGTGGTATGATAATATTCTTTATTTGTTCAACTCTCATCTCGCCAACGTCCTTTGTTGGTATCTTAGGGAAAGATAACTTATACATTCTACCCAATTGTCTCTGGAGTTGAACTTTTGCCTCTCGACCGGCTTGATCGTTGTCTAGTAAGACTATTATATGCGTTAGAGGCATTTTAGACAGTTTTAGTTCTTGTTCTTTGCTAAGACTCCTACCAAAAATACTCATTGATTGATTGATACCAGCTTCATATAATCTCCAAACATCACCCTGTCCTTCTACTAGAAATAGTGACGAGGTTTGTTTAACACTTTCTATGGCACGATGATAGTTATAGAAGAAGTATCTCTTATCAAACCCCTTTGGATCTAGAAGAAATTTTGGACTTCTATATTCCTTTATAGATCTTGCTATACAGGCTATTACTTTATCACCGGTATCATTATGAATGGGTACTACTGATCTTTCATATAGTTTAGATCCACGATCATAACAATCTCCAACATCAAAATGAATTAAAGTTTCTGGCTTAAATCCTCTTGATATGAAATATTGTGAAGGTGTTTTTACGCACTCTTCTATTTCAATGGCTGGATAGTTATCGTCTAGTTTAATACTAGAGTTTATTGTATTTACTAGTTTGTTGAAGTCATCTTCTTTTACTGGTTCTTTTACAATGGGCTTTTGAGATGAACTTCTACCCTTTTTAATACCTAGAAAATCACATGCCCATTTTAGAGCATCAGAAAATTCAGCTTCTATTCCACTCTCTTTTGAAAGCGATCCTCTTATAACTCCAAATATATCATTTCTGTATTGTTGCTGACAATCTCTAGTCCAGCACTTCCATATGCCTTTATCTTTAGAGAATGAGAATGCTCTTGGGTTGTCGCTGCCTTCATGGACAGGGCAATTACAATAGATGTTATCTCCCAAAACTTCGTATTTCATACCTAGTTTTGAGAATACTTCTTCTGACTGCTCGTTAAGACTATTCTTGATCTTCTGCAAGTCCATTAATTTTTAGCTTATCTAATGTGTTCTGGTCTACCATACCAGTGTCTCCAACTGGTTGGTTCTTAAATTCATTACGTGTCTTTAGTTCTCGCAGCTTTGCATGAGATCCCTGCATTACCATATTGATATAATCACCATCGTCCAAACCTCCACCGTGTCTTGAAACAATTGGCACAAGCTTTCTATTGCCAGCGTTTGGCCCATCTTCTGCTAGTTCTTCTGGAGATTTGATTTTGAATATGCTGAATGATGTACATAGCCAAATTAATCTATCTGATCCAGAAACAGCGTCTGTACTTTCTTTTGTTATGCCATCACGGTTCAATTGTACAAAGGACAAGCATGGTATGTCAAGCTTGACGCAAAGATTATGTAGGGATGTAATCTGAAAGCCAAGTGCTTGGTATTCTTGTATATTATTAGTAATAGAAGTAGATGACATTAACTTAAGATAATCATATATAATAAGACAGTTATTTGTCTTGCCATTATCCCCCATCTTCACTTCTTGCATAACCCAACGCTTAATTAGGTTAAGTATTTGTTCAAATGGTTTTCCAGCAACGCTAACATAACTATAAGGTATAGACTCAATCTTCTTAATTGCTTCCATTACCTTGCGTCGTTTTTCTTCATCTTCCGTAAACTTACCAGTGGCTACTTCATTAATTGGAACTCCACTAATATTTGCTAATAGTCTATTTAAATGATCTTCCTTACTCATTTCAGTATCTAACATCAATACTGGAACTCCACCAGAAGATACATTTAATGCTACATTATCAGCGAACACGCTTTTCCCAACTTTGGGTCGTGCTGATATTAAATCAACACACTTCCTTCGCAATCCACCGCCAATTGCTTCATCATACTTGTTGAAGCCGGTTGGAATGCCTATAATGTCACATTTATTTTCTTCTAGAAACTGTATATAATCTTTGGCATCCTTGCCAATCTTTTCTGGAAGATCGCCGCTATCATCTTCCCTTAAGAAATCAGTAACTGGATTCTCCAGTATTTGTATAATCTCATTTATAGACTCAGCACCAGTAACACTATCTACATCTTTATGAATTTTTGCAGTAAGACCTTTTATCTTACGTGCAAATTCAAACTTCTTCATCTGTATTGCAAAGCTAAACACATTATCTTTGTTGATTGGGAAGTCCATTAAAGACTTAATATACTTCAACTCTTGATCTGTGTTTATGCTTTCAGAAAGATTCAACTGATCTGCTGCCGACAGTATTGATGGTATATCTACTTTCTGATCGTTGAGAATAACCTTTTCAATGCACTTAAACAATATCTGATTATTCAAATGTCCGAAAGTATCTTGACTCACTACGTCAGATATAGCTACATATCCATCTATACCGTGCTGCAATAGTCCAGCTAAAACGGCTCTTTCTGATCCAATATCAGTTAGTTTAACTTCCATATTATTTGCCGGTGCATCGATTGCAACGGTAGTAATCTCCATGAACAAACTTGGGATCTTCCTTGAACGACTTTCCACAAACATGGCATTCTACTTCTACCTTTTTGTATGGCTCACGGCGGCGAGGAGTCCTGTCAAATTGTGGGGTTTCTACTTCCCTAAATTCGCCTGTATCTTTCCATTCATTCTTTCTGGCTCTCACGGCTTCTTTTCTCCTAGTATTATTACTATCCTGCTTAAACATTGTAAAATCTTCATTCACACTTGCAGGCGGTGTGGAAGATTGTATTTTCTTTATGCTTTCTTTTTTTACTTCTTTTGGAACACTGGCTACAGTTGGACTATCACCAACTAGTGCTTTTAGTAAAGCTTGCTTTTGCTCATCGTTAAGCATGTTTATAAAATCGTTCATACTCATGATCGTTTACCTTTCTCAAGTAGTATATCAGCTTTTCTCTTTAGTTCAAATACTTTACCATCTAATGATTGTAGCCTAGCCTCTGCTACTTCTCTCATATTTTCTAGCGATGCAGCATATGAATTACTATTAGCTAATATATGTTTCTTAGATTCGTGCTTAGTATACTGACCAAACTCTTGACTATTCTTAACAATTAGCTTTTCCATTTGATCATTGCACCAGTTCAATGCCACTTTATTCTTACTTATTTCATCTTGAATATAGGTAGCGTAACCATATAAAAGATATGCGGCATCAAATAGTTCTGTTTGTGTTAACTTCCTAAGTTGATCAGATGACATATCTGCTACAAATAAGTATTCTTCTCTAAAAGAAGAAAACTTTGTATTACTCAAATTTATATAGTCATTGATTGATGCTATATATTCTGCTAACTTGTCAGATGCCTTTAATTCTTTGTCGCCACTCATCATCGCTTTCTGAATATTTTAGGGTTATTAGTTCAATTCCATTCAACTCACACCAGTTTATCTTATCATCGTCACGAACTTGACCTTTTATGAAGTCTGCTTTGCTCCTATGAAAGAATGGATTGTACTCATAGTGCTGCTCTCCATGAACCTCAACCCCTAGTTTAATAGAAGGAATGTAAAAGTCAAGGTACAGTACAGATTTTCTATGTAAGGCTGTGCTTCCCGGTAACTTTACTTCTTCTAATATTCTATAACTATTGTATATTTCTTTTAGCAGGTTTCTAGCCCGAATATGATATTTAGATCGCTTACGTTTGTCATCATTAAAAACATCATATCCAGTTAGATTCCACGTATATTCCTTACCATTGATACCGGTAACTTTCAATGAAGCTCCTTTATCTTGTCATAAAGAAATGACGAAATTGCTAGATTACTATTTAAAAATTCAGCTACATTATTCACCCCTTGGAACTTAAAGAACCTTTCTATTTCATCTGGAGTCTTACCCACTTGGTTTTCTTCTAAAGTTTTGGTAACAATGGGATTTTCCGGTTCATCTACTGCACACTGTATGGTATACCAAGCACCAGCCGCCTTGATAAGCCTAAACTCACAGGCAATCTGAATTATCTCTTGTACCTCATCAACGCCAACCCCATACTTAATCCAACTTTCTGCTGTACTATTTGGCCTACCACCAGCAGTTGATGTTTTTATTACCCAGTTGGCTATTTGACCAACATGAACACCAGTGTCCTTTGGTACTTGCCACTTCCCGCGATGTGTGATAACCATATTTGTACCGGCTTGATATTGTAACATGTTTCCACAATCTGCCATCTTTTGTGGTGCATATGGAGATCCGCCAGTATTAGCAATATTATGAGTGATACAAATTAATATAGTCTTATTCTTCATGAGCGTACCGCTGATACGCTTGAAAAACATGGAGAGTAATCTTGGCAAAGCATTTCTTACACCAGTTCTAACTTCTCCCTCTAATTCACACGCTGGAACCATGTTAGATAGTGAGTCTGTGATGATAACACAGCCGGGATCATTATTAATATAAAACTCAATAATGTTTAAGAAGTCTTCAGCAGATAGAACTCTCTCGTCGGTTGATTCTATAATAATAATGTTGTCTGGCTCTAAACCTCTAATACCATCAAAGTTTTGCTTAGATAGTCTACCCTCTGTGTTTATATAAATAATTCTCTTACTGAGCTTTTGGCACTTAGCAGCAAAATGCAGTGCTGTGGTGGTCTTTCCACTTTTTGGATCTCCTGTCATTACTACAACAGACCCCTCTCTTAGCCCACCGCCAAGAGCAATATCTAATGCTGGAGATATACCTATAACTCCAAGGTTATTTATATTTTGAAGAACTTCTGTTCCACTCCTAACAACATCACCATATTTGCTAACTATTGAATTGCTAACTGCATCTTCCGAAAACTTACCTGTTATCTTCTTGGCTTTACTCATAAGTTCCTCAAGTGAATAATTTCATAACAAATTGTGCCTTTTGATAATCTTCGGCATCTCTACATAATATGCCAAGACCTCTATGTGTTCTTTCTCCGCTTCTGTCTTTACAGTCTATAATACCATGATACCCCAAAGAAGTCCACTCGTCAAATGCCCATTTTGGACCTTCACAGTACTGAGATGAATTTGATACATCGTGCAATAATATACATTTAGGCATGTAATTTTTTAGTATTTTAGTTTCAGCTTGAACAGCATTTAATGTATGATCACCATCTAATAATATAATAGATTCTGAGTTTATTTCTTTGTCAATAGCAGACAAGCTAGATTCTTGATATAATGTTAAATTTAATAAACCACTAGCTTGTTCACGTATTTTTAAAACCGGATCAGTAAAATGCAAATCTATCAAAACACACTTATTACCAGACTCTTCACAAGCCCTCACTATACACGAAGTTGATACTCCATAGCAAGAGCCAACTTCTATAAAATTAGAAAATTTATTTACACTTTTGATAAAGTATTCTATTATATTGGCATGTCTAATATCCATTGACATTGTATTGTTTAGATAGGGTTCAATAATATTGTGATACTTCATAAGTTCCTTAATTTATTAATATTTTTCTTGTTTGAACCAAAAGATGCTGCTCTAGAAGATAAAGTCTGTGATTCTACATGTGCTTCTAAGTTTATTTTTAGTTTTTCTTTCTCTTCATCAATTTTTTGTTGATGTTTTGCAATTACTTTTTCTGCTTCTGGACTAATCTTATACCCTCGCCCATTTTGAACACCAAGTACCAGTAGCCTATCAAAGTCTTTAGATTTTATAGCTTGCAATATAGCTTCTTCACTATATTTCTTTCTAAGTTGGACGGCAGCACCGTGCTGTTTCTTCCACAGCCAATGTAGGGGATCTCCTTTAGTCCAAAACTTATATGATGGTTTCCCCAAGTTCAATTTCTCAGACCTTCTCAAAACTATATATTCTGCAACGTATGCTTCAAAAGTACAATATTCACCAGTGTGGATATGCTTATACTTATGAGTTTCAGACCACTGCTTTTGATAATCTTGATTAAAAAGGTCAGGCTTCTCTTTTTTCGGTGTAGTCATATATTAATGCTTCCTCAAAACAGTTTTCAATTTTATCTTCATCTTCTAATTCTTTAATCAATTCTGGAATAACCCAAATAGTTTTCTTAACAATATTATTATATAACATACCAATAGTAAATGTTTGGCGTGTTGACTGACCGAATGATCCTATTATGGATCGCGTTAAGTATACACCATCTGAATCTAGCGTGTCAACCTCTATAGAGTGAGATCGGTACTGTAGCCCAACTTTCTTAATTGATAATTTGTTTTCTTGACAATATATTTTTAATTCAAACCAATCTGAATAATCTATTAGATATATTTCTAAATCATTAGATAAGATCGCTCTTATCCAAGTATTATACTTATCTTTTTTATATTCTTCTAGCCAATCTTTATATGATGTTATGAAATTTTTCATCTGATCTTGGTTACACAATCGTGCTTTTTGGGGGTAATTTTTTTGTTTTCATCTATCATTGTAGATGCACTTTCTGTCATGATTGTAGCACCATTCTGACGAGCAAATTGCTGATCAATTAATGTCCTTGGTGCTTCAACCTTACTCTTTTTTATATATTTCTCTATAGCCCCAACCGCTCTATCTAAATCTGTAGCTATCTGCTCCATCGACTGTCCAGATTTAAATTTTTCTTCAACATAAAAAGCTTCTGCTTTTCCAAGTGGTCCTGTTTTAGCCATTAATAAAACTCCTTTGCGCTCTTGTCATATATAATGAGTTCTTACTTTTCAAATATGAAACATAATAGTCATATGTTTGCTTACTGACTGTCTTGTATTCTAGCCTTAGATTTGATTCTCTATGGCTATCAGCACCGTATGGATCATATGGTTGACTATTAAATACAAGGATGACATATTTCATTTGGATTCGCCCATCACCAATATCTGCGGTGATCATCTTTGCGAAAACCCTTTCATATTCATCAACAATTTGCATTCCTATCTTGTTGATAGAAACTTCATTAATTTCTTTCTTATCAATATTTTCAACACTATCTGATGAGCTAATAAACTTCATTTTTCACCTGTCATTATATATTTAGTTCTTTGAGTTTCTGACATTTTATTTATTTCTTTTTTAGAGGCAGACCCCAATGAAGAAAAGTGCGAGTCATTACCCACACTCTTCTTCGATTGGGCTTCTATCTCAGACTTCTCGTAGTGACCTTTTTTAGACCAATTTCTATCCGCGAGACTTCCAATAGTCTTAGGTTCTGACATAAAAGAAGCTATCCCACCATATATTACCCTTCTCAGACCTTCTTTTCCACAATTTGTGCATTGAGTCAAAGCATCATCTTTTATAGATTGGTAAACGTCCTTCATTTCATGCGAACATTCATCACAAACGTAGTCATATAGCATTTTTTCCTCAAGATTCTAGAGCGTGTAAAACCGCTCCTAATATTCCATTTCTTTGTATATCTTGATAACCTAAACCGCAAATACCAATACCATTAATATTACTTAATTTATCTATGCATTCTAATAATCCATTACCACGATACAAGTCTGTTTGTTTTGTATCGCCATTGATCATAACCTTAGAATTCTCGCCCATTCTTGTTATAAACATTTTGATCTGCTCTAATGTGCAATTTTGGGCTTCGTCTAAAATCATATATGCATTATGGAATGTTGATCCTCTCATTGTTTCTAACGGCTCAAATCTTATTCTTCTAGTATTATAGTACAAGCCAAACTTATCTCTGCCTAGAAAATACTTAAGATTTTCTTCCATAGGCTGTAAGTATGGTTTAATCTTGTCCCCAAGTTCTCCCGGTAAAGAGCCAATATCTTTACCAGTGCAAACTAAAGGTCTTGTTACTATAATGGATTCTATCTTATCCTTCATAAGATGTTCAGCAGCTATACCGGCAGCAATAAAAGATTTGCCAGTACCAGATGGGCCAGTGCAAAAAATAATATCATTCTCAACAATAGATAAGATATATTCTTTTTGATTGTCCGTTTTAGCTATTAAAACATTTTCTTTAGGAGTTTGCTTTTTATTTTTTTTGTTGTTATTATTCTTTCTCGGATTGTTATTTGCCGCTGCTGCCAAAGCCGTTGTCTCCCCGTTGCGAGGAACCTAACGTTTCATGGACCTCCATACTTACGCGAGGAACCTCTTGGAATATAATCTGAGCGATTCTATCCCCGGTATTTATACCTACAACTTCGTCAGAAGTGTTGTATAAGCATACCATTATTTCTCCTCTATATCCGCTATCCACTACCCCTGCTAAAACATCAATACCTTGTTTAACTGACAAGCCCGATCTGGGCCAAATTAAACCGGCTAGATGATCTGGCATTTGTATTGCTATCCCCGTTCTGACAGTCTTACGTTGTTTTGGTGGTATGACGGTATCAAGTACTGAGTATAAGTCAAATCCTGCGTCATTTATGTTAGCCTTTGTTGGAACTTTGGCATTATTATCAAGTAATTGAACAGAAATCATAGATCAAATCCTCCTAGGTCAACGTCCTCTAAGTCATTCTTACTAGCACCAATTTTATATGAAGTAATTTCATGCTCTTGTGGTGCAACTTGTACCGATTCACTATTCATCCAAGGGTCAGTCCATCCAGATATTGGGTTTCTACAACCCTTATCGTATGGTAGTCCTATGTTCTTTCTTCTGGTCATACACAGCCAATCAATATATTCAGCCATAACTTTTTCATTCAAACCAATGATTGATCCATCTTTAAATAGGTATTCTGACCATGCCTTTTCTTCATTTGCTGCGGATTCAAACATTGCTACAGCTTCTTCTTGGCATTCTTCTGCTATCTTTACAAATCCCTCTTCTGGAACATTGTGAAGAATCTTGATAATTTCTTGAGTATTATAAAGATGTAATGCCTCATCGCGTTTTATTAGCTTAATAATGTCTGCATTCCCAATCATTTTCTTATTTTCTGCAAACGCGAATGCAGAGATAAATGAAACATAAAATCTAACCGCTTCAAGTATGTTAACGCTAATGAGAGTTAGGTAAATCTGCTTTTTTATATCTTTAACTTTGCCGGAATGACCTACTTCTCGTAAAGCGTTATATTCTTTTATTGCTACATTAGCTCGTTTGAGAATTTCTTTGTCTGTTAAACAGCTATCTAATATTTCACTAGGATTATTATATACGTTCTTAATGATATATGTATAGCTGTAACTATGAATTTGTTCGAAAAATTGCCAAACATTCATACAAGCTTCTAATTCTGGATTAGAAACATACTGATTGAAGCTTGGAACACCCCTACAAATAACTGAATCAAGCATAGTTTGATATTTAAGATTAGATGTGAAAATAAATCTTTCATTCTCACTCATAATATCATCATTTTTGAAGTCATTACGATCTTTCTTCAGTTCTATTTCTTCTGGACGCCAAAAGAATTCAATTTGTTTCTTATATAAATCAAAAAATACTGGATATTTAAATTTATCATATCTCTGTAATGATAAGTTTTCGCCTAAAAATAATGGTTGCTTCAAGTAGTCAACGTTTTTAGTATTTAATATTGTTTTCATGTTCCAATCTTCTTTCTATAGCTTTATTTATATCATCAAAAAAGCCTAACTCTTTGCGTTTACCATTAATTTGTATTCTTACTTGCCACTTTTTTCTTATTTTATTCCAAGAAATACCTCTATACCCACTAGTTGAATCTTTTCTAACATGTGAATTACTTTGATTAATTTCTTGTGTGACATCTCGTAAATTATTAATACAATTATTCTGTTTATTTCTATCAATGTGATCTATTTGATTTTTAGGCCATTCATCATAATACAAATACCATGCCAATCTGTGTGCTTTATATCTTTTATATCCTACTGATATTACTATATACCCCTTATTATCAATAGTACCTGCGATATCTCCCGCCTTTGTATATCCCAAATTAGGATTTATTTTCCAGAATATATTTCCAGTGTTGGGGTCATATAATAACATTTCTTTTAAATTATATTGCACAAGAACCACCCTCACAGGTAGATAACAAATCTTTTTCAGTATTACCATCAGAATCTGGCGTATTGCAATAATAAAAGTTCTTTACACCATATTTATACCCCTGTATCTGATCTTTGATTAAAATACTCAAAGGAATATTGCCGTCAGGATAATGGGAATAATTATAGTATAAATTAACACTTATACTCATATCAACAAATTTTTGTAACACTGCACAAATATTTAATATTGCTTTGTTGTTTGGCATTTCCCACGCTAAAGTATAGTAATTTTTACGAGAAGCATAATTTGGCACTAATTGCTTTAGGATGCCGTTCTTAGCCTTTTTATAAGACATGAGGCTACGGACAGGTTCAATTCCATTTGTGCTGTTCTGGATGACGCTAGAGGACTCACAGGGCATTATAGCAGTCAGAGTAGAGTGTCTTAGACCATGAATTTTGATCCTAGCTCTCAAACCCTCCCAATCCATAATATACTCTGGCTTAACCAGTTCGTCAACTGTTTTTTTGTACCAATCGATTGGAAGCAATCCGCGAGAATATTTAGTCTCATTAAATTTATTACATGGACCCTTGAGTTCAGCAAGTTTGCAGGACTCATTTAGTAAGTACCACTGAATTTTTTCCATGATTTCATGAACTAATCTTAATGTTTCGGCATCATCATATTTTAGCTTGTGCTTTGCTAAAAATGCAGCAAAATTAGTAATACCAATTCCAAGTGATCTACGATTCTTTGTAAAGTTTTCACCAGCCGCTACTGGATAATCTTGATAATCAATAATAGATTCTAAAGACTTTACAGCAATAGAGCAAGCTTTTTCTATGTCCTTGTTATCTTCCAGTTCAAGTAGGTTTAATGCTGACAGAATACAAATACCAATTTCGCCCTCTTTGTCATCTATAGATGATATTGGTTTAGTTGGATGGATAATTTCTTGACATAGATTACTCATGTAAACTGGGGCATCCCATGATCCATGCTCATTAGCATTATCAATATTCATAACATAAATGCGACCAGTTTCTAATCTCTCTTTGGTAAAAATTTCAGCAAGCTTTCTTGCATTAATTTTCTTCTTCATCTTTACGTAGCGAGCGTTTTCATATTTTTCATATAGCTTTTTGAAGTCTTCATTATTGTTCATAGAACTATAAAGACCACCAGTTTCATGAGGACTCATTAGTGTAATGTCTTCATTTTTAATTAAACGCTCATAGAATAACTTGTTAAACTGAACAGAATAATCTAGCTTTCTTACTCTATTATCGTCAGTTCCCGCGTTATTCTTTAATGTCATTACATCTTCAATTTCATAGTGCCAAAATGGAATATGCACAGTAGCAGAACCACCACGAATACCATTCTGACTTGTTGCTTTAACCGTTGACTCAAATATCTTTAAGTATGGGATAAGACCAGTATGAATTACTTCGCCGCCCCTAATGCTAGAGTTAATTGGGCGAATGCGGCCAATATTTAAACCAATGCCAGCCCTTCTTGCAGTATACTTTCCAACAGCGTGTACGCTTGAAAATATAGAATCAAGATCATCTTCAACGTCTACTAGAACACAGCTAGCAAACTGTTTGATTTTAGTTCTTACGCCAGCCATGATTGGAGTTGGAAGATTAATCTTGAATGTAGAGAAACATTCATATGCTTCTTCTACTTCTTCTACGGTATCAAATAAAGACATAGCGATTGCTATATAAGCAAACTGTGGTGTTTCATACATTTGTCCGGTAGACCTATTTTTGATAAGATACTTATCTATCATTTGCTGTAATCCAGCATAAGTATACAAATAATCTCTATCATGATCAACAAACTTCTCAATCTGATCTATTTGTTCTTTACTCCACTTTGATAGTAGAGTATCGTCATATATTTCAGCTTTTACGTTACTAGATATATGAGACAACAAACTTGGTGGAGCATCATGGTTTTCCCAAAGATCTTTTCTGAGAGACATATTCAATAGTCTAGATGCAACATATTGATAGTTTGGCTTGCTGGGAGAAGTTAGATCGTTAGCAGACTTGATTAAGATTTGATGGATTTCTTCTGTGGTTATTCCATCTTTTAAAGAGAGGTTAGCATTCATCTCTATATCTGACCAAGAAACGTTAGCGATGTCTTTTATCGCCCACTCTACAACTTTATGAATCTTCTCAACTGTATAGACTTCGAAACTACCGTTCCTTTTTTGAACGCGCATAATCCCCTCTTTCTTTTAATCAACTATCAATATTCGTTAAAAAGTTTTCTGAACAATCTTTCAAGTATAAACTTTAATATAACGGGCAAAACAACATAGATTAGCAAGAATGTTAGCACAACTGATCCATGCATTACTTCTGGATCTTGTTTTATATTAGACATTACGAAGTCTTTGCAATCTCTTTTTAGTTGCCTCTTGCTATATTTGTCACACTCCGCAAAGTTCATTCCGCCTTGGCTAGCTATTGTAGCCCATTCGTTGCCATACTGCAAACATTTTTTGGCTAAAAAGTTTCTTTCTTCGTCTGCGTATTCAGCATCAATCTGAGCTTCTATATCGCTTGTGTCGAAAGAACTACCAAACAGAGTTTCTGAGTTTTCATCATATGAAAACTTGATATCTGGAAGGTATCTCAGCTTTAGTGTACCACCATCTTTACCCAAAGTCAAGCCCTGCACGTAAGCACTCAGCTTTATGTACTTTTGCCAAGTGACCTTTGGGAGAGATTCAGTAAATGAAAGAATGATATTTTCAGAGGTATCTTTTATGACTTTAATATCTAATGGCTGTGGGAAACTTATATTTAGATTTTTAATGTCATAACCATTTTTTGAAAAGATGAAATCAACAATTTGTTTAATTTGTAAAATTGGTATTGCCATATGTTAATTCTTCTGTATTAGTGACCAAGCCAAGCCCATAAATCTATCTGAGATTTTATTTTTTTCTTCGTCTGTTAGTTTATGATTATCATCACCACCAGCAGCAGAAGTAATTAAATCTATGATAGCAACGTCTAAATCTTTGTACTTATCGTTCATGGACCCCTCAAAGAATCCATTTGCAGATAATGCTAGCACATCATTTACTTGTTGTAACTGAGCGTCATAGGTTTTTACCCTACTAGCAAACTCTTGACTATATATAGCCATTTTTGCTCTATCTGTTGGATCAGTTATTAATGTCGATATTGGCTTAACTAATTCTATAATTTCGTCGCTGGGGCGATCAATATTTAGAATAGCAACATCGGGCTTTGGAAAAACTGGAATTAAATTTAATACCGGTTTGTATAAAGCAAAACCTAGTAATACTAGTGCTATAAGATTTCTAACCTTAAGAAACTTTTCCATCGTTGTCCTCAATTACTTTGTTTAATAGTGGAAATACTTCGTCTAATTTTTCAGACGCTACGGTTAAATGGTATTCATCGCATTTATTTTTTAGCTGATACCATAAACTAACTATTTCCAAAAATCCCTCTTCTTTGTTCTCTACAACTTTGACTTTAGACTTAGCAAATAATCTAGATACCCAGTATGGAATATCTACAAAGTTAGTTGCTAATATAAGTAAAGCAATTACAATCAACCAAACATTCCACGATTCCATCTTATTACCTCTTTAAATTAGTGGTCTTTGCATGAAATGGGCATACTGTTTTATGACCATCTCCTTGAACTATTATTCCTGTGCCTTTGCAAATGCATTTTGCTGGATCTGGATCAACATCCACAACCGGCTGTGGTTTTGGATCTACCTTAAAAACCTCTTTTTCTGCATTGTCAAAAGCCGCCTTACACTTCTCTTGCCACTCCGTTACGTAAGAAGAGTACATATTTGTTATATCTTCTGGATTGACAGAAAACATATTATTTGAGCATCCAGTTACTAATAATACTGATAGTATATATTTATTCATTGTAAGTCCTAGTATAAAGTAAATGAGGATAGGTCGATAGTTGTTATCGTATATGAATTACCAGATCTATTATTTCTTGTCCAAAGTAGATTCATATTAGTATTTAATGTACTTATAAAATTACTATAGAATGGTCCACTGTCTGGTCCGGTCCATGTTATTATCAAAACCAATTGATTATTGATGATTAAAAATGATGGGTTGCCACTATCTCCACCTATTATTGATTCATGAAATAATATTCTATTTGGGTATGTATTATAATAACTATTATTGGGATCAAGATAATTTTGTGTTGGTTGCTGTGTATATGCGGAACTGCCCGTTGGGTCCACGTATAGAAATTCTTTTACTAAAGCTTTTTCTTCTTGATCTAAAGATAGCATTGGAAGTCTGTAGATGGTATAAGTACCACTTTTATTTCTATAAATTGTAGGTAAATATATAGACCAATTAGAAGGAAGTAATTTGGCAAAACTAATGGAATTTGGTACGTCAGAATCTAAAAGTCCCAAATAAATATCAGTAGTTAATGTTGGTATTTTATCTATTAATGTTCTTTCTATAACAACATTATTGCTGGTGATAAATCTAACTTTAGCCCCTATATCCATTTCATAGTGAGTTGCAAAAACTAAATGGCTTGGACTAATAAGAGTTCCGGCCCTAGTATTTGATCCAGTTGTATTCCAAGGACTTATGCAAGTTAAATCTAAATCATAAGCCCAACAATTAGTATTTCTAACGTATGTAGAAGTTGAATGGTCTTGAGTACTATAAATGTTCTTTGCTATAGTTGGGTTTTTATTTAATAGTCTATTATCGACATTATCAGAACAATTTTTTGCCAAGCTTCCAGATGTAAACTCACAAAAAGCATCTATTTGTCCACCTATATTACAATTGACATTTACTTCTGCAATGTTAAAATCAGATGTATTTATTCCACTTGCTATAATTTTTACTGCTCTTTTAGAAGTGCTTCCCGTTGGCACTCCAGAACATATATAGTTGTTAGGATTTAAATTTGATAAAATACTGTTATCTGTACTATATACAGTAACTGATATATCATCTTGTTTATATAATATTATATTAAAATCAGTTATAGTAGATGAATTAGTAGATCTGAATACTGTAGCGTCATAATTCGTAGTATAGCCAGAGCCAGTAGAAACTAATATCCTATCTTGGGGCTGTGCTGTGATTTTTACTCTATCTCCACCAATATCTGGTTTTTTAAACAGATAAGATGAATTCTCAGATATAGAACCACAATTGAGAGGTATATTTTGAGCTTCTATCATTATGGTGTTCCATAGCTAGCTTGACAGTAATTTACTGCCGCTACCCATCTAATATTTTTAGTTGCTAATCCAGTAACTCTAATAGACAATCCTCCATTTGTAGCATCTGCTGCTACGCTGGCTAAAGCCGAAGTCATACCAGCATCTTTCCAGCTTGTTTCAGTGGGTGTTCCAATCAAAGCGGTAGTACTAGCACCAACCCCTCTTTTAATACCTCCAACAAAATTCCATACGGCTGAAGAAGTATCCGTGTCATTATAAGCACTAATTTGTATGTTAAAATTTACCGTAGTTTTATCTGGTAAAAATATAAAATTTCTTGAAATTGTGTTATTTGGCGATGTCACTAAAGATGCAGATCCATTTGCCGTTAAAATCACATTTGATGTATTACTTGATGTTTCAATTCTTAGCACTATAGTTGATAGCTGTGCATCTCCCGCAGAAGAGAAACTACCACCGGCTTGCGCCACTTCTCCAAACAAAGTAGTTTTTGCAGATCGACCACCTAAAATAGATGAATATACTCCGCTAGTAATATTGTTTTGACCGGCAATAATGCTAGAAGATTCAGCAATTGCTGTGTTTGTATATCCATTTCCAATAAAGGTGTAGTCTGAAATAGTAGAATTACCAAAACCATTTATAATAGCAGAATAATTTCCTCTATTATTATTAAAAAATCCATTACATATCAAACCAAAGTCAGCGGATGTTACAGTATTTCTTTGACCATTAATTATGGTAGCGCGATTAGAGCTTGATGTTCCAGCAGTATTTCTATCTCCATTAAGAATAGATGTATAAACACCGCTACCAACACAGCCATTACCAGATAAAATTGTTATATAATAACCACTTGCAGTACAAGTATTAGCGTGATAAATACCATTATAGTTAAAACTTGAACCAAGCAGTGATGAAATTATTGAGTTTCCTGATCCCAAGCATAGATTTCCGCTTCCTAATATATTGTTAAATTTTGTAGTATTATTACCAGAGATTTCAACTATTGGGGATGAGATTACTATTCCGCCAACTATAGATCCATCACCAACATATAGTTTTTTAGTATCGGTTGTCCATAACGGTTCTGCTACCGATGGAGTTACCAATAGTCTTTCTGAATCAAGACCCTGCTTTAATTGCAAAGTTGCAGCTTGATTTAGTACAGAACTTCTTAATGTGCTGGCAGAAACTTTTTTTGTTATTGCTTGATCATTTGGGCTATCCACCATAACAAAAAGATCATCATCTGTTACAGATGATACTGATGGTAACTGCGTTATTTTTACAACACCCATATTAAACTCCTAATAAGATAAAAAAGATGAAAGATCTATTGTAGTCAATTGATACCCACCGCCAAGCTGAGACATCATTTGATTTATTGCATCTTTTTCTAATGATGTAAAGCTTCCAGATCCACCTATCCCCCAAGTAGTAACAAATATGAGTACTAATTCATTATTTATCAAAAGAAATGCCGGACTACCAGAATCTCCAGTATATAGCTCTCTAAAAAATGGTCTACGTATAGAAGTTAGTTCTTGACCTATACATTTTGCTATAGAAGATAACTGATATAGGTTTGTGACGCTTACATATTCTGACTGATCCACTATTATAACCGGTATTTCTATTCCACGCTTAATATTTGGCAGATATTTTCCAAAGTCAATTGGAAGAATTTTTGTAAATAAAATTGTATTTGGAAGATCTGAATCCAATAAACCCACTTGTATATCATTGAACTTACTTGTAGAATTATAATTTGGATGAGTAATAATACCCGTGATAGTTCTAGTTATTGATACATTATTATTTGTTACAAATCTTATAGTTGATCCACTTGCAATAGGATAGTGGGCAGCAAACATTACATGCCTAGGGCTTATCAAAACGCCCGCCCTGTTTGCTATTCCGTAGGAATTCCATGGGCTGATGCATGTAAAATCAACATTTTTAAATACAAAAGAAGAATTTCTAGTGTAAATATTATTTGCGTGATTTTGAATAGAGTATACTTGCTGTGAAGAGGTTGGTGATATTCCAGATATTTTTAAATCTACTTGATCTGTTATATGACTTGATAAACTATTATTCACAAAAGACAAAAAGGTATCTTGATTTGATGTACTACCAATTGGAGAATATTGTATATTGATATTAACATATTGATTAGATCCATCATCAAAAGATAGTTCTAATATATCATTTCCTACTGATATTCCAGAACATTGCAGATTATTAACAAGAACATTATTTGAATAGTTTTTTATAGATATTATTTTTTTACTAGATGATTCAAAGATAAAATCTCTGATTCCAGATGAACTAGATACTCTATATATATTTGTATCTTTGTCAATTATGGAACCCGAAGATGATGGCGAAATGGGCCTAAAATAACTACTATATTCCAACCTTGAAGATAAATTGGGTTTACTAAATGTCCAAGATGGAGGATTATTAGTAGATCCACAGTTTATCGGAACGCCTTTTGCTTGTAAAATAGACATATTATGTAGTTGTTGTATCAACGATGTAGTTTTTGGCAGTTGCTATACTAGTATTATGTGTGCTAATACCCGGATTCCCATATACATAAATAGTTTTTGATGTTGCCGCCGTTGGTAAAAGATTGTAAATATTATTTAACTGTGCCGCTGAAAATTGACAATTTTTGAATGAAAAATTGCCATATGAATTGTTAAAATTTATTTGAGAAAGATTTGTACATCCATCTAAAACAAATGTACCGGGTGATATAATTGATGGAGAAAAAGTAATTGATTGTAGCGTTGTTGAATTTGTTAAGTTTAAATTATTGATTTTATTATTGCTAAAATTTAAAGATGTTATTTTTGCACCCTCAAATGCTAACCAACTTAAGTTAATGTTACTAGATAAATCTATAGATGACAGATTGGTATTACCAATAAATAAACTTGATAAATTAGTACAATTTTTAAGATTTAATTTTGATAATGATGCGTTGTAAGTAAGATATACTGTTGTAAGACCAGAGGCGTTAGAAAAGTCTACCCATTGTAAATTATCATTTCCATTCATGTTACAATATGTGACGGTTGGAATTTTTATCCACTCTAAATTTGATACCACATTTCCATTTATTTGTATTCCACTGACATTATTTTTTAGATGAATATATTTTACTGTATCATTACTATCAATTGATATACCTGTCAAAGATGTCATTTCTTCAAAGTTAATCTCAAAATTTTTAGAACTAGCACTACTGGAAAAGTTTATTATGTTACCAGATTGAGCAGCATTACCAGATGAGCAACTCCAATAGTATAATTCTTTTATTGAATTTTTAGCATATATTCCAGTATTTGAAGAATTAAGTGCAATTGAAGCTGTTATAGAACTGCTTGGATTTCCATTTCCAAAAACTCTAACATCACCACTTGGTGTTTGTACAGCTAAATACCCAGTTGATGTATTAAATGTTGCTGAGTGTGATGATGAACTACTATTGCTTTTTATTCTCATCATCCCACTAGGTATACATAATGGACTTGGATATATTGGGCCAGTGTATACTGGATATCCACCTTGAGTATATCCATCTCCTATATATAGATTAGATTTATTTGTAGAAAATACTGGTTCACCAAGAGAAGGAATAACTGATAATAATTCAGATTCAAGTCCCTGTCTAAGTTGTAATGCCGCTGGCTGGCTTAATAAAGAATTTCTTAGTAAACTTGCAGATATTCTTTTTGTTACAGCATTGCCGCTTGGATCATCTAATATCAGCAATAAATCATCATCAGTAACAGATGATCCAGATGGTAATTGATTGATTCTTATTATACCCATATTAAACTCCTAATATACCAGAAGCACCAGTTGTATAATAAGTAACATTATCAAATCTATTAGTTAATCTACTAGCATTAGCGGTATACGAATAAGACTTTTCATATTCAAAAGGGCTAATTAAAGCTTGATAGTTACCACTACCACTAATAGGTCTTCCAAACCAACAATATACAACGGCTGAACCATTTTGAATTGTTTCTCTACCAGAAACCACATTGGTAATTACATCGGTTGTTGAGATTGGCATTTTTTACCCCTTGTTGTTAAAATTGATCTTTTAATGTCCAAACTACTTTTCTTGGAGGAAAACCGTCTACATCACTAAATACCCAAGAGCCATTTTGTGCCAACATTTCTGCTGCATCTCGCTCTCTTATCCAGAAACTTCCATCTGGTTGATCTAAACGCTTCTCGCCATTATTCCAAACTCCCCAAGAGTTTTGGACTAAGAATAGTGTTTCATTATAAATTTCATGAGTATCATCCATCCCAATCCAAGCCATCGCGTGACCCCATGATCCAGATCGGGCGGCAATACCATTCTTATCTCTTCTAGAACTAAATCCAGAATTACTGCATACACTAATAGAATAACCATTGGCTATTGCATCTCTGGCTTGATCTATTGTGTTAATTAAGCTGATGGTCTTAACTTGATGTTTCTTCGCCGCCTTTACTAATTCTTCTGGAACACCAGTTCTGCCCCACTTACCACCAATAGCACTATATGTTGAAAGATCATAATCTCCGTACTTTTGACGAAGTAATATTCCTCCATTTTGGTGGACGAATTTAGCAGCACCACCACAAGTCATACCTTCACCGCCGTGTCCGCGTGAACCATAAATACCTTCAGTAGCACCACGGGCCACAAACTCTTCTCGTTGCCCATTTATAATTTCACAACTGCGTGTAATATCTACGCTATTTCGCGTTGCATGTGAAACACAATCTCCTTGGACTTGCCTTTCTGATGGACCAAAAGAGGGATCAAACTTCAAGAGAGACTTAAACGGTAGGGATAGTTTTCCTTTTCCAGTACCATATAAATCATGTGCTGCCACACCGAATAGTGGATGTGGCAGTTCTCCTAAGAGCTTGTCCAACTCTTTTGGGTCACAGTATGATCCTACAAAGCCATCTTTATAGGCTTTTAATAAATCTTTCGGTGTCTTGAACATCACTTTGAGTTATCCTTTGCCCACTTAACTATTGTGTTAATTAATACCACTGTAACAGGCACAATTAGTGCTGTCATGCTACCAAGATCAAGCTTAGTTAGATTTTCGCCAATATATGTTAATAGTGCGGCTAAACCAACTAATGCTGCGTTCTTACCAACTGAAATAAGATCAGTTGTATTTAATGAGAATGCTTTGGAACCTACTTTTAGATCTAACATCTTATATCTCCTTGAGTTGAGAAATGCTTATTAAAAATCCACCATGCTCCTTGTCATTTATCCTATATGGAAATCCCATCATTTTGACTATCTTATCATCTACTGTTTGTACTGTTTTGACTAATTTTCTATTCATTTTTAAGCAAGATTTCAATTCATCAAAAAGATCTTCTCTATCTTCTTCTTTTACATAATTGAGCCAATCATAACCCTCTACACTATTAACAACATCTTGTGTTAATTCATAAAAATTATTGTTGGTCCAAGTTAGTCTACCATGATCGTCTGTTTCAAATAATGCTGCATCATTATAATGAAGTGCAGCTTTTGTTCTTTGTTCTATAACTTTTTGTCTTTTTTCCATTCTATTAACGGTGGATCTTAAATCTACAATAGCATCTTTTAAACTATTTCCACCATTAGTTGTTAGTTCTTTTTTGATTGTTTCTAATGATCTGCCAACTTCTTCTTGACCTTTAACAAATTTAATTGCTGGTCTTATTACCTTAACCCACATTAAGCTAAAAAATGTGCCTAGACCACCTATAATACTAAATATAAAGGTGATATGTTCTGGACTTTTTATGTCTAGCATAATTGCCCCCATAGGAAAAAGGAGAATAAAGTGCCTTAAGATTTCTCAAAAGGCACTTATATCCTACTAATTATTAAAGATTAATGCCAGATTCTGCTGCATCCTTGGCCTTGTAGGCAACATTACGAGTTGGTAAAGCTGCTCCAAATCTGTATGTAAGTTCACCGGGAACTGCTCTATTAGTACTTGCAGCATCATCAATAGCTGGGAAGTTACCGCTGGTAGCTCTATAAGTTATAGCAGTGCCAGCACCAGTACCTCTAGTGAGGCCGGGGAAATTACCACTAGATGGAGTTGCAAGAACATTGAATGCTCTTGTAGCATATGAACCAAACTGAGTAGTCTTTAGATTCTTATTAATAACAGCTTCTGTAGCACCGCCGGGAACATTTAGAAGCGTAGTAGCAGAACCATTGATACTGGAAGCATTGTCTCCAGCACCAATCATTAGGAAATTAG